GCAACCACCCCAGTTCGGATTGCCGGTTTCCGAACACGTGGCCAGCCATGTCTCCAGACCGATCACGTTGGCAAGCTGGACGGGCACATCGAAGATCGCCGGCGTCAGGGCATCGCCGGGCGCGACATTGAAATTCTGAATTAGACCTTGGCCCGTGTCGATGTTGAACTGCGGAACCTGCCCAAGAGTACCAGGGTATTCTTCCGCCGTGCAACCAATCGAGCCGTCATCGTTCTCGACGAGGTCTAAAATCCGCACGCCCACATTGGTCAGACCGGGAAAGTTCGGATCGGTGGCCTCAACGAGGTCCATTGGATCGAGAATGCAGAACCGCTCATCAAGCTGGAAAGAGTACATATTCAAGATGCTTTGATCTTGAAGCTGCAAGTGGGCGGAAACGTTAGCTGCGTTTACATCACAGAAAAGGTGCAGGGACTGGGTCGATCCGCCGCGACGCCCGAACCGATCAATGAGTGCCGCGTCAGATACTTCCACAATCGCCGTCGCGTACTGATTGGCCCGATCGAGGCACTCAATCTTGATATTGTTGATCTGGTCGCTTTTGCGGATACGAGTAATACTGACCGGATCATCACTTGACCCACCACCACTTGCCGCGCCCGCCGCACTACTTGCCGAACTGCCCACGGAGGCCGCGCTGCCCGTGTTGGCCATAAAGTCGTCGTCGGTCAGGCTGAACAGCGGGGTCGTGTTTGGCGTGTAAGTATACCCATTGGCGTTGAGCGCCACCGTGCCGCGCGGGATCATTTGCAACACGCCCGATGACCAGATCACCTCCGAATAAGTGGCCTTAGCAATGTCGTCAATCAAAGAGGACATTTGCGTCTGGTTGACGTAGGCCGGGCTGATCCAAAGGCCGGAGGCCAAGCAGAAGCTTTGGTACGTGGCCATCGTGCTGAGCCACACGTACCGAATGTTCACCGTCTGCCCGTTCTGTGCACTATTGAAGTGGTACGTGCCAGTAGTGCTGTCGAACGAGAACTGCATCGACTGCGGACCACCGGGTACGCATTTCAGCGTCTGGCCACCAATGACGCAGTTGATATTGTACAAAAAGGACGGGCCATGATTGACTACGGCCGTGTTGCCACTAATAACATGCGCTTCGTCGGCGCTATTGACCTGACCAACCATGCTGGCGGGGAAGCCAATTCCGTACTGCGCATTGGACAGCATGTCAGGCAGGACTTGGCTGGGGTCCGCATCGCCGCCCGCAAGGCAGCCGTTACCCCCATAGGTGCCGGGGGCGGTGTTGTACAGAAGCGCCATCACCTCCCAGTTCATGTTGGGCAGGTTGGCGCTGGACCCCAAGCCAAGGTTCTCAGCCGCCGCTTGCGCCCACCCGCTATAGGTCAGGGCATGGGAAGGGTAGGCCGTTGACAGATAGGCCCAAGGGCTCTGCGCGATGGTTCCGTCGATGATGTCAAAGCCCGGCGTGCCGACGTTTTGGGTTTGGCTCGTCCATGACGAATTGACGCCGGCGATGGGGCCTTCACAAAGCGTACCAAGCACGCTGGCGGAATAGGTCACGGTGCTGCCACCGCCACCTTTGCCACCGCCGCCAACCACGCCACCCTTGCCGCCGCTTTTCTGCGGAGTCACGACTTTGTTGAAGTTCACGTAATCGGTGAGGTTCCAGCCGATGCGCGTCGCGCCGTACACAACCGCAACCGGGATACCATAAGCGCTCGACTGGAGCTGGATACCGGTGTAGTTCGGGGTCTGTGCATTTGTGGGTGCAGAGTGGTTTCCGAAAAGGAACGCCATTCTAAAGCTTCCAATCCTTGACAGTGAAAAAGCGACGCGGCCTGAGTTCCCCGCGCTTCGTCGTGACCTCGTAGATGCGCTTCAACGAAGACTTGCGCTCCGCATCGTCAGGCCCCACAGGACGCAAGGCCCATGCGTGAATGATGCGCGGCCAGTCTTCTACGATCGCTGCATGGGCAAAGCAATGCCCGAACTTGAACAGAACAATATCGGCAGGCTTGGGTGGTCCTTCAATCTCTGTACAGAAATGAAGGATGCCCGGAGTATCGTCCTTGCCATACAAATAGTACTCCGCATCCTGGTGCAGATGGAAGTCATGCCTGTAGAAAGGGATGGGCAGCCGGGGGATGATGCCCGCATATTCGTAGACACCGGCTACGAACGTCAGGCAATCGACACCACCTTGCAGCCCCTTCACGCGCGCATTGGAACGGTAAGGGGTGCCGATCCACTCGCGCGCTTCCTTGATGACGCTGGCGCGCGCTTCTTCTTCTGTGCGCATCTTAGACCGCCGTGCTCGGCTGCGGCACGAACGGCATGCCCCGGAAATGTACTTGGTTGCTGAACTTGGGGCAACCATTCCCATCCGTGTAACTCTTGTTGCATCCGTAGGTCAACGTGACACCGTCGCCGGGGCTGGGAAGGCCCGTCACATAGCCGATCAGATTGATGGCACCTGTAGGGCCTCCCATCAGTGTCGTGTCTTTAATACCGAACGACTGCCCGGCCAAGATGCCGGTAGTGAAGGTGATCTTGCCGAGATCAAAGACCCCATCGGGCAGGAAGCTTCCAATGCCGACCTGGATGGCGGATAAGGTACTACCCGGCTCCACAAGACCCGACACCTGATAACTGCTCAGGTTGACTTGGCAAACGGAATCACCCAACTGATTGACGCAGGTGGTCTGAGCAACGTTGCGCGGGAATTGCAGATTCAGCAATTCGGTAAAGGCGTTCACCGTCATGGTGATCAACGAACGGCCAGCCACCACTTCCGCGACGCGACCCACGAAGAACCGGATCACGCCGTACGAAGTGTCGCCGTAGGTTGGCATGAAGGCGCGTTCAAGGAGCACGGTCGCGCCATCGAAGAGGCCCTCACGCATCGCTTGCAGGAAGGGCGTACCACTGATCGTGGCGGAGCCGGGAATGATCTCCACCGTCAAATTGTCGACGCTAGTACCCACACCCCAATGACACTTGGCCTTGCTGCCAGTGCGGTCGAAGTAGGGGCCTGTCTGCCCGCCAGCGGAATAGACATTGCCGTTGGCGGAAATGTCCTGATCACCTGAGGTGTAGCACAGGACCAGCCCGCTCACAAGCTGAATGGTCCACAGATCGGCCGCGTAGAACTGACGGCTTGCAAGCAAGGTCAGCATCTCGGGAGACACGGGCTTCATTGGGGTGCCTCCTGATACTTGCCATCCAGGTCCGTGAATCCGATGATGGCGGGTTTGGGTACATCAATTTTGCCGAACCCTTGCAGGATTGTGCCGGGCTCCGGGTGCTTGAAAGGGGTGGGGTCAAGATAACGGTGAAGCTTTTCGCCTAGCAGCGAACAGGCACTCTGCCTCGTCGGCGCTGCTACGCGGATGCTCAAGCATTCTCGATCTTCTTGCGTAAAGGTAAAGAGCCAGATTTTCATCTGCCCAATCTGTACTTCCATTACGGAACCCCTTCCGTTACTTGATGCTGGTGAATGTGAGCGACTTACACTCGTACACATAAGACAGGAACTTGTCAAACGAAATGCTGTCGTCATCGAACCGGCACGGGAAATAGTACGAGAAGTCGGCGGAAATGTTGACGCCGGCACCGGGCGGGCTACTGAAGGTAACCACACCGGGATTGGTCTGCCCCCAATGCGTCACGACATAACTACTTGTGGGGGAACCATTCAGATAGACGTTGAAGGTCTGCGACAGATTCGGTGCAAGAATAGGGCAAGAGCCGCCACCGAAGGACCGCTTCAGCTGGAAGCTAATCGTGCTGCCATCGCCTTGCGCAAAAATCTGGCTGGTGACTTTGTTGTCATCCACATCCTGGTACTGAAAGCTATCCCAGCCGCCGAGCATGCTCTCGAAGAAGCCTTCGAGTTGCGAGTACTCAGTAAAGGTGATGCCGTTGAACGGACCCGCACCTTGACGCAAAAAAGCGAAAGGCAGCTTCCACTGATACCGCGGTGAGGACCAATCCGCGATGCGCACTTCCTTGCCCGATATGTTCGTCTGCGTCCGGGTCTTGTAGATCGGGGAGCGAGTAACCGGCCAACCAATGCCGGACAAGGTGGGGAATACCGAAGTGCTCATCCTGACTTACCTGCTCCCATGAGGGCCGGGTGCATGTTGCGCCGCGCCTTGGCGAAGGCGCTGACCAGCGCTCCCTCATTGTTGCTGAGGACGCGCGCCACCGATTGGCCATCCATTGCGTGGATGTGGACATTGTAGGTGTCGCCACCTCCGCCGCCTCCTCCTCCACCATTGTTCGCGATGATGTTCTGCACGCCGCTGGAAAGGTGCGCGGGGAGGATCATTTCGTCTTCATGGACCATGGCCAACGTATCGTGGGGCACCACCATACCGCCCGCTGCGGAAAGCAGCGAGGTCATCGCAGAAACCGTGCCGTAGGCGGACGCCGCAGCGGCGGGCGCAAGCTCCGGCCCGACAATTGGAATGGCGGCCGTTGATGCGAAGGCATTTGCCGCCGCAATTGCCGCCGCGGTCATGATCTGCGTGACCCCAGCCGCGGTTTCAGAGGTCTTGGTGACGATCAGCTTGGCAATCTGCTGTTTGATCCAATCGTCAACGATCTCCACGCCCATGTTGATGAAGGCATCGGTGATACTGGAAATCACGTTGATCATGGCTTGACGCCACGTCATGGTACCATTCAACATTCCACTCAAGGCGTTACCAAAGCTGCGGGAGATCGCAGTGCCCAACTGCTGCCAGCGGTGAACCTCAAACTCAACCAACTGATCGTTTAGTTTGTCGATCCGCGCATTGGACTGCTGGGTGACCTGCTCCTTCTGTTGCTCCAGCTTTTTGTACTGCTCGCTTTCCTTATCCAGCCCAGCTTGGGCTGCGGTCAAGCGGTCAATGATCTGTTTACGAATAAAATTCGTAAACGCGGTCTCAAGCTGGGTCTTCTGCTCGATCGTGATCAGGTGCATCTGATAGTCACGATCGTAGGCGCGCAAACCTTCCTGGAGCTCGCGTTCTAGGTTGGTAACTTCGCGCTGGGTGTCACGCTCCGCATCCGCTTGGCGCTTCTGGTAATACTTATCCCACAGCGCCTGCTTCTGCGTCATGTATTCCGCATCTAAGGAGCGGAGCTGTCCGGTGTACTCAGCCTGCTTATCCTTATCGCCGGCGTAAAGGGCTTGCAGCTTGACAAGAGCGGAGCGCTTGGCTTCGTACGCCTCTTGCGCGGTATCCAGCTCCTTCTGCAGGTGCGCGTTCAGACTTTCCGCGCCCATTGCGTAGGCGGTATTGTCGACCTCCTGCTCCAGCTTGATGCGGGCTTGCGCGACTTTCTCTTCCGCCTTGATCGCCTCTTCAGCCGCCTTCTGGCCTTCGTTCAGCGGATGAACGCCGGGCGCGTTCTGAAGCTTGAAATCCGGCAACGCGGCCGAGGGACTTTTGGGAGTAATGAAGCCGGGCAGATCTTCAGGGGTCTTGCCGAGATGGGCAAGTTCGCGCTGGGTGTCCAACCAGATGTTCTTGATATTGGTGGCATGATCGCGCGCCGCTTGCTCCCAGCGCTCCATCATAGTTTCCCAGTCTTTGGTCGCCTGACCAAAGTGGCCGGTGGCTACATCGCCTAGGATATCCGCAACGCCAAGGAACGCGCCGCCCGCTTCCTTACCAAAGGTGATGGCCCACTCAAGAATGGTACGCAGGTCACCGATCAGCGAGATAATGATCGCGTCGGTGTAGTATAGAATGAACTGAAGTTCTTTCCACGTCTCTTTTACGGATGGGAGCTTTGCATCTTGAACGCCCAGCTCATCTCCAAGCTTCTTGAAGTCACCCAGCAAACGTTCGACAGCGTCAGAGGTCTGGTCGAACTCGGTCTGGATATCAAGCCACAGATCGTGAAGACCAAAGCCCTGTTCGTAAACTTTCTTGGACCATTCGTACAGGTCCTGAAATTTGTCGACGACGCCGAGGATGACAGGTGCCAGATCAAGGAACGCCTGAATAGTGACGCCGTGAATTTCCTGCCCGAGCTTGTACAAAGCTTCGTGGATAGAAGCCAAGGCCGTCGTGGCCTGATCGTCAAGGGCAACGCCGGCACTATCCGCCGCGTCGCTCAACTCTTTCAGACCCGCCGCACCCTTATCCAGGATCGGGATCATCTGCGCGCCAGCGCGGCCAAACATATCCATAGCCAATGCGGTCTTGTTAGGACCATCGGCCATCATTTGGAATTTGTTGGCGATCTGCGGCAACAATTCGTTCAGGGGTAGGATCGCGCCCGTGATCGCATCTTTGTACGTAATATGCAGAGCAGCCATCGCCTGCTGAGCAGGAGAACCGGCTTTGCTCGTCTCCGAAAGGCTGCGACTCAAACGCTCCAACGCCAGCGCTGCGCTCTCGCCCGAAATGCCAACACTACCAGCAATGTACTGGAACTCGCCCACCTCCTTGGTGGTCATGCCCAGTATGGCGGCCATCTTCTCGGTCTCTAGACCGAGTTCGGCCATCTTCTCAGTGAACTCGACAATCTGTTCGACGGCGAACGCAGCGACGAAAGCTTCACCGACTTCCCCTAGCGTGCTTCTGACGGCACGCAGGGGGTCGGTCAAACCTTCAATGGCGAACCGGACTTGGTTAAGGGCCGAGATCGCCTCTTCGTTCGCAACGCCAAATTGGACCTTGACGTCGTCACTCATCTCAGTTCATTCTGCTGTTAGCGGTGATAACCCCGCCATTGAATAGGCTGGCAAGGCTTCGGAGTTCTTCCGCCCGCGCTGCGCTGGTCGAAACGTTCGTCGCGCCCGGCTTGGCAAAAGGCTTGGTAGGCAGCTTCTTTGGACGAGGCTTGAACTTCATTCCGTGGGCTGCCGCGACGAAGGCCGATGTGACCATCGCAGGCGGCACATGCTCCCACTTTTCCATGAAGGCCATGAGCATCGGCATGGTCAGGGTTTCTTCCAACACATGCGGGGGCACACCAGTGTAGCTACAGACTGAGGCGATGATTACGTCCCAGTCTGGCGGTTCGCTTCCCCCTCGGTGCCACTATTGGCTTCCTCCCCCGGCTTGGTCGGACCGCGGCTGGCCAAAGCCACCACCGGGATCATCTTCATCATCTCCATCATCGGGAGATCGACATCATCGAAATCATCCCGCGTCAGGGTAGGATGCGCACGCTTCAAGCCCCAGTAGACAATATCGTACAGATCATCCATCTGCGCCTCAGTAACGTCAAGGCTTCCGCTCTTGAGTTTCTCAGGCGACATGCCCGCAACCACTTTCATGGAACGCATAAGTGCGGGGATGACATGACGATTTTGCTTCGGTGCGAGCAAGGGGATGGGCCACTTCTTGCCCGCCCACTCGATCGTTGGCGTCTTCCCGTCAAGGAAGTCCGCATTGGGTTCTGGAATTGCCATAGTTCACCTCTTGGTTGAAAGAAAAACCCCTTCACACGACTACGTACTATTCGGTCGTGGAAATAACGCCAATGTTGCCGTTCTGGTCCGCGAACGCTTGGAAGTCGAATTCCTGGATCGTGTAATCCGTGTTCTTGAACGGGAACGTCAGCTTGGAAGAACGACAGGCATTCAGCTGGAGATTGAAAGTATTCAGCTGGCCTGCATTGTTGGTGTAGCTCTCCGCGATGAAGAGCTGGAACGCCGGGCCCGTGCCCATCGCGCTGTTCGACACCGTCGACTGCACGAGGTTGGTCACGGTGTAGGCATAGTACAGCGACATGGCGACGTTGTTGTCGCTGGCATTGAACGTATAGACGCCCGTGGCCTCATTCACCGAATACTGGCCAACCGACGGGGCGCTGGCCACGCGGGTAAGCTGGGAGCCACCAATGGCGTAGAACACGCCATAGTCTGCGACGAACGCCGCCGCATGCGACACGGTGATCGTGTTGCCGACGCCGGGCGTGCCTTGCTCACCCGTGACGAACTGGGTGCCGGCGTTGCGGGTAAGGGTGGCCGCAGCACCGAACAGCAGGTCACGCATGGTGCTGCCTTCGATACGCGCGAACTTCGCCTTGCCCGTAATCTTCAGGTTCGCGGGCGCGACGTCGAACGCAATCTTGTTCTGACCGATCAGCTCCTTCAGGGTCTGATCGAAGTCAATTTCCACATCCTGCAACACGCCGAGGAAGCTCGGGGTGGGGTTGCTGATGTCCGTGCGGCGACCGACAACGGTGCCGGAACCAAAATTTACAGCCGTCATTTGGGTACATACTCCTTCTGGAACAGGGAAAAGGTTGGGACAGTTACTGAGATCGGGATCATGGCGAGACCATCGCCGTCAAGGTCGCCCGGGTCCTTGATGATCGTGCCAGTGATCCACGCATGTTGGCACATGCCGCCAAGGTTTTGCATGCCTGTGATGGGATTGGGGGAAAGCGTGGCTGTGACGATGTCGCACAGCTTATTGAGAAGGGATGCGGGAACGTCGGCGCTCTCCGCGTTGGTGTAGATCAGCAACCGCGGCTTCAGCGTTGTCAAGGACGGGCTGCCTCCGCTACCGCCGACGACATCCTCATCGGTCTCCTGTTGGAAGATGGCCGGGCGCTCGCTTTTGGGCACATCACCCCACAGCTTCAGCTTGCGGTCCTTCGTTTTCCACACGGGGCTGGAACTGACCCAATCGAAGAGGGCTTGGTACACGGCATCGCGCCCGGTCAGAAGGCCGGACAGCGGGTCGCCGGACGACAACCCCGTGATAGGATTCTCAGGCATTTTTGATCCCTTCGACGCCAGCCTCTTTGATGCCTTCTACGATCTCATCCTTCATTTCCTCCAGCGAGGAACGAATGTACGATCGTTCGGGAATTTTGGAACCGGGATGATGTACAATTTTGGCGAAGCGCTGCTTTCCACCAGCGACGAAGGCCAGCACCTCTGCCTTGACGGGCTCGATAATATGCGGGCGGGTGGTGCCACCGAACTCATGGATCGCGGCATAGGGTACGCTTTTCAGCGAGCCCACAGCGATGATCAGGTTATTCTTGCTCTCCGAAATCCATTTGTGGTCGATGCTGGAGGCCAGTGCACCTGTACGCTTATGCAGCACCTGCCCGGAAAGCTTCTCGGTGACGATCTTCCGTTGCAGCTTCAACGCCAGCGCAAGGAGCTTGGCCTTCATGGCGCGGTACAGGCTATCCGGCATCCGGCCGATCTTGGCGATCAGCGCCTGATCACCTTGGAGGCTGATGGAGAGCATTAGACCGGCAGTACATTCTTGAAGGGCTGCAAGGTGCTCGTGAACCACTTGGGCAAATCGTTCACGTCGTACGACATGACCTCCTGACCGCCCAATGACTTGGAGCGACTACCAATGCGGTCGCGGTACTTGAAGCGTTCGCCCACCAGCTCGCAAACCGCGTTCTCAATTGTGTACGGAATGAAGCCGCCCGTGATGACAACGTTCGCCCCAGCTTGGGCTGCGTTGAATACGTACTTAGATTGCTTGGGCTTGCCGGTCGAGTCGTCGGGGAACAGCGGGGCAGCCGGGGTATACTGCATAGCGCTGGGGTCGCCCGTGACAGGGGTCAGGGCCGTGCCATCGAGGGTTACGCCGGCGTCCACGGCAAACATGCCAGCCGGGAAATCCGGGCAAAGCTCATAGGGCGCAGACGTGGGCACCTGCATCGTCACGGAGGCTTGGTAGCCCGCGGTATAGGTAAGGCCGATATTGGCCATCCCACGTGGCAAGCCATAGCCGCTGACGAAGAGTTGCTGAGCCTTGGCGGGGCAATAGCCATCCCAAGGCTCAAGCGTCCAGCCCGTTCCCATGCCCGGAGGCTGGGTGTTGGCCGGAATGGACACGCCACTAGCCGTGAAGGACGTGATCTTGGTGACCGGGCGCTGTTTGAGCAGGATGCGGCAAGAGCCGGTCCCACTTAGAATATCATTGTAGATCGCAGGCAGGATGGAGGAATACCCTAGCCAACTTAGGGTCACAGCCGACAAGCGGGTGATCTCCTGTTGCAGGATGGGGTTTGCCGCGTCTTTATTGTCCTCGATGGCAAGCCATGTGCGGACACGCGACAGGGTCGTCAGGTCTTGCAGGGGCAAGGTGGTCTCCGGGCGGAAAAGGGCATGGGGTGACGGAGAGGTGAATAACCGCCACCCCACTCGCCCTCACGCGATGCGAAGGGGTTCTCACCGCGTGACTATGATCCCTCTCTTACGAGAAGGAAACGGTGAACGCATAATCGACCAGACCGTTGGCAGCCGGGGCCGTGGTCGGGTTAACGGTGCGCGCCACAGTGTCGACGGTGGCGGTGGAGGCCACATCATCGGCGGACACGTTGCTGGTGCCGAGGACCTTGGTGGTCTTGGTCACCTTGAGCAACGCGAAGTCCACCACACCCTGCCGGGTCGGGATGCCGAAGTCATTCGACACGCCAATACCGAGGGTGGACGAACCACCGCCCGCAAGGCCAGCCACGGTGCCCGACGTCAGCGACGCAAAGGCATTTGCCGTAGTGACCGTACGGTCGGCCGTGCCGATGAGGCTAATGACCTCGGTGATGGCATTGCCATCCTGGTCAAAGCCAACCAGCGTCAGCGTACCCGCGGTAATGTGCGTGCCGCCGTCGACCACACGCACCTGCAACTTGCGCGCGTGCACAGGCTGAGCGGCAATGGTGATCGTACCATTCGCCGGCGTCGCCGCCGCCTTGATCGACACCAGGTCAGCGGGGAGCGGCGAACAGACGAACACCTGCCGCACGCTGGTACCGAAGAAGGTGAAGCCGATGTTCATCAGACCATCGACGTCACCGCTGGCGACGTTGGACACCGAACCGTCGGAGGCGACCTGATAAACGGTACCCGACTTTCCGGTGATCAACGTGACTTGATTGCCCGCAGGGGCAAGCATTTTGTAACCCATGTTCTTTACTTTCTCCTAAAAAGCCGGAACCGTTCCGGGGTTGGTTGAACCAGACCTTACGAGGCGGTTTCCGCCGCCTTGATAATGTCCAGCGTGGATGTGGAATGCGCGAGCACGATCTCCCGGAGTTTGGCGTCGGGCAGACGACCTTCCGGAAGCTGAATCTTGTTGTCCTCGCAGTAGCCCATCAGCTGACCGCGGCCCATCTTGGCGATATTGTCGGCGGCCAATTTGTCAGCGGTCTTGCGGACGTCCTGCAACATGCCAGCCAAGGCTTCAGTTGAGGCTGCCTTGTCGCCATAGCCAAAACTTTCGGCCAAGGGTGCAAGGTGATCGGGGACGACCAAATGACCATCCTCGACTTTGTATTCAACATTTTCGTGATAGAAAGCGGTGCAGCCTTTCGGTGCACGGAGCTTCTTGGCCATTGTTTTTCCCTTCAGTGTTTGGAGCGGTGGATGGAAATACAAAGGGGCTGAGAATTACCCCAGCCCCTTTGGTCTCTAATAGGCTATGTCGATTACGCCGGCGTCAATTAAGACGAGGGCGCAATGTTACTGATGACGCCGAAGGCCGGGGGGAAATAATTCTGCAACAGGCCATCGGCCCACACAGAATACTCATACGCCGGACGGGTCTGCGGCCACTCGATCTGGAAGTAGTCGCGACGCATCTTCATCTGCATCAGGTTGCGGACGTTGCTCATCGGGTAGGGCAGATCGTTCGACCAGAAGATGATCATGCCGGGCGGCACGTTGGGGTGCAGCAGCACCTGGACAAGCTGGCCACCGGACATGGTGTACTTGTTCAGGTAATTGCCGACCACGGTGCCAGCGGTGAGGCTGATGCCAGCCGCGCTGTCCTTGCCCTGCATGTCACCATAGAAGCGGAACAACGGCGCACCGCCGCCCGCAATGCTGATCTTGGTGATCGTGCGCAGCTCCTGGGAGTTGACCAGCATGACCTGGGGGCCAAGACGGTAATTATCCCAAAACTGCTTGAGCGCGGCGTCAATCTCCACAATGCCGCCCGCACCATCGGTCGTGAGGGTCGTACCGGTGCCGGGGGTGCCGGTCGCCAGCGCATTGTAGTAGCTGTTGCTGCCGCTGGTGCAAATCTGCGTGATCACACCATCGAACTGCAACTGGTTGCGGCTGTTGTCCGCAGCCGGAAGCGACGCGGCCGTCTGCGTGCCGGTGGCATTGGCGGTAATGTTGACGCTGTTGATCGAAGTGATCGCACCCAGCGTCTCGGCACCTGCCAAGCCCCAAAACCACGCATAACCCGAGGCGCCCTTGACTGCCGTGGTCGACGCCTGACACGAGCCATTCGGGCCGGTGATCGAAGCGGTGGCCGCAGCGGACTTCTGACCGGAGCCGCCGCCATACTGAGCGACGGAACCATCGGTGTTCGTGCGGGTCACCAGACCGCGGATGATATTCGCAGCGGTCGGAGCCGGCGTCACGCCGCCAGCGTAATTGAAGCCGTCGAAGGACAGCGCAACCACGATGACAGAAAGCGTGATGGAACCCAGCGTGCCACCGGAGCTCGACGCATTGAGGGTCGGGGTCGCGGCCGTGCCCAGCGCAAGGCTGGAGTTGGAGCCGACGATCATCTTCTCCTCGCCGATCATCGTCGCCTTCAGCAGGTTGTCCACCGCAAGCGCCTTGGCATCGTCAAGGTTCTTGGCAGCGAGGTCAGCCTGGAAGGTGACGCTGTCATCCAGACCGAACGACGCATAGGTCGCGACGTTGTTCTGGACCTGCGTCGTCACCGTGCCGCCGCGCTGACCCTCACCGAGGCCCAGGTCGACGTTGGTGATGTTGACGCCGGTGATCGAAATCCAATGCGTGGCCGTGCCACCATCGGCAGGCACGCGCGGGATGCGATTGCGGAGCGGCGTCAGAACCGGGAACAGGAGCTTCGCATAGGGCTCCAGGTCATACCACACAAGGCCGGTGGCCTGCGTGATCGCCTTCTGGAGCTCCGGGGGAAGCCCGTTGCCGGGGGACTTACGGACCTGTTCCCAAATTTGGGCAAAGGTCTCTTTGGTGGGATTCATGGCTATTCATTCCTCATGAGTTGTGGCCGACGCGTCGGCCGTTCTTGTTGAACACAGGTTGGAGGTTGATGGAAATTCCGCGACGCCCGCCGCGGAGGTTAGAGGTTGAAATTATTCTCCCGGATGCGCCGCGTTGAAGTAGGTCGGACGAGACCGGACCATCTTCAGCACGTCAGCGGGATTCTTGGGATCGAGAGCAGGCTGATCGTTGCCCTCGACATTATCGAGGCCGGTGCCTTTGGCAACGACCTTACCGCCGCCCGGAGGGGCCGGGTTGCGACGGGACTTGGACAGATCGTCCACCGTCGCGACGACGGTCTCGACCTTTTCGCTGATGGGCTTGAGCAAGCCCTTCAGAACCGTTTCGATGTCAGCGACACTGACACCCTTGGTCACGACGTCAACCGTACCAGCGGCGGGCGCAGCATCCGCGGCAGGAGCAGCCGCAGCGGCAGCGGCAGCCGGGGCGGCGTCAGCGGGCGCAGCACCAGCAACCTTGTTGACGTCACCGGCAGGAGCCGCATCTTCCTTGGGGTCGGGCTTCGGCGGATCCTTCTTGTCGCCCGGCTTGTCGGCCTCACCATCCTTCTTGGCCTTGTTGGTATCACCAGCCGCCGCAGCGGTGTGATCACACTTCGCGCCCAACTGGATGGACAGATCGTGCATCGACTGCGCCTTGGCGATGACATTGCCATTCCAGTCGTCATTGGCACCCGACGTGTCGGGCAAGCCACCCGGCCATTCTTGGGTCTGCGGCGTGCTGGTCTTCTCGATCTGCTCCGCCAACGCCATCAAGGAGCCGTAGCCCTTGTCGCCGGTGCGGTCGCCGATGGCCTTGGTCAGGATATCGCCGGCACCCTTGGTGAAGCCAATGCGCTTGATGATATCGCCCGTGCGCTGCGCATAGGCAATGAAGTCGACATCTTCATTGTTGAGCATTTCGTCGACTTCTTCCGCCAGCAAATCCTTGACGGCGCTGGACATCTGAACCAGCAAAGCCTCGAAGCGACCCGGCATCGAAGAGCCATCGCCCTCCACAGCCGCTTCCGCTTCCAGCGAAGAGTGCAGGTAATCGAGGTTGCACAGAAGATTGATGGCGCTGCACGCAGCCATCAGGCCCTTGCGAAGATTGTCCTTCGCATCGGGCCCCATTTCAGCAATCGTTTTCGTCACGGGAACTTCCTTTTCCGTTGGAGTGTCTTTTTCGATCTCCACCGCCCACGCCTTATTGATCGCATCAAGGACCTTGGCAGCATCAGCAGGGGAGTACAGATTTGCATTCTTGATGAGGTACCCTTTCGCGGCGCGAATGCGAGCCGCACAGTACTTGCCATCCTCCATCAAGGGGAGGCGAGGCTTGGCATCTTTCTGGAGGCCGGGGTCAGCGTACCCAGCTTGCTCCTGCGTACCATAGTCGCCTTTCGGCGCATTGGCCGGAGCAGCTTTGGTAACCACCCCCGTCGCATCGGCCGCAGCCGGGTCGACGATCGTAGCCGCAGTCTTGGCCATCGCCGCGCCAGCCTGACCGGGGTCGGGCTTGGCCAGCACCTCGGCAATAGTACTGGCGCGCGTGAAGGTCTTCTCCAGAAGCGGGGTGACCTTTTCCAGAAACTGGGGGTTGTTAGCGAAGTACCGATTGAGGGCATTCTTGCCCATCTTGGTCAGGCCCTCGACCTGCGCGTCGGTCATTTCCAGCGCCGCGCCCACGGCCTTGCCAAAGCCAACCTTGTCATCCGCCAAGAGGAGGCGCTCCGCCACCTTCTCGCTATCGGGCTGCGGCGGCACGGCAGGGGCAGCCGGTGCCGGCGTGGGCTCCGCAGCCTTGGCCACCGGCTCCGGGGCTGGCGTGGGCGGATTTTGGCTGTCAGGAGGGGTTTCGACCTGGAGGTCGGCGGCCACGAAGGCTTTGCGCACCTCATCCTCCGGGAGGGCCTCAACCGTCTTGGCCAGCGCCGCGCGCATCTGCTCCACCGTGGGCTCCGGCGCGGGGGTGGAGGCAGGCTCATCCTCCACCGGCTTGACCGCCTTGAAGAAGTCGAAGTCGCACTCGGGGTTGGCCGGGCGGTCGACCAAGCTGATCTCCACCAGCTCCAACTCCGTGATGACATGGCGGTCGCGCGGGTCCCGGCTCTTGGCGTTACCGCCAATGCTGAACCCCTTGTACACTTCCTCGACCACCTTCTTCCACGCATCGTCATCGACGACCTTGGCGCAAAGGTACAAGCCCTTTTCATCCACGTCGGCCGACTTGGCAACGCCCACCGCGGACGTGGTGTGCATCTCGCGGATGTTGCCATATTTCATGTACCCGGGCACCGCTCCCTTGATGGCATCCAAGGTAATGGTGTCCCCGTCATAATCCTTGGCCGGGGTACTGGCATAGCCGTAGACCAGCCGCTTTTCCTTATCGACCTTGGTGATGGGCATGAAGGCCCGGCCACCGGGCATGGCCAGCATTTGAAGGGACATTGGGTACCTCTGTTCGGGGTTGATGGGGGATTAGGGTACAAACCCTAGGTTTTTACCAAGTACTGAAAATAGCAATAAAATTGCTCAATTTTAGTACTTCTTTTTCTTGCATTGTGTACTTAATGGCCTTTTAATGGCGGTGTTGAAAAAAGCTGCCTCAGGAGGGCACAATGCGCAAAGTGGTTCATATTTTCACAGCAGCATTTGTCAAGCTTTTCACCGAAGTCCATAACGTGCTCTTGGGAACGGCCCCCTTCGTGGTCGATCATCATTATGTCTTTGCCGGGGTCGCCGTCGTTCTGGTGATCCTGATCTTCATTGCACAAATTAGTGTCAGAAAGGGGGCCGTCGATGAGACGGCCTTCACCCCTACCCCTCGCCGCCTGCGCAGGAGGGCCTAACGATGCGCACAGAAATTTTCCGCGTTGAAGATGCCGATCACGTAGGCCCCTATCAGCCCCTTCACAATGATGGGGACGATTATTACAGCAAGAAGTTCTACTGGAACAATTTCAACGACAACGACATGCGGCATCCGGCCCCGGCGATGGACCTGCCCATCAAGGAAGGCACGAAGCATCGGCCGCTGGAATACAAGTACGGCTTTTCCAGCATGGCGCAGCTCAAGGCTTGGTTCAACAAGCCGCGCCGCGCATGGCTGCGCAAGCATGGCTACAAAATCGTCCGCTATTGCGCCGACGCCGCCGACCTGCTCATTGGCAAGAAGCAGACGGCCTTTTATTCCGAGACGGCCAAGCGGCTTCCGGGCGAACAGGAGCTGCCCGCTTAAAATTAAGTACGCAGGGGGCTTGCGCTTTGCAGGCCCCTTGCCATATTAAGCAAGTACGAAGCAACAGCCTCAGGAGGGCTTATGACTACCAAACGACAAGCAATACTCGTGGACCGCTTTGGGGCTTTAAAAGCCCGCGCGGACATAGCATACGAGAAGGCGGAAAAGGTCCGCAAGCGCATCGCCCACTGGGGCGACGGCGCGTATGATGGCAGCCGCTATCGTTCCACCGTTTCCACCTTTGACGTCGACCGGGTCAACAGCGACCTGCTCGCCGCTCGGCTGCGCAAGCTGCTTTCCCATCGCGCCTACACCAAGCTGATGAAGGCCGCGACCAAGACGACTCCCTGCACCAAGGTGCTGTGCACCTCGCGGCGCAAACCGAAACGGGGGCGCGCATGAGCTATACCCCAAATCGAACACCGCTTCAGTGTGCCCACCCCGGCTGTAAGGAGCTCGGCACCATTGCGGTCGGAGGCCTTCGGTTCTGCGACGAGCACGCCGAAGAGCGGCAGGAAGAACTCGCCGCGGAGGAACCCGACTTTGACGAATAAGCGGCCCACCGACGAGGAGATCAGAACGGCCCTCACCCTTGGGCTGAAGTGCATCAACGATATGATGCCCGGCGTGCGCCATATCGCATTACAGGATTACGCCATCATCAATGACGCACCACTTGCAATGACGAAAATTTTGAACGGCCTAGGAGGGCCAACAACATGTCCGCAAAACGCGACACCAAAATCGAACTGACACCTGAACAAAAAGAACTTCGTGATAAGGCCCTGTTGCGGCCTTGGGATTTGACCGACGATGACTTCGCCAAGCTGACGCCGGGGCAGATCACCCTCGCCATCGAAGCGCAGCTCCTGCGCATGTTCGGCGGGCTGCCCGACGTCCATAAGCACATTTGCTCCAACCGGCACTGTAATTACATTTGGGAGCATGATGGCTCGAAGATCGGCCCGAAGAACAACAGGGCTGCCCATACCTGCGCGCGTTGCGGCTGCGAAGCCTACGATCGTACGGGGCATGGCGAAGGCTGGAGTAAGTACGGCAGCGTCGAGGCCGCTTGCAAGGCCGTGGGTATAACAATAGAGCAGGCGGTTACCGCCTAACCAGGAAGGGAAACATGGGCCACCAACAGCAGAAAATCGAGCAGGAAATTGCCTCTGCCGGTTTCGTCAAAACCAAAGACCCAAATTATCAGTACGGCACCCGCACACTATACATCCTAAAGTGTTCGGTTGAGGGCTGCCAAGAAGAACAGCGAAGACATTGGGATGCCGGACGGCCGCCCGATCCTTTGATAAAGCAGGTCAAGAACAGCGGCTGGTTCTGTGACAAAGGCAAGAAGCCAAGATGCCCCACACATTATCGTCAGCGCACAGCCGAACTCTTAGCCAAGCACACGGGCCTCAGCCATGAAAGCATCGACGCCGGCGAGGCACAGCAGAAAAGCATTTTAATCGTACCGCCCGCAAAGCCCCGCACACGAATGGGCGAGCAGCTTGCGGCGCAACTCAAAGCCGGATCAGCAACCGATGCCGTCGCGGCTGGTGCATTGGATCAGGCCGCTACCAATTACGTCGAAACGGTATCGCATGACCTTAAAGTCATCGCGCATGCGCTCGTTACGGCTCCCATATCACCGCCAGCGCCTACCATTGCTTTAGTCGATCCCCCAATCTCAAAGGAAACCAATATGTCAAACAAAGAAGACGCACGCTTCCGCCAGTTCACAAAAGACATTCGCGACCTGCAGGAGCTCATCGAGCTCTTCGGCGGCAACCAGACCGAAGCGGCCAAGGCCATCGGGCTCTCGCCCACGGCCGTCAGCAACTATTTGCGGGAAAGGGAAATCCCAGTCACCAGCAACCTTGCGGTGAAGTGGGCACTATCCCAGCGCAAGAAGGCCAAGGCCGCCGAGGTCACTACTATTTTCCGCGTGCCTGACGAAATGCAGGCCGCGGTCAAAGGCATTGCCGAAGGCCACAAAGGCTGCGTTGTCAGTACTAATGGGCTGTACGTCTTTTGCCTCTTGCCGGGCGATAAAGTACAAAGCGTCTTGAACGTGGTCAAGATGCTGCCCAATTGCGAAATAGTGGGCACAGTACCTTGAAGCCCACGGAACAATTTCGAGCCGGCGTTCGTGGCTCGATAATGGGTCAGCTCCCGACGCACCCTTTGACAGGATGCGTCCGCAGTACCGCCCTCCTAGAGTATGCGAGGCGCATGCGTCGGGGGCTGAACCCAGCTTTGCCATTGGACAGGCAGCTGATGGGCGCGGCTGCCACATACGTCAGACTTGCCACAAAGCTGCGGGAGCAGGAACAGTTGGCCGCCAGAAAGGAACGCATCCGTGAGCACTATTGAGCATCGGCCCAAGAAGGCACCCAGCAAGGCCATCCTCGTGCTGGCCATCAGAGCCATCCGCAAAGATGTCAACGAAATCATCAACGACACCGTCAAGCAGGACGATGTCGGCCAAGGCTGGTTTGAAGATCACCAACGAATTGCGAGCAACGCCCTCGATCAGCTGTGCACGGCGTTATCAGAGATGCACGGCATCGAACCGGAAGTGAAGAAGAGAGTGAGGCTGGGTTGAAAATGGAAGTCATCGAAGGCGGTGGGCAGGAGCCTGAGGAGCTGCTCACGATAACAGAAGCCGCAGCACGAGCGGCTGAAGCACTTGGGATCTCACCTGAAGAAGCTCTCAAGATGATGATGGAAGATTTGGGCACTGAAAGGCTGCCCGCTTCCTATCACGACTACAAGACCGGTAAGATAAGCAACGACCCCGGACAAGAACCCCTTCCTTGGTCGAAGTGGCTGCCCGAGCGCTTCCGCTACTGGTTTTGCCTCAAGCTGCTCCGCTTCGCACTGGACTTCATGCCCGACGGCACCGCGCGCCTGATGCTCATTGATTACTACATGGAATGGTGGGACATGATGAATGAGGTTGCGGAAGGCGCTGGCAACAAGCTGGCCAAGGAAGCCAACCCCGACCTGCCACGTATTCCTGCCGAAAGAAAGTATGGCAACTACAACCTTGACCGCATCCCGGACATATTACGCCAGTAGGAGGAACGCATATGAAGATCAATACAATAGCCCTGAACAGGATACTAGCGAACGCGACCATCCTGAAAGAAAACGACCAGCTTCACGACGATGTTCAGCGAGCCATAATCTCGAACATCAGGCATGAAGCCGGAGCCCTCGTAAACGATGCGCGGGCAGCGGAGCCCGTTGTCTCGGTGACGCCGGCGTCAGAACTCAGGCGGCCCGCCAGCCAGAAGCGTGAAACGGTCCCGCTCAAGAAGTGGCCTTCCGTGAAGGGCGTGCTGCTTGTTGACCGCGCCCATATTGCGCTGGCAGCCCGCAACTTTATCGAGAAGATCACGAACAAGGACTGCAAGTTCATCCACATTGCGGAGCACATCGAAAAGCACTACCCGCATTTTTTCCAGAAGGGCGCTACCGCTCAGCAGATCCGCAAGGTGATCAACAATGGTGTCACCGCCAGCCGCATGCGCAAGCTTGCCCGGCTGAAGATTGACTGGCAGCACTTCTACAGTGTGACAGGCCCGCTCGGGGTAAAGGGCCTTGCCGCTGCGAAGACCTTCGTTCCGTACACGCCGACCAACATCCTGGACAGGCCCTTCGATGATCTTGGTCTTCCGACCCGCGCCTACAACGCAATCTTTCAGGAGCTCGGCAGGGAAGGCACCGTCCGCCAGCTCACGACACTGACCGAAGCACAGCTTCTGCGGCTCAACAACTTTGGGCGCAAGTCACTGACTGATGTGAAAATGATCCTGATGGAGCATGGCCTCCACCTTGGCATGGGGCGCGGGGAAGCCCGGCCCGTCGAGCGCTAACTCTTCGGCACGGCCCGCTGCGCAAAGAACGGGGTCACGTAGAAGTGGCCGGGCGCACCCATCTTGATCTTCTTGTTATTGTACAGATCGATGAAGCGCGTAATGTCCGCTTCACTGAAATGCTGGAAGTAGAACTTACTGTCCGTTGTCGCCGGAGCCGGGCCTACGGTGATACGATCGTAGCGCCCGTTGGCAATCTCCTGCTCCGACAAATCCGGTTTGCTGGGCTCCCCGTTCCGGCCAAAGGCCGGACCTGATTCCCCACCCTTGTACACCTCCTGCCCCGCGATGGGATTGGGTATACCGTAAACGTAAATCTTGTACGATTTATCAGTGGGTCCGATCTCGCAGCCCAACTCGATCAGCTCAAAAAGCTTTTCAGGGCTGAGGCTTCCGCAGTAGCTGCAAACCGGAAGCCCACTACGATCGTGGTAGAAGTCTTGGGGCTGCTCGGTGAGCTGCATCCCAAAATTGTCGTGCCGGCGTCCACAGGTGTGGCGGCCTTCAGGCCCCGGATGCGCTTCGTTCATGTGGCCGGTCAGCTTCCAGAACGCATTGCCGCCGCAAGCCTTGTTGCGACCGGCAGCGGCACCCAAGGGGCTGTCTTCATCGAAGCCCCACGAAAAGGTACGCGGGCAGAAGGGGCACTTCTCCGGAAGGTACCCATGATGCTCGATCGTCTTGTGGATTGTACGATCCCCCGCCGCCATGACTACTCGTCCTCGTTGTCCTCGCCGTCCTTGGCAGACATACTCGTGCCCTTGCACATGGCCCCGAGTTCGACGCTGAGCGCGTGCACCTTGGCGATGCGGCCAAGGTCCTTCTCGCTGTGCCGCTTGCCCGCCTTTTCGAGATCGGCCGCGCTGACGCCCTTCTCGGCCATCTCACAGCAATGCACGCAGTCGACGAGACCAGCGGCGGCGTCGTGGATGGTCTGGACCGCGGTCTGGTCCTTCTTGCCATGCCGCGCGCCCATCTTTTCCAGCTCGCCAACCAGCGAGCGGAAGGAATCCCCCTTCGGGACTGATTTGAAGACTGGGTCATCCTTGGGCTGGGCGAGGGCACCGCTGGAGACCATGGACTCAAGAGAGACAGGCATTCGGGGGATTCCTTTCGCTTTATGTACGCTAGGCTTACAGGATCACGCCAAGGATGCCCTTGGCGAGGCCATGCCCAATCCAGCCCGCGCCGAAGGCGACCAGGAGGGTGTAGGAATAGGGATGGGCAGCCAGGAAGGTGCGGACCACGCCCACCTCTTCCTTCAGCTTGGCCTTGAGTTCATCAGACAGACCTTTGAACATGCTTCGTACTCCTCTGGGGTTAAAATCCTAAAAGGGGGCGGGGCTTTTCCGGGGTGCGGAGCTTTTTTCCGCATGTTTTTTCGTGCTTTTTAGTACGTAAAAGGCTTGCATTTAAGTACTAAAAGGCGCAGCATCATGGGGTAATAAATGCGCCTCAGGAGGGCCATATGATCCGCTTTTCAGCTCCCGGCCAAAAGGACTGGTACCTAAAGCCGCTGGACGGCCGCGCCCGCAAGGGTGGCGAGTGGGGCCTAAACGCCAAGGACTACCGGGGCGGCGAGTTCCTGCCCAAGTACATTCCCCGCCCGATCATGCCCCAAATCGACGCCAAGGATTTGCATGCCCTGCTTCATTTCCTTCGGGCGCACAAGATTGGCGTTAAGTTCGCCAAGGTGCCCGCCAGCCGGTTCCACCATGAACAGCGCACGGACGCGCTGAAGGTGGCCGCCATTGCTGGCCAGCCGCAGCTTCTTAAGAAGCCCATTTTGGCGAGCCGGGACGGCGGGGTGCTGGATGGCAATCACCGCCTTGATGCCCATGTGGCCACCGGGACACCTGTGCCGGCGTTCATCATCGACCTGCCCTTCGAGCAGGCCATTGCCGCCTTGTTCGCCTTCCCCAAGACTTATGCCTTTGGGGACGGCGCAAAACACCCCATTGCAAATTAGTACGCAAAGCCTATATCTTAGCCAAGCCTCAGGAGGGCCAAAAGATGATTACACTGGACAAATTGCGCTTACCCAAAGCGGGCTACACGGCCCACATCGACGGCAATGGTGGCGAGGCCGAACTCGTGCTTTGCATGAGCCCCAGCCAAGCCTACCAGACCGCCTTGGTCGCCATATCGTGCGAGGTCGATGGAACAACGGACGTCATTGCCGACCACCGGCTCAGCGGGAAAGGAAAACACGCCAGCTTCCCGGATGCCGATATGTACAACTTCTTGGTCGGCCTCATCGCTTCATGGGCTGCCAAAGGCATCAAGCCCGATGCCGAACAGCGGGAGGAACTGCAGCGCAAAGCCGTCGAGTTCGCACAAAAGATTTGCAAGCACTTCTACTTCCCGATCCCAAAGGAGGCCAAGCGGAAGAAATGAAGCTGTCCAGCCTCCTTTACAAACTCGCCCGCGGTAGCCGCGACGTCAACGCCATCAAGCGTGGGCCGAAGGCCATCGTCAAACGGCAGGTGCGCAAGACACTCATGAAGGGCGCGGCTGCGCTCATCGGAAAGGTCGTGGGCAAATGAAGGAGCGTGAAGGCAAACGGTACTATGGTTGCTGGGCAGGCAACCCGGAAGGTCGCGCCGAAGACCCCAAGCTCTGCATTGAATCGGTCTGGTCGAAGGATCGGTTCAGCCAAGAGAGCCAGTGCTCTCGTAAGCGCGGCCACGGGCCGAATGGCTTGTACTGCAAAATCCACGATCCCGCCGCTGTCAAAGCGCGGGAGGAAAAGTCCAACGCCAAGTACGAGGAAGGCTTGGAAAAGCATCGCCTCGGCTGGGATGGCCCCACCATGCTGAAGGCTTTGATCGACATCGCCAACGGGCACAATGATGCTAGGAGTCTTGCCAGCGAAACCATTACCAAACTCGACCGCGATATCAAAACCGGAAAGAGGCTGAAGAATGATGACTAAGCACTGGCCACTCATCGCGCTGTGGGCTTGCGCCGCTGGCATCTTTATCCTGACCGCCTACCGCATGATCCACCCCTTGGGGGCTGAATGACGCGCGAACTAATCGAGAAGCGCATCGGCGCATGCGGCTGCCCGGAAGAAGTCTGGCGCATCGACGGCCTTGATGTTGAGATCCATTTTGAGAACGCGCCCGAGGGCCCGTTCGCCGATGTGTGGGTCGACGCTGGCGACTGGGATGTGCTGAACCGCTACTCCGGTGAGCCTGACGTGGCGCGCGAAGCAGCGCTGGCTGATATTGAAAGCTGGCCAGACGAACCCTTGCGTGACCCACAGCAGGAAAGGAAACACATGCTGAAGAAAATCGCCAAAGCTATCATCCTCCTTGCCGCGCTTGCTATCATTCTACCTTTGGAAGCAGCGCAGCTCGGGCTGTGGCCTTTCTAACCAGTTAAGGGAGGCTATGTACTAGGCGAGCGTGGGGCGTCATAGCGGTGACCCCGAAAAAAGATGCGATGAGTCAGATCAAGGTATTGCTCAACCAGCCTTGATCTGAGCAGCGGGCCTCCCACCCTTAACCCGGGTGACTCACTCCGCTAATTGCATCAACCCCCGCATTTATTCTCCTAAGACCACGGGAACGATCGTACACTCACAGCCGGGATGAGCCGTAGGCGCATCGTCCCCAGACGGGAATACATCATCAAGCTCGATGGGTCCAGCGTCTGCATTTTCAAGGCAGATCTCGCAAGCTTCCGCATCAGGCCACCATTCTTTTTGGACGTTGACGCCGGCGTCTTTCGCTTCTTTGAAGCCACCCAACACCCCCGCATTGTGCGCGTCAATCGTTTCGGTCCGCGCGATCATGCGCGCCCGATAATCCGAGAAGGCGAACATTTCGTCCGTGCTGTTCGGACCATCCTGAATGAAATCGGCCAGCTTATTGATTCCCCAACCTTCGTCGATGGCTTGGGTGATCGTGCGGTTCAGCATGTCGCGCGTGGTCTCGTCGATGTTCCACTGCGCATTGGGATTGTCGACCAGCTTCCCATCGACCCACTTCTTGCCGACCAGCTCCGCGCCACGTTCCTTTGCGTAGGCATTGGCCCGGCCGTTGACGAGGTTTACGATGTCGCTTGATGAAGGGCCACCAACAGCAGCGTAAGCATCGCGACCAGCAGTAGCGAAAGTTGCTGACAGCTGTGGCTCAATATCAGTTGCGAGCTGATCCAAGCCCGACAGGTCGACAATGAGATGACCATTCAGCTCATCCCCTTTTTTCTTGGCCTTCGTGACCAGCTTCTGCTTGCGGATTTGATCCGCGACATCCTTGGCCATTTTCTTGAATAGGTCAAGAACGATCGTTGTAGCTGCTTGACGCTGTTCCGAAGTCCGCGAGTATGGAACAGCAAGGTCATGCGGCCTCTCTTTGGTACTCTTAGTAAGGGATGACGAGTTGGCGGTAGCTGCGCCATGCGCGTGCGGCGAGTTGCTTTTCGTCGACATCGTCCATCCAGTTCTCTTTGACGGGGGCGTACACTTCCGGCCCGAACACCAGCTTGCCATCATAGGGCACGACCTCGTCAAGGTCGAGGCCCTCCGGCGCATTGTAGGTGATGGTCACGTGGGACTTGTACGAAGGATGATCCCAGCTCGCACCAATGTCCTTGAAGTCCTGCCACCGGTTCATCAATTGCAGGCTGCCAAACTGAAGTACAACGGCCTCACCGAACTGCTCGATTGAGCGGCTGCCCGTGCTGACGATGACCTTGTCCGGGGCGCGGGTGATGCGGTCCCAATCGACGGGCTCCCGGCTGAAAGCGATCGTCACGTGCATGTCATCGGGCGGAAGGGTGGTTTCAAAGCCCTGCTCCCTTGCCCACTTGATGAGATCGTCGGCGTTCAACAGCGGCCGATGGACGTAGAGGGTAGATAGGCCAGCCACCTTGCGCAGCTTCTGCGAAGGTCCAGGAAGGGCTTTTGCTCCATCCGCTCCCTGTGCCCCCGGCTTGGCCTTCCCGCCAGCAGGGCCAGCTCCAGGCGCGACCAATGGAAGGGGAGGCCCTCCAGGTTCGCCGGGCGCGGGCGGGTTCACAACGTGCTCAAGCAGGACAGGAGACCCACCCAAGAAGATGATGGGCTTATCGCCAATGTCGCCGTAGGGCTCGCGGCCCATTGCCTCACGGTACTCATTCAGCGTGATGGCACCCTTGGCGACCTGCGTGTCGAGAAGGCTGACCTTGACCTCGGGGTCTTCTTCCTCATCCTCAGCCCAAGCAAACTCAAGATCGTACTGGCCAAGATGCTCCTGCACGAGCATGTTGATCAGGCGCAGCACATACCCAAGGAGCGGGGCGAGCCCTTCCTCTGTCGCGGCCTCTTTCGCGGTCTGCGCCGTGGCGCGGTTGACCTGCTTTACGAAAGCCGTCGGCGGAATCGAGAAGGCGTAGCAGCACACGCGCGCCAGCCATTCATCGAATTCATCCTTGAGGACCGCGGGCTTGGTCTGCTCCATCTTCGTGCCACCCGGCACGAACTTGGCACGCCGGCGTTGCGCGGTGTTGCCCTCAAAGATGGCATCCCATGCGTTCTGGAAGTCGGCGATCTGTTGCGGCGTCCAGCTTTCCGGCGTACCGATCAGGGCATCCGGGATGTTGCCCATCGTATAGTACTCAAGCTGGCTCGTCTGCTTCCGAAGCGCAATGTTGACCGTCATCACGATTTGCTGGACGGGCGACATGCCGTAAATGCGATTGGGGCGCGGATTGCGCGGCTGGTAGATCAGCTGATCGCGGGTGTAATTCCAAGCAGGCATGCCCTTGATGACCTGCTGATAGGCCACGGAGGGCGGAGCGGGTGTACGACCCTGCTCATCAATCACGCGCTTGATGGTCATGCCGGAAACGATCTCGAACTTCGTCTCCATCGGATCGTCGCGGTTGATGTAGATGCTGGGAGCATCATACACAAGCACATCTTCCAGCAACATGCGCAGCCAAGTGGGGAAGGGGGTAATGCCGTCCGGCTTCTCCATAAACTTGGTGGTCTGGTCGATCCGGGCTTGCTGTTCCGGGGTAATGGCCGCTTCCGCTGCCTTCCGTTTGGCCGCGCGAGCAGCCTTACCCAGCTTCTTATTCTCTTCCTCTTCGCGCGGGCGGATCTTCCAACCCAACGCCTCGATCTGGTCCTTGCGGGTTTCGATCAGCAGCCGCGTGATGTCATGGTATTCCGCCAGCATGTACAAATCCCACATGCTGATGAATTCATCATTGCGAGGCGGGACAGTCGTGTTCTGACCAACGCGGTAGTCAAGGGCGCGAGCCTGCTCCTGCTTCGGCCCCATCGGCCGCAAGGGTTGACCGGGGCTGAACCATGATTCATTGGTCACGTTCTGCACGGTTTCAGAAACGTACTGAACAGCCTTGGCGATCCCCGTACTCTGGAGGAGCCGCCCAACGAGCGAAGGCTTGCCCGCGCGTACAGGCGCGGGCGGCAGTTGCGCCGTACCGTTGGGATTCATATTCATGTTTGGGTCCTAGATCGAGAAGGCCGGTTGGCCCTCTTTCTGTTCATAGTACTCAATGAGGCGCGCGATCTGCATGACCGAAAGGTCGGCCAGCTTGGGCGCGGTGTGCTTGTTCGGGCCTGCCAACGTATCCCGCATCTGATGTACCAGCTTGAGCCGGCGAATGATGGACTTGGCGATCATGTCACGCGGGAAGCCGCTGGCGATCCAAAGGTTCTCGCCTCCGAAGTTCACCAGCGAATAGGTGCACACCAATGTATGTGATATGTGCTTTGGCGGCTCCGTTGCCTCTTTCAAGGTAATGGGCGCGGTGTATTGATAAGAGAACTGAGCACTCCCATTGGGCTTGTGCAGCACGTCAGGACCTTCAAAGGCGCGCTCTTGCATATCCAGCGGACCACCAATGCACAGGTACTTAACCATGTCAAACCTCTAAGCGTCTACCCATCCAGACTTACGCAACTGCTTTGCGTGATCGGGATTGAGGACGAATGATCCGTCCACACGGGGCAAGATGGGCTCACCACGCAATCCAATCAAGAGCTGGACTTCGGAAGGGGGCTTTAGTACAACGCCGCCATTGTCGACCGTAGGTGTTACAGGCGGAGCTTTTTCCTTGAGTTCCTTTGCGATCGTTTCTTCAGCAAGCTTACGATAGTAGTCGATGAGGCCGGTGGTGCCATCGAGGAAAGCGTTGAACGCACGGCTTGTGCTATCAACGTCGTCATCATGTTGCTCGCCAGTATTATCGAAGGCCTCAAGTACCGTGAGCCACCTTTCGTTCCACGGGGCGCGCACGACTTTGACAAGGCGGGCTTCCGCGACTGAACTGAACGGACCAAAGCGGACAAGCTTGTCGCCTGCTTCGGGGGTAGTATAACACGAATAACCATCGAGCAGCTTCTTGAAGTTGAGGGCTTGCGACTTACCAGCCTGCCCCGGGTCTTGGGGAATCCATTGCTGTACTTCGCGGCCGTCCATCGCGGCCTTCTCTTTGATCTGCGCTTCGACCTTGCCGCTTGACCACTGAACGTACGAATGATCCAAGATATAGGTGTAGGGGTCTTTCGACGCATCCTTGGCCTTACCGATCAGCGTCGAACAGGTATAGTCGGGATCGTTGAGCTGGGTCTTCTCCGTCGCGGCCAAATCCCAGCCGCGCTTCTTTACCAGGTCTTTCGGTACCTCGTCCGCGTTGATCCAATTCTCAGGCAAAATCCAGGAGCGCTTGAAATGCAAACCAGCGGCAGGCTTGATGAGCCAGTTGCCTTTGAGCAGGCGCTCGCGTTCGACCGTGGGCAGCGCCAGCAGGTTCGCAAGGTAGCCGGGGTCCTTCTTCATCAGCTCCTGGTTGTCGAACAACGTGGAGGGGATGAAGGTCACGCTCTTGGGGCGCAACTCAATCTCATTGCCGTTCTTGTCGAACTTGGCAATGCCGAGGAACTCGTGCGTCAGGTCTTGTGGGCTGCCCGCCCAACGAAGCTCATCGCCGACGCGCACGAACCAGCGCTTGACGCCGGCACGCTCCGGAATGGGGAAGCCCGTTTCAGGATCAATCCACCATGCGATGAACTTGGCCACCCAGCTATCCGCATCCGGGTTGCAGGTGGCGCGGATGAAAGGCTTCACGCCGCACGTCGAACGATTGCGGGACAGCATGTAGAAGAACTGCTTCTGCGTGAACTCGGTAAGCTCGTCAAAGCAGATCAGCGGTACTTGCGAACCATGCCAATCGTGAACCGTATCATCGTACTCAAGGTGCGCGAACTTAACCCGCGCGCCCGGCCCCGGCACGTCCGAGTAGGTCGTGGGGAACGTCCACTCAAGCAGGTTCTTGGTCGGGTTCGGCACAGCGAACGGGGGCAGGCCCATGTACATGGACATGCTCTCATCCCACAGCGCACCCGGGTTGCGAATGGATGGGGTCGTACGACGAAAGATGACACAACTGAAGTTCGCATTTGTCCAGGTACGCACAGGCTCCATGAGCAATGCGTACGACTTGCCACCGCCCGCGCTGCCACCAAAGATGGCAATGTCGGCATCGGTGTGGGCGAAGAGCGCTTGCGGTCCGGGCTGCTCCTCGGGAAACAAGGGCGTAATGCCGTTGGCACGGGCCCAATCATTGTAGCGAATGATGCCGGAAAAAGAATTGTAATCAGGCTCCTTGACATCCTCCGCAAGGCGGATGCGGGTCAATGTACAGCTCCGCTCCCGTTCAGGACCTTCTTAGGGTCCGTCTTCTTAAGATGCTCATCCAGTGCCTTGTGGAACTGGCGCATGATGAAGTTGGGGTCGCCGTTCGCGCCCGTCTCCCGCCCATTGGGAGCCATGAAGGCAATCGCACTGGCGGGAATGCCGGGGATCAGGTCCTTACCATCCTTGCCCGTGTGCTCGCGTACTTGAGTTTCCTTCTGGACCCAAGCGTTGAACAGACGCAGCAGAAGCTGATTGTCGCCGGGCACCCACTTCTGGTACGGAACCATCTTGGGTTCGCCCTCGAGGTCATTGCCCTGCTCATCCTTGGCACCCTTGCCATGGTACTGGAGCTTGCCATTCTTTGACTGATGGCGGTAGGCGGTCGTCCAGTAACCCATCGCTCGCTTGTACGTTTCGGTTGCGACGCAGACGCCAAGTTCGGTCTGGCCTTCATCGTAGCTGAACCGAAAGTACTTATCGAACGTATCGGCATCAATGCCGAGCAACTCGTAGCAGGTCGACTTCGGCGTCCGCATGGACGAGCAGAAGCGTACCCATTGGCGGTCACGCTCGCTGGGCTCATAAGGAGGGCGCCCTTCTCCGCTCCCAATGCGATGCTCATTGGTACGCCTATCAGGCGTACCATCCAACTTAATGCGCGGCCGTTTCTCTTGCTTGGCCATAGTACTTCCCCTTACCGATAGGCGATTTTGATGATGGCTTGGCGTGCGTAGTACCGCAGGCCATTGGTCACCATGTTACACTGAACTCTGTACTCAGCCCCAAGCGTGCCACCGGCGAAATGGGCGACGCTCAGGTACGAAGTATTGGCGATACCCGCATGGATGTACTTTGGGCTGCCATCATCCCCCGGCGTCAGGCCATAGTCGACCTTGACACCATCAGCGAAGGCCAGCCATTCAGCAGCGGGGTCATCCGTGTCGCGGCTAGGCACAATCCAGAATACGGAGGCGATCGTATCATTGATCGCCTGCAACTCACGTGTCAGGTCACAGGTATAGTCGAGGGTTTCGGCGGGCGACTTGGTGAACAGCTTTGGTACGATAATGGTGTCCATCAAAGTTGCCGATCATCCACAAGGGTTGCGAAGCCACGATCGTCCACCGACAAGGCGAACTGCCGGTCGTCGATTATAGTACCGAAGAAACGTTCCCGTGCCGGGCTGCCAAACCCGAGGGTTGACAGCAGCATGCGGGCATCCTCGACCACCGCCAAAAGATGCTCGATTTGGAGGGTGTAGAGGCTGGCATGCGCCAGCACTCCCCCTTCCACGGGAAATTTCCAATTCTGGACCAAATTCCCGGCCGTCAACAAGGGAATGCGCGCCAGCCCGGCTTGGGCTGCCAGTTCCTCAAGGACGGCCTTAGCGGCGCTCCTAGAGGCTGTCAGGTTCTCCAGCGCAAAGACTGTGTTACTCCGGATGGGAGCGAGCATGTCCCACGGCATCTTGGCATCACCGGAAACCCGCGCCAGCTCCTCCAGCGCCATCTTGGCGGCCCGGCTGGCGCTGACTAGCGCCTCGAGTTGCAGGATGGCTTTTGTCGCGGCCCCGGCCAACGCCTCAACAGGCATGCTGACCTTGGACCGCAGGTCTGCAATCCGCTCGTTGGGGAACGTGACGGAACGCGACACAGTACCGAATAACAGCTCAACCGGCATCTGCACCGACCGTGCGCAGGTCACAAGCTCCTCAAGGCGCATGGCCAACGTAACCGCGGCTGCTACGCCGGCGTCTTCAAGGAAGGTGGCATTACGCCTGATGCTGGCGGATGCGTCCGTGATGAACTGATATTGTTGCTGGACCTGCCCGATGAACTCGAGCGGGAAGATGCTCTCCTGATCAACTCGGATCAGGCCCGTCAACTCCATCGGGTACTTGGCCGTGGCGTTGACAAGCTGGGACACCACCACCGGAAAGCCATACTGAATATTGAACAGGCCGTGCGTCTCAATGTTGAACGGCAATGTGGACGTGATGCGTCCAATCAACTCGAACGGCATCTGCGCGCGCCCGATCAGGGCGGACAAATACTCGTTGGGGAAGACCCAGTTGGTCGGCCGCACCGAAGCAAGTACTTCTTCCTGTAAGGGCTGGTTGACCTGCACCTTGCCCGCGGTCTCAACCAACATGGCCGCTTGGGCACGAAGGTTGCCGATGAACTCCATCGGGACGCGCTTGTCGGCGTTGATGAACCCGATCATTTCCAGAAGCAGCTTGGACTGCTTCGTGACAGCGACCGACGTGTCCATGTTGAAAGCGTACGACATGCGCATCAGCGCGAAAGGAATCTCGAAGGGCATGTTGGCATTGCCCGCGATCCCGCCCGCGGTCTCGGTCGGCATCACTTGCGTGCGCCCGGCCGTCAGCAACCATTCATCCGCGAACTTATACTGAACCTTCTCAGACGTACTCGTATCCATCAGCATCTTGGCGTTGGACACGAACGTGTGCTGAAGCAAAGTTTCCAGCGGGAAGTTGCGCGAAGCAAGCACGCTAATAATGGTCTGGCTATTCTCACCGTACATAGTCACCAAGCGGCGCACGATCGTCAACCGCTCCTGCACCAGCTTGGCGTCGCGCTTGATGGCGCTGGACGCATCCATCGGGCTGACACCCGACACGCGCATATTTGTCACGTCATCGGTCAGGATCACCCACGGAAAATTCAATGTGGCACGCGTGTCGACCAGCATCTTGGCGAACGCCAGAACGCTCAGGCCCGCTGCGTTCAAGGCCAACATGGGAAGGCTGACCTGAACGCTGGACAACTCCTCCAACGCCAGCTTGGTACTGGCACGGAGCAAACCATTTGGCTCAATCTGGAACGCGTAGGTGCCATTCATACTGGCCGCAATGGTCAGCAGGAAAGGAATATCTTTATTCCACTGACTATGGCTCTCTTCCGGCACCTGCGCGTTGCCCACGACTGATGCCAGCTCTTCGGCAGGCATTAAACCCTGACCGCGAGCAGCAACCAATTCTTCCAGCGAAAGCGACCAACCGTTGCCTTTGATGTTTGCCGCAGCATCGATGACGAAGTTGGTATTCTGAACCCACGCACCCTGCGTATCCATCGGCATCTTGCCAAAGCCAAGGATGCTGAAGCCCGCGGTATTTAGTGAGTACAGAACGACGTTGCTGTTGACCGAGATGAGTTCTTCAAGCGCGGGCTTGACATTGCCGCGGATGCTGGACAGGTCCTCGGAAGCAAACAAGCCCTTTACATTGAAGCTACCCGCATTGTCGGTGTACGCAATGCCCTGCCCCCGCACGCTGTCCAGTACCTCGACCTGGAAACTCCACGAAGAGGTAATGGAGAAGGATTTGATGGCCAGGTAAACTTGCGGCTTGAAAGCTTGACTTCTACCTAGCCGTGCCATTGGTCACCAGAAACTTGCGCGTCTCACCGCTTGCATAATGACGAGTTGTTCGTTCGGGATACTCACATTGGCACCATCCCACGGCGTGAAAGTTGAAGCGTTAGACGGCTTACCGGATGCAAGCGGGTCAAAGATCAAAGCATCACTAGTGTTAGCACCACCAAAGCAGGGGTACCAAGGGAGAGTGATACTCCACGTCGTGCCTTTGGTACTTGTTCCTATATTGCCGAAACCGCCAACTTGTGCATCAGGAGATGCAGCCGCATCATCATTCCAGTATCCAGTATTGGGATCGTAAATCCACATCCCGCCGTTGCCGGTACCATCAGAGATAACGGCAACGTACCCCTTATTTGAGGTATTGATAATCTCGCGGGACATGTTGGTGTCAAAGCCATTGGTGCCCCAAAAAGTAATGGTTCCACTACCTGGATCAAAATTACCGCAACCCGCACCATCAGCATTGTCAATACCGTGCGCCAGATCTTTGGCGCTATCAGCAACACCAACTTCAGCGTTGACAACAGAACCGCCGCCTGTGAAACCAAAGATGGCTGAGAAGGAACCAAAACGCGGCAACGAACCACGAACCATTCTATCAGTACCAGAGGCATTGATAGTAACGGTCAGGTTGGAATTTGATAAGGTTAGGTTTGTACCAGAGTCGTAGGGGTTAAGCGTCGAATTATCAGCCAACAACTCAAACGTAAGTTGAACATGCCCCGACGAAGCAGATACTCCAACACTAGCAGTCGACCAACTAGTAACACCACCATTGGTATCGCTGATGGCCGCAAAGCCGGTATTGGCCGCCGTGCGGATCGTCATGCCGGTTGGCGCGACGTTCACAGATGCAGCGGATGCTGTACGATGCCCCGCGCAACCTACGCTCCAAGAATTCCCACCACTCTGAATAAATGTTCCGGTTGTCGGATAAGCAATTGTACTGCTGACTGCACCGGATACCGCAGGCGATACACCAATACCCTTGACACCGCGATAAACAGCGCAAGCCAGACCACTTGCGTTTGTAAATGTACCAGATGTATCCGACGCATTGGTACAAGTACGAAAATAAGCACCACCCCAAGTCGAGGTAGTCGTGCCTGTTTTGATCGGCAACCATCCTGAAGGAATGGTCGGTGCGGAAGTAGAACCACTCCGAAATACCCACATAACCTCCAAGTCGCCAATTTGACGACTGGAAGGCATTGTCAGACTTGTTGCAGCCGCTGAATTGGCATTAATGAAGCTGATGGCCATGGTTCAGCTATCCGCTGTGTAAGGAGCGCATCCCGGGATTACAATGTCTCCACTTATGATCTTTGATCGTGCATCCGCCTGAGCTGCAACCGCGTCGGAATAAGTATCTGTCACGGTCTCATTGAAGACACATCCACCTTCAGGGCGAACCTGAGTTAAAAACAAAGGCGGGTTAGCATCATGACGCAACCCACAAAGTTGAGTTGTAATTACATAACCTGCAAGACTGGTGTCATTCAAAAGCACCTGACCGGGATGTTCCTCACAAAATGCCCGCCACTCTTCTTCCGACGCCGAAACGATGTTGTTGGCATCGTCCAGAATATAGTAGGCGAGCGCCACAGCAGCTACCTCTTACAGGAACTTCAACTTCACGTACCCAGTCAAGCCGACGGTCGAACCAAAGGCCGCGCGGATGCGCGTGAACTTGTTGGCGGTCAGGATCGGTTCCTGATCCAAGGGAATCTGGTACAAGAACTGGGTGGTCGGTGCGATCTGCTGGGGACCGCACAGATTACGTACGGTTGTAATCGAACCCTCCGCACTGGCGGTGTAGCCCGACGCCGACGTACCAACGCTGATGTAGCTGGACGTGGGGTCGCCGCTGTTGAACCAAAGCGCTTCGCCATCCACGGCCGTGATATCCGCCGCGACAAAGGCCGTCACTGTGGCCGCAACGTCCGTCTCGATCAGTTCGACCGTGCCGGGCGCGGCGGCGGCGTAGGCGTTACCGGAAAAGCCCCACTCAATAATCTTGCAGGGCACCAACGGCTTGATCTGCAAGATGGTCTTTAGTGTACTGACGTTGACCGGGACAAAAGCAGCCGTAGTATTCTTCGGTCCGTTGAATAGTTGATACAACATTTCGTCAGCTTCCTCTCAGGTAGCGCCAAAGTATGGAGGGCGGTGATCTAATCTTTCACCTTGCGGCTTATCCCTTACACAGAGGCCGCCCACAAACTTAGGTCGTCTGCCCGGCAGCGCGGAGGGTGAATGACGTCTGACCAGGAGCCGCACCAGCGAGCAGCATGAGATTGAGCCACATGGCTTGCGCGCCCGCGCTATTGGGCGCGGCACCATTGGGCAGATTCTGCGGTGAAGGCACATTCTCGGATTGCGGGGAAGCACCATTGGTGAAGTACTGATTGACCGCCGCACCGTTGCTGTGCGTGGCAGCCGTCGAACCCATGACACCGCGCACGATCGTCCAGGTATTGGTACCTGCGCCCGCCGTGACCTGCACAATTTCGTTGTCGATCTGAACGTAGAAGCCACCTTGCGTGATGGACTGCGGAAAGGACGCATTGGCCGTCACGGTCATCGACGTCGCGCCCGTGCTGGCGATAGCACCATTCAGCGTGGTGTTGGCAAGGCTGGCCAAGCCGGTGATGGGGGCGGTCTGACGATTGGTCACCGTGCCCGTATCATTCAAGGACGAGCACAGCGCGAAGTTCAGGTAGCCGGTACTGGGGTCGGCCTGTTTGGACAAGCTGGCCACAGTCAAGGCGGTCGCGGTGTTATTGTTGACCGCGAACACCTTCTCAAAGAACCAGCGGGTCGAACCGCCCGCCACGTCGGCGGCCACATTGTAGAACGGACGACGCACCTGGGTGACCTGATTGGGCGACAGATCGAACAGCATGCCATTGTACACGCTGTACACGCTGGTGTTGTCGGGCACCACGGACCAGTTGCGATTGACCGCGACGAAGTCCGTACCATAGCTGCTGTTGTCGATAACCTGACGAAGCTGGCCAGCACCGGTGCCACTGATAACGCGGATGATCATGCCGACCAAAGCATTGACGCCATCACCGCTCTGCAGCTTGGCCAGCGCCGGGGTAATGCCGGAGGCGTTGGCGGAGCCGCTCTGCATAGTGTGCGAAGCAATGACCGCGGTGTGCTGGAGCACGGCAATATCGCCGACGGCCGTCGTGCCACCCTGCACCGCCTTCATCAAACGCTGGAACGTGACAGCGCCGCTGACAAGGGTGGTACCGTTCAACGTTTTGGTTTCGGTGACGATCGTGCCGCTGGTATTGCGGCCCGAAGTGGTAATCGTGGTGGCGGTATCCGAACCGCTGGACGAAAGGTAGTCGACGGTGTCATTGGACCCAAGGTCATCAAAGACCATCTTGGTCGCGAACGAAACCGCGCCGCCCGTGGTCGAACCATCGGTGTCGGGCGAGTTGGCAGAGCCGTAAAACGTGCAGTCAGAAGGCAGAACGCTCATCGTCGATCCTTTTCAACAAGGGTTGGGTCAACGCCAGCGAACGCCGGCGTAAATTCAGGGGCGAACTAGAAGTTGTTAAGGGCCTCGAAATAGTCGCGCGTTACTTCACCGCACACATTCGAGAAAAAGTACTCTTCACCGTGACAGCGCACGGCCATGACGCGCTCTCCTGTGGCATACACGGTAGAGAAACCGAACCAGCTATCCACGCGCTTGATTCTGTTTCGAACTTCTAGCGAAGCCACATGGCGGTTGCATTTGGTACACCAAATACCAACGGTACCATTATCAAGCGTGATCGTAAGATCACCCACGGCAGAAGCAGTCTACGGCTTCAACTCTGTCGGGCTTGAGGCCGCCGTAATCCCACTCGGTGATGAGGAATAGCACACAATGCCATTCCTTCTCGGTGAGCTGGCCAAGGGTAACTATGCCGGGCTTGAACCATTCCCAGCCGCGTGTGCAGACAAAGCCTTGCGCTTCCAGGTACTGATGCGGCCCCGTGTCGTCAATAGGGTCGCCAAAATACCCTTCCATCAGCTCGCGGACTTCGTCACTTGCTTGCGGCATCACGCACCAGACTTATGGGCAGCACGATCGTGGGCTTCTCGCCTATGTGGCAGCACTCTTCAGCCGCAAGGCCGAGCCAATGCCCCGTGTGGCTGACCACCAAGGTCGGCGTCAACTCGCTTACCCACATGCCAAGCAGCGCTTTCAGTTCCGCTTCATGGCGGATGGCTTGCGCTTTCATTTGATTGCGTACAGCCATCAGGCGAAGCTCATCCCATTCCTTCGCTCGTTTCCAGAAGGAGGGGTCGCTGATCGGTCTGGAGAATAGAGGAACAGCGCGGGGGAGTTCTCTCATCTGCGCAGCACCAAGTACAAGCCAAAGGCCGCGAAGCCTAAGCCCACGATCAACAGCAGGAACTGAATATCATCGCGCGACACGATGCTTGTCCTTGATGCATTGCCAAACGTACAACGGGGTCAATAGGAGGATGACAGCGACACAGAACCAGAAAGACTGCCAGCGGCTGTACCCATGCTTATTGTACCCGGGCATCAGCGGCTACCAAGTCCCTCGCAATTGTCGCCACGTGCGCGAATCGTACCTTTCGCGACGCGATCATCCAGCAGCGCCTTGAGTGCCGGCGTACCTTTTTCGCACGACCAGCCATTCGGGCCCATCGTCAAATACCGGCAGCACTCGAGCTGCCCGACCTTGCACACCGCCTTGACGTACATATCATCAGGATACTGTGGCTTCAGCATCTAATGCTTCCACCTGGTTGGATGCGTAAGCCCTTCGCGAAGCATGGCCTTGGCTTTTTCCGCCTCGGCCAATTCGGCAGGCGTCAGGAACACACAGCTCAGCGAACCATCACCAAGGCAAACGCGCTCCCCATCAATGTCCTTGACGAGTACGCGACGCAAGCTGGGGTAAATAGCCAGCACTTCCACATCGGGCAGGCAATGGCCTTCCATACAATGCCCGTGGATCATTTCACCAACCTTGACTTCGTGGCCATCGCCGGTGTCGATCAAAAGGACCTCAGGCTGACTTTGCGTCATGGCGCTCTCCATCCTGCCGCAGGTACGCGACGCGCCCCGCTTGTGTAATCTTCCAAACGGGTACATAGAAGTCGCCAGAACCTTTGGAGCTGACGACCACGTGCTTCAGATCAGCAAAGCCTTCGCGCGAAAGGTGGGCAACATCTTCATACTCAGACGCAGCGACAAAAAACTCGATACCACGATTGCCCTGTTCGAGCAACGCCATCTGGCTAGGCGTAAAGTGTACGATCGTATCGTCAGCCACCGGCAGCCTGTTTCTGAATTGCGAGGCCAGCATAGTATTGACGGGCGCGGGCTTCGCCAAGCCTTTGTCCGTACTTCAACTCGCGAAGGCTGGGGATAAGCGCCAGCCGCTTCTTCAAAGCTTCCGTCGCTTCGGTTAGGTACCTTTGGCTTTCGAGTGTCGCTTCCGTGGGCATCAGCCGCCTTCTAAATCCGCCATCTTAATCGTTTCGAGTTCTGAATAGTACTTACGGGCGCTCTTCTCGGACTTGCGTGCCCCTTTGCGCAACTCCTCCAATGTAGGCAGCGTGCGCAATTTTAGCAAGTACGCATGACCGGTCTGGATGCCGATCTCTACGCGCTCAGACCACGGACGATGCCGGACCTTGCTCGGCTTGACGGGCTTCAGTGTCAGAACCATTGGATACCACTCTACGACGGATGCGACCTGTTTTCAGCTCTTCTGGCGAATAGGAGAATGAAGGCGTCGGGAATTGACCCCGGCTCGACACCGCGCCAGAGCCAAGGCGAGGGGCTTGGGCGGGCGTTTGGGGGATGGCTGCCAATGCAGTGCCGCGCTTCAGCCACCGTTCCTCCTGGGCCTTGCGCTCGCCCTTGCGGGCATAGTAGGCGCTATCATGGGCGCGTCTGTCTTCTTTATTTGCGTAGGGCATGATTTCAACCTTGGTAATTCGTCGGGCGGCAAGCCGCTCGCCTTTAAGCCATACCCAAGTACGTTAAGGCAAGTCTCTATATCGGTAAGTCGGATGGATCGTTCCGCGCGCCACCAGCGACCCAACATATTCTTATTGACGCCGGCGTTATCGGCCAACCAATTGCGAGACCTGCCAATCGCCACCAAATGGAAGTGGATGAACCAAACAAGATGATGGGCCTTGGCATGCGGCGCATGCTGGTCAACATTGGCAAGGCCATGCGGGCGGCTCATCTGCGGCGTCGATTGAAACGGAAGTTGTTCAGATTGATAGGCACAGCCGCTGCGGCTTTCATTTCCGCCAGAAAGCTTATGCGCATCCGGCATTCAATGTCCTGCAAGGCGGTCAGTGCTTGCGCCTCATCACGATTGCAGCGCTGATAGTAAATTTCCACCACCTGCATCGATGTCATACCGATCAGGCTGTTGGCACAGAACTCGCGCAACCGCTTGGGCAGGATTTCCATACACGCCATTTCCACCACGGCGCGGGCCTCACGACCATCAGCTTCCGCTAAGTTCTTGATATGTATCAGATACCTAATTACGTCGTCAGCGGACCGAAGCTCCTGCTTTGGTTCCGGGATGACCCAGCTTTGTGCCAAAGCCTGCTGTGCCGGCGTAAGTTCCGCTTCCTTCTTTAACCGCGATACCATGCAAGTTCCTGTAGCGGCCATCCGCTGCATCCATACCAAAACCGATAAGCCAACCGAAGTCATGCGGCACGGTAAGCGCGGCCATCATGCGCGGCTTGATCTGCCTGTAGAACTCATTGGCCGGATCGCCCTTATCGACGCCCATCATGTAGCGCACTTCTTTGGCCTTGGCCAGCCCAAGATAATATTCCATTTTCTGGATCGTCACGCCGCTGTCGAAGACATCATCCACGACAAGCACATTGCGCCCGAACAGGTCAGGCAGCGAAAAAGACATCCAGGTTCTGTCAGTGGGGATCTCGAACCGACTAGGCGCGGCCTCAATGCGGTGAATGTCAGCGTACCCAAGTTGCGGAAAGATGCGCCGATCAGCCAGGCGAGAGCAAACCTCTGACATCATGGGTATGCCACCTGACATGAGCCCAATGACCATGTCGGGTATCCAACCCTTGCGCTGTCCAATATCGAGCACAGTGTTGAGTACCATTTGGTGGATGCGGCCTTCCATTTCAAAGCCGCTGAGCACTCCGATATAGCCTTCAGGCACGTACATTACTCGATCTCCGCGATCACGAAGCCGGGATGATGCGCCAGCTTCCGCCAATAGTTCATACGATCGAGCACGGACCGCTTGGCCACAGCAGAACCGTTGAGTAAGTAATTGCCGTTCTCCTGCCGCGTGCAGGCATCACCCTTCAGCTTCAGGTACTTGACCGCGTCGATCTTGAACTTGCTGTCGCCGTACAGCGGCGGGTGCGTATCGAGCTTGGTCGCATCGTACGTAAAATCGGAATTGGGCTGCGGAGGCATGCGCGCGGGCCTTGCCGGGCCTTGCTTCTGCTCTTCCTGCTTGATCAACTTGCCTTGCGACACGTCGGCCAATTCGGAAGGCACCAGCTCCGTTATGTTCTCTTTACCGGTGACGCGCCCTGTCACCGCGCCACCGACAGGTTTCCCTGCCGGGGCCGGGGGCTTGCCACCTTGAGCAGCCTTACGGCCGCCTCTAGGTTTCTTGTCCGATGTGCCGGCGTCGGCCATCGTCTGCCAATGGTCTTTAGGCAGACAGAAGATGATCTCGTGCTGATCGGCCTTCTCCATCTCGCACGCAAAGGCTTTGGCGTTGACGAGCGGCAAGCCGGTCACGTACGGAACAGTGATCTGACCACCACCCAGCTTCAGATCCTTGACGACGAACAGGGCCTCAGGGTGGTTGAAAGTGCTGAACCGCATCTTGCCCGCAAGAGCGTCAATCTGCACGTGACAGCGATTGAGGTTGTACTGCTTGCGAAGCGTATCGCTAATACCGATTGTGATGAACGCCGTACCATCCGCCTTGATGCTCATACCCGCTTTCAAGCGGGGAGCAACCTTGACCTGGATGGGGGACAAATCAATCCAGCCCATGTACTTTCCCCTTCATTTCACCTAAAACATACAAGCATGACTACGGCCACGGCTATAGCGTACGCAAATAGAGCGCACAAGCCCATCTCCACGTCAAACGGTATCGAAATGCCCCAAATGCGCAAACCGTCTGTCCAGGTCAGCCTCGAAGGCGGAAAGCTCCTCTTCCAGCTCTTCGATTTGTGCTACCATAGCCTCCCGGCACGCCTTCCGCAAACGGGGGTCGACATCCTCGTACTCCGTAGGATGGACCAGCGCTTGGAGGAAGTTTTCGACATCATAGCATTTGAGCGCGCACTTAAATTTTTCCAGCGCGGTTAATGTGACTTCGTACTGCGTCAGGTCTTCAATCATGGCTCATCCGACATAACGAAATGGCTGGCAAGTACTTTTTTCTGAACGATGAACGCTACGCATCACGCACCTATACATACTCTTTTCATGCGCGCGGCGCAAATCCGGAGGAACCGATTTGCTATAATTAGTACATCAGATGGGAATGGTCCTGTCTGCGCTATTTGAAATTGTTAGGAGCACTATATGAAAACGAGAGATAAGTACGTCTCTGTGAATGGATCATGGCCAGCCGATGCGGATACGAAGAAGCCCATCAGCCCGGCCTTGGCCAAGCGAGCCTTCAAAGTTCTGTACAGGCATCGCTTTCACAAGCCTTGGAAGTTCCCCGTGCAAGCCGTCAAGGGCGCGCATCGCAGGACATGGGCTGGGTACGTCAAGCTGCCAAAGCACATCGAAAAGTGGGGCATGATCGTCGCCCCCGATGCGGGCTGGCATAATTTCGTACACGACCTAAGCCACTGGATACACCGGAAGCAATATCCGAACCAGGATGCGCATCGGGCGAGCAGTCACGCGGCGGTTGAGAAGGACCTGATCGAACAGGTTGTCAACCGCGGCTGGTTGCAGGCCAAGGAGCCGCAGCGGCGGCCGAGGGCGGCGAAGCCCAAGCCCACGCCGGCACAGGCCAAGCTGCAACGGATCGAAGCGTCCATTGCCCGCTGGGAGGCTAAACAGCGCCGCGCCGCAAACGCCCTGAAGCGTCTATGTCGTCAGCGGGGTCGGGCGCTTCGTTATGCTGCACGAGTTCAGTCAGCCGCAGCAACGGAAGCAGTTGTGGCCGTCCATAGCAGTCCCTAGGTAAGTCGTCCTCCCCACCAATCGTCCGCAATGGATCGTTGGTGGGGAGGCGACATTCAACCTTTGGTTCGGTCGCGGCCTTGATCTCGCGGATCATATCGAGGCGCCCTACTTCGGCCAGCTTCATACCTAGGTCCCACAAGCCCTCGAAGGGCTCATACTCTTTGGCCATTGCTGCGTACTTATCGCGGCATTTGGCTTGCGCCTCTTCCCACCAGCGCTTGCGTTCAGCCACGACTTCGTCGTACATGATCCAATGGATCGGACCATGAAGCAGCGCACCTTGAGCAAAACGAATGGTCTCTTTTACGTACAGCTTTCCACCTGTGAACTGATCTTCATACAGCTCCCAACTGACCCTCAGCAAGACGGCTTTGCCTACGGTGTCGGTGAAGGCAACTTCCATCTCTTGGGTCATCCGGCCAACCTCGGAATCTCCATAAGGTAGCGCAGCGCTATCCCGCTTGTGATGCTGGGCATGTACCAGCCGGGCTGTGCATCGGTCAGCTCCCAGTTGGTAAATTCCCCGCACACCACCGCGCGCAGGTCATCAATGGGGAGCTGGGATAGCGGAATGTACGGACCATTCTCGGCAAGCTGGAAGCGCGGCTCTCTCACACCCGCACCCTTTCAGCCCGCGCATGCTCCGCTTGACTGCAGCCGCATGTCAGGCAAGCCCCACCCATGACACCTTTCGGTCGCCTGTACTTGGCGCAAGGCTTGAGGCCGACGTTGCGCATGATCTCATCAACCACCTGCGCATCAGAAGGCGGGTAAATCGTCTTGGATACGTTTACTACGCCGGCGTCAATCTTGCCCGCGATGATCTTGCCACGCGGCCCTTGCGAACTTATTTGGCTCGCCCACTCTTCAGGCGGCACGACACCGCATGTGCAGAAGGCGGCCGTACGCAAGGCCACCGGGCAGCGACGATCGTGCTCAGACTTTTTGGTCATAGCCGGGCACTTCCACAGGCTTGGTCTGCATGTACTGTTCAAGCTTGCGCAGCTTTTCCAGCGATGCCGTGTTCATTGTGCCCGGGTTCAGCACGCCGGCACGGCACAGCATCGTCAACAAAGCATGTAGCTGCCCTGCCTCTACGCTGGCGCGGTCGCGATTGGAAAGCGTGTGGCCGGGATCAGGCTGTACTTGGTCAAGGCCAAAACGTTCTGCCTTGCTGAGGCGGATGCCAAAGCGGCAAAGCGCGGCAATCAGTTCTTCGATGAGCTCGAAGCACTCTTCCTGCGCAATGGTAATGAGCTCTCGCTCATACTCTGTTGGCAGGGGATCAGGGGATTTGAAACGCGTGGCAGCGTCGGGGTCCGCACCGCAGGTACAGAAGTGGCCCGTCTTTTCCTTGAGCTCGCAGCCTGCGTGATGCTCAACCACTCAGCGGCCTTTCAGTTCGATCTTGCGCGGCTCAGGCTTCATGGCAACGCTGCCACCTTCCGCCAGCCGTGCAACCAATATAGTGTACGAAGCCTCCTTCGCAAGCTTTTCGGATTTGCGAAGCCAACGCTTGTACTTATATCGTTCAACCAGCCGCCGCAGCCACTTGACCATTGTTTGCCTGTCCTGTGGCCGTCATACCTGTAACGCCATTTGCGCGGGCGGCCTCTTCCAGCTTTTCCTTGCGGATGCGATCTGCCTCAGCCTGATCGGCCAAAATCTTCTTGCGCTTGGCGGCCAGATCGTCTTCCTTGGCCACGAAGTACTTGGCGCAGCACGTTCCGTTACAGAAGTGCAGCATCGGAGCGGGCTGCGGAAACTCACCCAACGGAAGTACTTCGGTTCCTTCCTTCAGCGGCACAGATTGATACTGCACCATCAAGCGGTAGCGGATGCCATCGCCGGCGTCCGTGTTCTTGCCGCATGCGTCACAGGTCGTCACGTGCTGGAGAGCCATAGCCTTACCCCTTGTCCGTCAATTGCATATACAAACCCGTATCGACCAACTCAGCTACGCGCTTCATGACTTCGGCCACTCTGTCCTCAGGCAAATAGTGCATGACGACCGGGCGCATCATCGTATCGCCGGGCTCTCCCAACATGTGAACGATGATGAACGCCTTGACCTGCTCATTGTCGAAGCCGTGCTTGCGCAGCGCCGCCATGTAGGCGGCCTTGGCAGCGAACAAGGCGTCCGAATACTTTTCCGCATCGGCCTTGGTCTCGACGACCTTCTGATCGAACCCATCAAGGATTTTGCTGATCCGCTCTTTGGGTTGCAGCGCACATTCGCTTTCGCAAGCGCGTTGGCAGTACTCTTTTGTGTGCGGGCAGCGGACGAAATCCTTGGTCATGTCAGCAGCGGCCTCTCACCAAACGCCCTTTGCGTTATGGCATTTGTGTACATAGCGCACAAGCCATCTTCGAGCGGCTGATAATGGCGGCACGTAAATGGACGATCGTTGTACTCACCGCAGCGGCCATCTTCCGTCAACAGCGGACACCAGAAGCGCCAATAACCTTTAGGTGCTTTGTACCATGGGAGGAAAGGCACGCCGGCACGAACCATCCGCACCAATATGTACAATGGATGCACTTGATGATCGTCGCCTATGTTCAGCGTAAAGCCGCTACAGCAGCGGCCCGGCCTTGTGCAGATATCGCACAGGCTCATCAGCCTTCCTTCGTTTCCTGCCTCTCGGCCATCTTGATGGACAGAAGCTTAGTCGTAAAATCGTCCGCGCTCATAGTATGTACCAATTTGAACTCTAGCAGTTGGATGCGACCATCTTTGATGCGCTCTTTCAAATCGTCCAAGGTCGCCAGCGCGTCTTCTGTCTTAGCGGCAAATGCGTACCCATTCTTGCTATCGCTTGGCGTGACTTTCAGATCGAACAGCGAACTCATTTGGGTTCCTCTTCGATACGGCCAAAGGCGTCGCGCATTTCCCGCGCCGTCACTTGATGACTTGCACCGCTGCCCATGAATGTCAGGACCATATCATTGTCCACGATCGGTCGACCGCTAAGGTGGGCTTCTGCATCCACCATCCGCCACCACATACCAATACTTTCGATGGCCCGGTTGCGTTTCTCTGCCGCGACAATGTCAATCTTTGGTGTACGAAGGATGGCGGCAATGTCGGGCTGGAACATGCCATCGCTGATGGGGCTGACACTGGCCTTCTCAATGACGATTGGCTTCGGCTTGCGGAACCATGACAGGAAATCAATCATCCGTGTCATCCCCATTCTTGCAGCCGGGCAGGAACTCCACGCCTATCGTTGGTACAAGGCATGGCGTCCAGACTAACCCACACTTCTGGCATGCGTGGGCCTTGTGCAACTTCAACGCAAATTCATTCTTGTCAATATGTCTCTCATGGCACACAGGGCACCACAACAACATGGGTATCGGGACGATTACTCTATCAACGGTTTCCGGCATAGGTACTTTTTTCGGAAAAATTAAATACGGGTACTAAATTATCTTCGTACATACTCAGCGTTTCAACTCAAAGGCAAACCAATTACGCTTGGGTGGTGTCAAGGCTGCCATCATTTGGGCATACGCCTCTTTCCCTACCCACATTTGGCATGGCTTCAAGGCAACGCCATCCCACTCGCTCATGATCCATGCGGTCCGATCAGCACCGGCACCTGCAAGGTCCCATGCCGTCTTGAACGTTACGGGATCAATGTCAGCAATTGCGAGTGCTTTCGTTGGGGGAATGACAGTCGAGGCGGCGGCTGCGGCAGTACCTAAAAGGAACGCGCGCCTATTCATCGTCCTTGAACCTGAAAGTACCAAAGTAGGCTTCATGCCAATCCACCCCTGACCATCGGTACAAACGACTATTGGTGGTCAGGAAAAGCAACTGATCTGTGTCGCCTTCGATTGGGAGCTCATCCACTACGTACATCAGCGGAGGCATTGGCGGAAGCACAATATCCTTCCAAGGCATCATGCCCACCGAAAGGGTATCAGCGCTAATGCCATCTGCAATTATGGGCTCAACGATAGCAGGCGCGACTACTACCGCCGCCGTGCTGCCCATCAGGAACGATCGTCTGTTCATATCATGTGCATCAGATTGGCGACGACTACGGAAATAGCTAGTACCAAAAAGCACATGACGGACGCTGTGCCGAACTTCTGATTGATGCCCCCGGCGATGAATAGGCCGATGCTCATGCAGGCGAGTACTGATTGGGCGGTCGCCAGCGAACTCATACGACTACTTTCCCTTCGGAAGCACTTCCTGATCGTCAGCCATGATACGTACGCTGACACCGGGCTTGTTAGCAAGTCCATTGTACACTTGCAAGGCCCGATGCCAACTGTCTGTCCTGATGCCTTCGATCTCTCGGTTCTCTTTGATGAACCGAACTAGTACCCTGTATTGCTGCACCTCACGCGGCGGTGTGCACCAAAGCCGCATGCGGGGATCTTCTGTTAGTGCAGCGCCACCAGGTTGCAATTGATTGGCCGGTGTTGCTGAATCATCCTGCATACCTTGGACATACGCCCGGACAGAATGAACAGCAAAGACAGAACAATCAGAAGAGAAAGTACTAACAATGCACGATAAGGCGTCTGCGGGCTGTACAGCAGCAACAGGTCGATGCCGCCAACAGCCAGGAGACCCAGCGCCATGAACTTGATCATGTCTGCTCCTCCTTCTCAAAAGTGAAAACGCGCTGGATACCAAAAGAGCCCAACGCTTTCTGTTCTCGATACGCACTGTGTACTGGGCACAAAGCTAATTCTTCCTTTGTCCTCCGCCGAATACGGTTCTCAGACAACGTCGACCAAAGAAGATTGCTGCGGCGATTATCCAGACTATCGCCATTCTTGTGATCGCCAATATTGTGGAACAGCGATGGCGGGACGCCGGCACGGGCAACCACTACCTTGTGCATGAAGATTACGCCGCGCGGCCTGTGGACGCTCCGCCTGGCGTACCTTTTGCCACGCCATGTGACGGCATGCCATGCCCATTGGTTTAGGTACTCATAATCTTCGTTACTGACTATTGCGTACAGATCAGGATCGCGATACGATAGGTAGAGCCTACGATAAGGCAGCGGCTCAGGCCAGTGGCGCGGGTCGAAGTCGGGGTCAAGCCACATAGCGGGAACAACCAGACACGCGCTGGGGGCAGACGTGGGTAAGGCGGCCTAACGGGGGATGACCGTGTGGCCGCCATCTGATTGCCCCTGCTATGGGGCTTTGTACTAAAATTTTGGGCTGTTTTGCAACACAGTGGTCGCGATGGCTGGACATATTGCCATAAGAATCAGGGGGTTGCAAATAAAATCTACTACGCTGGTTTGCGGCGCAAGTAGTACTCTGTATCGGCCAAATCGGACAGCGGCGAGGGCACCCCATTAATGTACACAACACGGGGCACGCGCTTCTGGAAAAGCTGGCCGAAGCCAGTACCCAATTGGCTGACTTTAAACCCCGGCTCTTCCTTGAGAATTTTCTTTCCGGCTGGCGTTCCGAGCACAAGCGCATAGTTGGCAATCTCGTCGATCAAAGGGATCATACGCCGGTCGCTGGCCAAGGAGCCACGGTGGTACAAAAGATACTGGCCGGGCTCCAACTTGTTGACGGCTTCGCGCATGGCGTGCATGCTGGGAAACTGCGGGCGGACATTCATTGTTTGATATACGAACCTTTCTCGTCCTTCTCAACCACAATCACCTCTTCGAACTCGCCGCGGTCAAACGAGGCGTGATCAACTAGATAGATTGATTTTCTTTCATCCTTGGCACGATCGTGCAAGTACTCCAACAACTGATCCACGCCAGCGGGTGACATATGCTGAGTTGGCTCGTCGAGTACTAATACATTGGGAGTGACGCCGGCACGCGCAAGTAGGATCTCGGAAAGCGCGAACGTAACCGCAAGGTGCCATCGCTGGCTCTCGCCCCCGCTGTAGCTCTCCCACCGAACGGGCTCATCCACGCCGGGCGGGAATAGAGTAATGTACATCCCAAACTTGGTGTTCCCGCCCTTGACCTCCTTCTCGGTGTTGAACCTGATGGCCCACCCGATCAGCCCGAGCTGTTCCGCATAGCTGTTGGTCGTAATCTCCAGCTCATGCAGCGCTTCGTCGATCAGCTCCATTCGGATATCTTTGAAAGCCTTATTCCAGTACTTGTAATTCTCAGCCTCCGCTTCGGCCTTTGAAACCCTTGCTTGCGCTATCTTCAATAGGTCAGCCAACTTGGTGATGCGCTCCTGTGCGCGTCGCTCCGCCACTTCGTGCGGGTTAGCTTCACGGTAAATGGCGTCTGCTGTACGAGATTTGTCTTGCAAGCGGTCCTCGAGAAGCTTATGCGCAGCTTCCCAATTAGTATAACGGGATGTTGCTTCCTCCAATGAAGACCTTGCACTATGTACCGCTTCGCCAAAATCCTCTACTTTGGACGCAAGGTCCTCTACCCGCTTGCGCGCGTCCTCTATCGCGTTCTTGTCACGCTCGCACTGGGAAGCCTTATCTACGCGGACAGCGCGAAGCTGCTTCAGCTCATCTTGCAGATGCTTCTTGCTGACGGGTTGGCCGCACTGCGGGCACGTGGCTTCCTTGGCAGCGAGAGCCGCTTCGACTTTGGCGATGTCCTCATCGACTATCTTGAGGCGAGCATCCGTCGCGGCCTGAAGGCGCTCGGCATTGAGGAGTGATTGGCGGGCCTGACGAAGCAACCCTTCGTTACTCGCCAATTGCTGCTCCGCCAGCCGCAACTGCTCCTCCAAGCCTTGGGCGTTCCGGGGCCTTGGGGGAGCCTTTGCCGCGCTATCCTGAACCGCCTGTTTGGCGTCGTTTTCCTCCTGCTCGGCGGCCTTGAGCCGGGCAGCCTTGTCCTCCGCCCACCGATCGGCCTCTTTGGCCGCGTGCGAGGCCGCTGCATCGGCTTCCTCCAGCCCTCCCCTATGCCGCTGCTCGTCCAGCCGGGCCTCCGCTGCACGGGCTTCGCAGGCGCTCGCATGCTTCCCAGCGGCATCCGCGGCATCCAGCCACGTGTCCAAGGCCAGCGCCTCGGCGAACATCTTGGTTTGGGGCTCAGGGGTCATGTCGAGGAATTGGGTACCGAACTGGCCAATGACCAGCGCCCGCCGAAACAGGTCCTCGGACATGCCGAACGTCTCTGCTACTTCTTTTTGCTGGAGGACACGGCTGTTGTCATCATCGTCGCCCACATACAACTTGATCTCGTTGGGCTTGCGCGTGCGCTTGATCTCGTACATTTCGCCATTGCGCTTGTAGACCAACCGCACCCACGTGTTGGGCTTCTTAACATGCCAAGGCAGGATGGCATCGGCCGGTCGTTCATCCCGGATGGTCTTGCCCCACAGGCACCACGTCAACGCATCCCATATTGTACTCTTGGCTGCGCCGTTGGCACCCAGCTCAGGCTCAATCTTGTTGATGCCCGTGATGAAGTACAGGCCAGCCTCTCGGTTCAGATCGAACGAGTGCTTGCCGGTGAACGACTTAAAGTCGTTGAACTCAAGGAGGAGTAATTCTAGCTGGTGCATTCTGTCCCTTTGCCCACCGCTCAATCTCTTCGGCCTGCCGCAGGATTTCGTTGGCCGTCTGTTCGGTGCGCATGGGGAGATCGGTGAGCGGGTATGCGGCGATGGCGGCCTGCAAACACATCAGCCGGAATTGGGCCTCAGCCGGGCTTTTGTAATCAGCCGGTGGCGGAACTGGATTGGTTCTCACTGACGACATAATTGAGCAGCCTACAATCGTTGTACGACAGCATCAGCGGGTGTCGCGGGCTGCCATCTTTAGCATACCCCAAACACTTCAAAGGTACTGCGTACTTTTTTGCCATAACCCTGATCGCCTCAGCCCGCACATCCATCCATTGGTGCTGGACGCCGGCGAAGCCATTGCCGCCCCATGCCGCCACCACGGGCACATTGAGGGCATGCGCCCACTGGAACATTTTGTGTAGTACAAGATCACCCAGCTCACCCACCGCATCCTCGAAGCCCTCCTTGAAGAGCTCGGCCGGGTAAGGCGTACGCTTGGTGAAAAGGTTAACCACTCCGAACCAGCGAATACTCAAGCGGCGGTTGAAGCCCACCAGCTTGCGCATCGTGGGGTCATTCTTGCTGCGGCTGGCCAGCGATGGGTTCAGCATCAAGAACACGGCGCATTGTATTTCGTACGAGGGCGCGCCGGTGTCGCGCATCAACCAGATGCGATGCCTCTCGGTCGCTACTTCAGGCAACGGCTTGGATGCGAACGAAAGGTTCCTGATGGATTCTTCTTCAGGGCTCACGGCATCGTCTGTGCGGGAATGATCTTGCTTTCTGCCTTCCACTGGCCGCACCAATCGCGCGGCTGGACAACAGGCAACATCATCGTTTGATGGATGCGGGGATGGCCTTCAGGGGTCACGCCCATGTTGAAAGCAAAGGGCACAGGCGGGTTCAAGCGGCAAGCGATCCGCATGTCTTTGCCTGAGCTGACCTCAAGGCGGAAGTGGCAAGTGCCGCAGCACTCTGAAGGAAGCATGGGTCCGGGCATCATTCACCTCTACGATATCAGGGACATACCAATGTCCTCAAGCTCCCGCGTCAGGTTATGACGCTTGGCATGAGTACGAACTATCTCTTCCGGCTTCTTGACCAGATCACGCAGCGTGCCCGTGTCCTCAAGGCGGATGCGCTTGGGCGCTGGCGCTGCGGCCTTCAGCTCGGGCCCAAACAACTGCCAGCCCACAGCCGTGCACTCATCCTTGATGGCCTTGCGCATGTCGGGCCAAAGGTCGTAATCGGCGCGGGCAAGATAGACGCGGACCTTTACTTGGTCGCCCTTGTAAATGTCCTCATCCTTCTCAGCCTGCTCCAGCATTTTGATGGCATCCTTCGCCGAGGAAGGACGGCGCAACTCAACGAGCACCCTTTGAACACCGTTCAGGTGCAGGTCTTGCTGCTGATGCTTCCCAGCCTTGTTGGTGCCAATGTGTAGAACGCGCGGGGTGAAACGATCACCAAAGTGGATACGATAGGGCGCACCGACATACTCAATTTTCTTGTTGACAAGCTGCGGCACGTGGATGTCACCCGAGAAGACTTTGCCCTTGAAGCCATCAAAGATCGTCGGGCTTATTCCGGGGAGGAGCGTTCCGTTTTCGGATTGCGCACCATCGTAAGTCTGGTGCGTGAAGATGTATTCGTAATCGTTAAACGTGTCCACCGGCCAGGAATGAACGTCCCGGGTGCATGGTAGAAACAAGCCCATCTTGGAACCCCACAGGGGCAGCGCTTCCGGGCTGCTAACAAAGTCAACGCCGGGTACAAAATGGACGAAATCAAAAAAGGGCTTGCTAAGATCAAAGCCGTCGTGATTACCGAGTGAGACCGTAACCCGAATACCCTCCCGGACAAGACCAGCCAGCTCCATAACGATACGGTTAACAAGTACACTACTATGGTGATCCTTCGCATCTGTCAGGTCTCCTAGAAAGAGAACGCGCTTACATCCAAGCTCCTTGGCTTTAGTTTTCAGAAAAGGGAAGAGTGCCCAGCGGTATTCATCGTTGGGCTTTTCAGTGAAGTGAAGGTCAGCTGTTACAAGAGCGGACACGGGCTGGCCATCAGGGCTTCAAAGTCGTAGATCAGGATGGCCGCGCTACGCCGGCGATAGATCACACCCAACGGAGTAGCCTTAAAATCAACACCTCTTACATCCATCGTGGCGACGATCGTGGGCATCTGGTTCTGATGCGCGATCAGCAGCGGCACTTTATTCGCGCGCAAAGCATCGTAGCAGGTCTGCTCCCAAAAAGTAATAAACTCGCCTTTGCCCTTGACCATCGCGCTATCCAGCGCAAGATTCCTGACGCACTTGCACTCAACGGAGAAAATGTCGATCAGCTTGTGGCCAATGGGATCGGTAGCCGTGATGTCACCGCCCTGCGTCTTGTTCTTCTTGCCGCTCTTGTGCATCACCGTCGCGCGCCCACCTGACATAGCGCTGCGCCAGAACAGATCCTCGCGCAACCCACCAGACAGCCATTGGCTGAGCCGCTTGCAGATCAGGCGCTCGAACCCCGCGCCTTTTGCTTTGCCGCCACCCTTCTTCATTGAGGCATCCTACTTGCACGCCACGTATCCACCCAACCAGAATACTGTTGGCCGCTAACCCACCATACACAATCCAACGAGCAAACGTTATCGCGCTTGAAAAGAATACCCTGCACACGGACCTTGCAGGTCTCATCGCCATCAACTATTACGAAGTCACCCACGCTGGCGAGGCCCCCATCACCAAGGACCGCAACGACGTCATTCACGACGGCCGGCTCCTCTTATTGCGCGTGGGCAGGACGGCCTTATCCATTTCCCTCCAGCGCCTCTCTACAAGCGCTCCGACGCGATCCACTTCCTCCCAATACTTTCCATCGGGCAGATCATTCAGATCGTCAAGCATGTCCAGTATCTTGGTCATGCGATCCTTCGCACCCTTGGGCCAAGCCCCACCCACGTCCTCGATGGCATCAATCTCATTGAGGAACATAAGACTGGCGCGGAGATCATCCGTACCGAACCCGAACAGGATATCGAAATGGGCCTCACGCAAGGGAAGGCCAATCTTGTTCTTCTTGACCTTGGCCTTGATCTCCACACCGACAGGCAGCTTCTGACCGCGGGTCGTTTTGGTGATTGCGCCCATATGATGCAGCCACACGACCTGGGACGCGTAGAAGTTCAGAGCACGGCCGCCGCTGCGGCTGGACTTCTCTCCGAACATTGCGCCAATCTTGTCGCGCAACTGGCTGATGATCATAAGGTGGACGTTAGAGGCCTCCACGTCGCGCACCAGCTTGCGGAAGAGCTCCGACATTTTCTTGGCCTTCTGCGCGCCATAGCTGCCATCGGTGATCTCCCGCTTGACCTCAGCCTCATCGGAGAGCGCGTCAAGGGAATCCAGCACATAGAAGCCGGGCTTTTTATACTGTCTGCATTGCTTGCAGACGTCATTCAGATCATCGTGGAAGTCTTCCACGGTGTGAAGCTGCGGCTCCAGAAACTTAACGCGCGACATGGGCATGCCCAGCGCCGAAGCGTACGGCTTGTCAAAGGCGCTCTCGGCCTCCCGGAAATAGATGTCGCCCTTCTTAAATTTGCGGGCAAAGTTGCAGCTTGCCTCGATGGCCAGAAGGGTCTTGCCGGTGGAGTTGTCACCCACCACATTGCTGATGCGCCCCATCGGCCATCCACCCCCGAGCGCAAGGTCCAGTACCCTGCACCCGGAGGTGATGAACTCTAAATTGGGCTTTGGGTTGGAAAAGTACGCCCCGCCCTCGTCCTCATTCTCAAGCTGGACCCGCGCCATGCGCTACCGACGGCTGCCCCTGCCGCCCCTTTCACTGTCGCGCCCGCTATCACGAGAGCCCCTGCCACCGCGCTCGCCGGCGTCGGCCTCAAGGCGCACCCGCCCACCGCGCGGGGACTCTTCCTCGGCGGTATCGCGACCCCGGCCCCGGCTTTCGCCGCGCCCGCCACGGTCGCCGCGCCCACGACCAGCATCGGCAACAGCCTCCCGGGCGGTCTCTTCGACCTCATCCGGAGGGTCCGCTTCCGCAGACCGCGCACCCCCACCACGCCGCCCCTCCGGCTCCGCAGACCGGGCACTCGAACGTCCTTCCCCCCGTTCGCCGCGCCCCCGGCTGCCCTCCTCCGACTCTTCCCGGCCACCCCGGCTTGAACCCCGGTCGGAGCCGCGTTCTCCGCGCCCGCCACGGGCTTCTTCACGCCCGCCGCCCCTGCCGCCGCGCTCCTCGCGCCCGCCGTCATCGCGCCCGCCACGGCCCCTGCCGCGCTCTTCCTCCTCCGGCTCATCATCCGGAGGATCATCCCGACGGCTGCCCCGGCTGCTCCGAGTATCGTCCCGGGTGCGCTCAGGCTCAGAACCCCGGCCCCGGCCCCGGCCACGATCGTCGCCGCGCCCACCGCGGCCCCGGTCATCATCCCTGCCGCGCCCACGGCCACCCTTGTCCTCGTCTTCCTTATTGGACCGGGCCACCGTGCCAGCGAGCACCTTCTCAAGGTACTCATTGGTCTGATAATTGAGGATGGATGGCAAGGGATGCTCGGCGATGTAATCGAGCCACTTGATCTGCTCATCCTCGTCCTTGGAAATGTACGAGGGATCGCGGGCCACATCCATGCCGGGGTAGCGGGTGTTCAGGCCGGTGCCCTCCCGCTTGAAGAACAGATCGTAGCCGTCATCCGGATGATCCAGCACGATCACGGAATTGTCCTGCTGAGACTGGCAGCGCGTGGCAATGTCCTTGTCGGTGGACCACGACATGTTCCAGACCTGCGGCCCGGCTTCTTCGTTCTTGCGGTCGATCATCCAGACCAGCACGCGCTTATTGGCCTTGATCTGATTGAACAGCTCATCATCGCCATCCGCCTTGAGGCGCGCGGCCTCTTCACAGATCGGGCAATCCTCGTTGAGCATCTTCTTGGGGCAAAGGTACTGCCCATTGTCCGCGCCCACATTGCCGTGGACCCAAACGGTGATGCTCCAATGATCACCCCACGTTTCCGTGTCCTCCCACGTCGGGGGCAAGATGCGGACTTGCTGCTTCCCCTCCGGGATGCGCCAGACGGGGAAGTCCTGTTTAATGATCCCGTCGAAATTGCCGCCCTGTTGATTGGCGTGTGCGCTAACCGCTGCGGCATTATCGCGCTCGCGATAGCCGGACCACTTACCCATGTTCTTTCCCTTCTCTCGATAGGCGACCTAAACTCTTCAAATAATCCATACGCGACCGGTAATAGGCGAAGCTTCCCGCCCGCACTACCAGGTACGCAATGAACGGACTGCACAGCGCTAACGCCAGCGCGGCGATCAACCAGAACTCAGCGGTCACGAGACTGATTCCTTCTGTTGAACGCCGGATCGTTTTTGTGGGCATTGGCGACTGCTTGGCGCACCGCGCCATCTGTCGTCCAGTACCCGGACGCATAAAGCTGGACCAAATCCTTAATGGCGTAGCCGCGCTGATCGAACGCGCGTTCCAAAGCCTGCCACAGGTCGGCCTCAAGGCAGGCGTCACCATACTTGGCCGCCAGCTTCTTGATGGACGGCATTAGCATGATCTTGTTCTTGACGCCCGTCTCTGTCATCTTGCCGTCATCTTCGCGCCACCCAGCGCGCACCGAAGCATCCAGCTCGGCTTCCAGCTGTTCCTTTTCCAGCTTCAGCTTGTCACGCCGGCTCTTGGCGAACATGTACTCTTTGCTGACTTGATGGTACAGATCAGGATGCTCCGTCAGGTCATCATCCAATTCGTACTTTTGGATGCGAAGCTTCGTCTCCAGATCGTCCATGAGCTCCGGGGTCTTGTACCCATCGGGCACAGGAACATCGTTCAGGGTCACTCTTTCTCTTGCCATGCTATGACATACCCCACGCCTATCCGATCACGTTGGCACAGGCAAGGATAACCTGCCCAATACCATCACCCTTGTACATGACCTTGCCAAAGGCTTCGAGAACAGCAAGCGAGCGCGCGGCTTTTTTGGTGGTGTCGGCACCCAGCGCGACTTTCGTATGATAGCCGATCACAACCCGGCGTATACTTTCCGGGTCGAGGTCCTTCATCTTTTCAACCAGTGCCATGATCTGCTTGTAATTGGAACTCTGCAACAGCAGCCGGGCCAGCTCAAAAGCCTCCGGCGCATTGGTCGCGGACTGCAGGAGCTCGGCTGCTTCTTCAACAGACCCAGCTTCCATGCAAATGTTCAGGTTCGACAGGGCCTGCCGGGGGCTGCCATTTGCCTCGTCGGCGCACAGCCCAATGATCTCCCCGCCGACCTTGTCGGTCAGGATATTTTCTTTGTCAGCAATGGTGCACAGGAAATTGTACAGCTCATCGCCCGTCAGGTCGCGCAAAGCGTACGAGGCAAAGCGGGTCTTGATGCTGGCCTTCAGCTTCGTCGGCGCTGTCGTACAGAAGAACCAATAAATCCACGGGGGCGGCTCTTCGAGCGATTTCAGCAAGGAATCCAGCGCTTGGCCGGACAAGCCTTGGCACTCATCAATAATGATGGCGCGCGAACCGGACAGCCTATAGTTCAGCGTGGAAGTGATCTTCCGCATTTCGTCGATACCGGTGTTCGACGCTGCGTCAATCTCAAGGATGCCTTCATCGGGAACCCCGAACGCGCGGGCAGTAATGCGGGCCAAGGTCGTCTTGCCTGTGCCGGCGTTGCCTGTGAACATGAACCCTTGGGCGGACTTCTTGGCCACGACGGCCTTGAGAGATTTGACCGCGGCGTCCTGCCCTACCACCTCATCAAAGGTCTTCGGACGATATTTCGTAATCAAGCTCATGCGGCCAGCTTCCCCTTCCAGGTGTCGGACGCGTACTCGCCCGCCTTCTTAAGGTCATACCAACTCGGGCCTGCGGACATTTCCACCGTCAAAGGTACATTGACCCAATCGTAATCCGTGTACAGCATCTCGGTAACCACATCCTGCGCCCATTCATCCGCGCCCTTCTTCTTGCGGAAGAATGTCAAATCGTCATGGATGAACATATTGCACTGGTAATCAAGGCCGCGCTTGGACAGCCGCGTCGCCGCGCCCATGACGATGAAGGTCTCGCAAGCCTGAATGGGGCTGTTGATGACCTCGTTCATGGACATAGGCGCATGGCGGATCGTGCCATCCAGACTGATGACGTATCCATTCTGCTTGTAGAACTTAATGGCGCGCTCCTGCCATTCCTTCACGCCTTCAAAGGTGTACCAGAACTCGTCATACAGCGGGCTGATGACCTTTTCGGGGATGTCAAGATTGTTGGCCACACTTTGCATGGCCGAGCCAAAGAACAGCGGGAACGTCCAGCCATTCTTTACCACATCGCGGAACTTGCGGATCGGATCGTCTTCCAGGTGGAACTCGTCCATACGCCGCGGATATGCCTTGGCCAGCTTCTCGGTCCACTCCAAATGAATGTCATACCGATCCCAAAGCGCCTTGATGAACGAGCGATCCTGACTGGCCATCGCGATGATGCGCGCCTGAATCTGGCCGTAGTCGAACGCATAACAGTATTCATCCGAGCCGGGTCGTATCTGCTTGCGGACTTCCTTACCCTCAGCGTCGCGCTTGGGAAAGTTCTGCTCATTGGGGCCATCGGATGATGTGCGCCCCGTCTTGGTGAAGACCGTGTTCAAGGATGGATGCAGCAGCCCATCCTTCCAATAGTATGCGCCGCCCGGCCCCAGCTCCCGGATATAGGTCGACAGCATCTTCTCGACGCCGCGAAGGTGGACAATCTTGTCAAGGCCGGGCAGGTCAATTTCGTTCAGCACGTCTTCATCGGTGGAGTATTTTTCGTTGCCACCGCTATCGGTCTTCCAGCCCTCCTTACATTTGTAGACGTCCTTCAGGAGCTTTTCGACATCGTGGTTATTGGTGGGCTTGAACGGCCGCCCGATTACTCTCTTAAACTCTCGCGCAATTTCAGACTTGGCGATCTCGTCGTGCAGATCGCGTGCAATGTCTTCATATTTATGAAGCAGGTCTTCGTTCTCGTCCGGATCAATAGGCACGCCTTTGAGCTGCGTGAGGACGGCTGTTGGAACGCGAGACATCCGCTCGTTGAAATGCTCTTCACGTTTTGCATCCCGTATAAGATCAAACTGTCGAACGCCAAGAAAGTAATGGTACCGAGTATCGAGCCCATTATAATGTAGAGTATCTTCCAAAGGCTCATTGAGCATGTCCTCCTTGTCCAGCGGGCTTAGAACTTTAAGGTCAAAGCCGAAGTGTTGGCGCACGAGGAAGTTCAGGGACAGCGGCCCCTGCCTACCCTTCTCGCCGACACGCTCATCGAGCACAGCGGCCTGCACCATCGTGCAAATCCATTCGCCGGCTCGCAGGATGCTGTGCCCGAACAGGTAGCCAACCCACTCCATTTCAAAGGCCGCATTGTGGACCATCTTGATGACCTTGGAGCACAAGAACGTCTCGAAGGCATCTCGTATCTTCTCAAACTGCGCTTTCGTCCAGTTCGCCCGCGGATGCTCATAAGGGAAGGCCAGCACCTTCTCGCCCGTGCCAACCGCAATCGTCAGAAGGCGGCCATCATTGTACGGCCGGACAGTTTCGGTTTCAAAGTCCATGCCGACTGCCCATTGCTCGGCAGCCCATTCAAGGTGTGCGACGATCGTATCAACGTCCTCGTCCGTGCCACCCAGCACAATATCGACATTGATGTCGCGCTGGTCCACTTCGTGGTAGTACTGATTGACGTCGGCCCACTCGATCTTGTCCAGCTCTTTGAAGACGCGCCTTATGTCGAAGTCGAACGCGCGCTCATCCTCATTGTAGATGCCAGCCGCATCGTTCTGCCAATCCTTGCGCTTCTTAAGGAGCTCGGCCGGGCTGACCACCGGGTATAACCAGCACACATGGCCAGCAATGTTAACCACCGCCCGCCTGCCGCGCCAATCATAGATACGATCGTCGCCTACGGCCCATTTGAGCGCCGCCTGCCCCACGGCAAGAATGGCCTTGGGCTTGGCAGCGGCAATGTCGCGCTCCACGCTTGGCCTGCAACACTCGACCTCGTACTTGGCGTCGGTCAGCTTGTTACCGGGCGGGTGCGTGCGCACCACATTGTTGAAGCGGATGTCGCTTTTCCAGTCTTTGGGGATACGCCGGCGTAACAGCAGCCCCGCCTCCCCGGAGAAGTGGTCGTCCTGTTTATCATCGGTCTTGGACGGGAACTCACCCAGCACATAAAGGAGGGGCTCGGACGCCCCGCTTGGGGCCATGTGGGGGTGGGCGTTCTTAACCTTATCTAAAGGACAAGCTCTACATTCCAAGCGACGTAGCAATTCCGCGGAAGGTTCTCCCTTCTTGCCCTTGCCCTTGCCCGTGCCTGAGGCTAGGAAACCCATCTAACTGCCCTTCGCAAAGACCATACCCAAAGGATGGCGATGGCTGCCACCATAGTGGTGGCTCGACCATGTTTGCGGCTGGAACTGAAAATCAATAGGAAGGCCGGTCTGTGCCCGCAAGCGTTCGGAGATTGCGACGGTTAGAAGCGTCCACTTCGGATCATGCTCCCAATGGCCACCCCGGCTTAGATCTTTGTACCCCGCATCAGGAAACTCCGCGATGAAGGCTTCATCCTTCATGATGAACCGAACGTCAACGTCACGCCAATCAGGCCGGTGCAAGACAGACCCAACTAGGTAGCAGCCGAACCCATCAAAGGCCCGGTTGATCTGAATGCACGCCTGATCGAGTAGGAAATACGTTGGAGGACCAATGTGGTCAATTTTCTTGCGCCTAGGTGGTATGAGCGGGGGCTCACATGCGTACTTGCCGGGCTTGAACATTAGACCAGCCGAGTTGACGCCAAATAGGTGAACGTGCCAATCTGGAAGACGGCCGCCTTGTCGGTCAGCATCATCTTCATGGGATCATCCTTCTTTTTCTTATCGGCATCCTCATCGGGATTGCTGACGGGCAACACCCGCTTGATGATGGCGGGGTCAACGTTCACCCTGATATTGGGGTGCTTACCGAAGTCCATCCGATCGTCCAGCTCGCCGAGGCCGCTCTTGGTGTACAGGATGAGCTCCCCGTTCTTGACTTCCATTTCAAGGGTCTCGCCCGGGAGGCCGGCGAGCAGCACGAGCGCCCGCTCGATTGCATTGGGGAACTGGTCGGGCACTTTCTGGAAGCAGGGCTTGGCCAGCGTGTCATCCATGGTATCGAAGAATTTGTAGGGCTTGTTGACGTTGATCATGCGCCCGAAAATGCGGACGCCGTCATCATTGATGGCGTTGACTTCGCTCTCGGAAACGAAAAGCTTGCCGCCCTTCTTGCAGAGCTTCCTGACCAGCTCGCAGAAGTCGGAGGGGATGCAAACGCGCTTCAGCTTGTAGCCGGAAGGCAGCTTGCCGCGCACTTCCGTAATGCTGGCGCTATCGGTCGTGTAGGCGTACAGATCATCCTTGTCGGGGATGAACGTGACGCCGAGCTGATCCTGAACCGAAGTGTCGCGGCCCGCCGACAGCATGACCGTTTCCAGCATGACAAGAAAATCATTGCCAATCGTCCGGGTGGGCTTGCCAGTGACTTCGGGCTGATCCCACACCGAGGCACTCAAGGGGAGCAGCCCGGCCTCCAGCTTGGCACCAGCGGCCTTCATCCGCATCAGCGCCCCGTCCTCGCCCTCGACCTCTTCAAAGCTGACCGTGTCGGCCCCGCTGTGGGAAAGGAAGCCGGTGAGCAGCGCCCCATTCATGCCGCCCTTGAAAGGCGACTTGAAAGGTACCGTGATGCCGATCACATCATTGAAGGCCATCAGCGTGTCGCCGTTAAACCAGACGCACATCAGCGCCTCCAGCGGGCTCTTGGCCGCTACCGCGGGCGCGACCGTTTCAAGTGCCGCCAGCAAGTCCTTCCGGGGAAGTGTCTTGCCATCATTCGAAGTTGCTTTGCCGCCTCTGGCCATCATCAAAACCCTTGCGTTGCTTTTTAGGCATACGCGCGAGCTTTTCGGGCCTGCGGTCAGCGGGAATGTCCAATGTACTCTTGACGGGGCTGTGCATATAGAAGTACGACAGAAGCCAAGCGTTGCCTCCGACACGACGAAGCAGCGGGCACCAAGTCTTCTCACCACGCATGGGAATGGCGTACACTACTCGCACGAGTCCTCCGTTTGCTTGGCGTGTGCAAGGATGGCCTTCACGCGACGTTTATCGTGGGTTGTGTTGCCCCATGTCCCGTTGAACTTCTTGGAGGGCGGGCGGATGCCGGTGGCGGAAATGGCCGCCAGCCATTCAGGCTTCCATTCGTGGATGATATAGTGGTACGAATAAAGGCGCGGGCAATCCATTAGCGTCAGGATGCGCGAGCACCAATCATCGTTCCCAGCGTACAGGATGCGCATTACTCAACCTGTCGGGCAGCCGCAAGAACGGCCAGCCTCCGCCGCCGCATGTACGATCCATTGTCAAAGCCGCGCCGTTTCTTGCCCGACACCTTCTTTTCACCATGCAGGTAATCCTTGAGGTCGGCCTTCTCGGTCACCATGAAATAGTAGGACAGCAGCCGCGGTAGATCGCCCAGCGCGTTCAGCACTTGGCGTTGATACTCCGCGGTGGGCCAAGTTGCGTACACAAGTTTCAAAAGATTACTCGCATTTCAGGAACACCGATGCCAGATAACGGACCTCGGCAAACGGGAACAAAAGTCGCTGCCAATTCCTAGCCTGATTCTCGGAGAAGCAGAACACAGGCGACCCCTTAAAGAAGATGATACCCATGATGGGGTGAACCAGCCAGTACTTTTCCTTGATGTGAAGCACATGGCCTTCCGACGCAAACTGCGCATCGGGCAACGCCTTGTAAGAAACTCTCTGATCGTCAGCTTCCATGGGAAAGCTTCAGCCGGTGGCGGAACACATCTACGCCGGCGTGCTCCTCGAACTTCTTCATAAAGTAGACAATGGCGCGGGCACGAGCTTCATAATCGTGCGCGCAATCCAGCACCGTAACCCCCACCTCGTTTTCCAGCCAGTTGGATATCATGGCGCGTACCGACGGGCCCATCAAGAGGAAATGGTCGGAAGGGGTGCCCTTGTCACGATCGGTGGCGCTGATGGTGTGCTTGAGAGGCGCCTCCTTGTAATTGGGCTTTCCGTTCTTGAACTTGGGGATCAGGATTGATCCGTACGCGGCCGTCTGCGCCCATGACGTTGCGTCGCAGGTCGTCCAAGGGTAGCGGGCCATCAGAGGGAAGCTGCTCATAGCAAAGCCGTGGGTCTTGACCAGCGGCTTGCCCTTGTGATCGGTCAGATAGGTGAAGCAGGTATCCAGCCAACGCCGGGCCTCAGATGCGCCACACAGATTGGTCGCCGGGGAAAGGCCGATGTAGGGCTCTCTGTCCTGCAACATGCGCTCCAACCAGAACCAGCGCTCTCCGCGGTGGAACACAGGAATGGGGGAAAGCCCCGCCTTTTTCATCTTCTGCAGGTTCTGATAAGAGGCGCGGGCACCGGCTTCCGCATCGTCCGCGGTGCGCTTCTTATCCTTCTCGCCGGGAATCACATCCAGATTGACATAGGTATCAATGTACTGCAGGTTGTCTTTGATGTACTTTATGTAATCGTTCAGGTTGATCTCAGTCTTCTTCGTGAACGCGCTGAAAGCCCCTGAATCTAACATAATAAAGACTTTTTCCTTTTTGGGCTCTTCGAGCCTAACGCGTGTCATCAGATGCGTAGCTCCGAATATGGAGGCAGGGCACGTTCAACTCTTGGTACACCTTAATGACTTCGTGCATATCGTCAAAGGCCATCTCAATGAACCAGCCTTCTCTCCGCACCTTATGGACCATCCCCCGCTTAACCTCGGCCGTCGTTGTGCCCCAGTCGCCATTGGCGCGAGCCAAGATGCGGCTGCCATCAATCGGCACGTCATGCTTGTACAGCCAGTCCTGCATTTCAGGGATGGACCCTTCATGCTTGCCGGTAAACAGAAACAACGGATGAACCTTGGCAAGATTGCGCGCCAGCTTCACCATCTGGTAAAGCGGCGGATCACGGTAGAACTTCTCGTCCCACTCTTTCCACTCTTTCGCCTTGGCGTGGTGAATGCGATGGCTAGGGTCGGAAAGCGTGCCCTCCATGTCGAACACGTAGCAGGACGGTTTACCCATTACAAGTCAGCCCAAAGCTTTCGATGCTTTACAATTACGTACGGAACAATCTCCGCCTTGCGGTTTCCATCGTAATGAGTACCATGCTTCATTTCGGAAAGGATGGCAAGGTTGGCTTCAACCGAGAGCGGATCAACCTCGTAGGCCTCCGGGATGCCAAGCTGGCCAAAGACACCCCAGCGCCGGAAGCATGAAATGCAGTGACCGCAAGGCGTCGGCGTGTTGCTGAGGCACGAGTTCGTGTTATGGATTTCCTCCACCGACACGCCACGCTGCAACAAATACTCAACGATCGACACCTTGTTCCAACCGCGGGCGGCCAGCGGAAACATGACCTCCAGGTTGGGCTTCATCGTCGTGTAGCTGAGGACCGTAGTCATCATATGACGGAACGTGTTATTCTTATCAACCGCCTTGGCGTGGGTTTCACCCGCCAACGCCCCAATCCACAGCTCATCGGGCAAGGTCATGCAAGCCGCAAGCGCCGCCAGCGCCATGTTGCGACCCGGAATGTAAATATCGCCGGCGAGGCCCATGGTCTTGATCCCATCCTTGGTCTTGCCCAGCCAGTCGACGCGTCGGATATCAGTTTCGGGCGGGAGGGACCTGATCTCTTTCTCCAAGTAGGGCTGGCCAATGTCGAAGAAGATTGGATGAACTACGACCGGCTCAGCGCCAATGGGGATGTACCCTTTGCAAAGGTAATACATGGCCAAGCTATCGAGGCCACCCGAGTAAAGGATTGTCACCTTGGTCATTTGTTGGCCTCCGCCGCCAGCGCCAGAAACTCCGAGCGAGCCTTGGCATCCTGGAACATTGCACCCCGAAAAGCTGTCGTGGTCGTCCACGTTCCTGCAATGCAGACACCCCGGCTTTCCATGCACCGGTGTCGACAGCGCACAAGCACGCCCGCGCCCTTGGCGTCAAGATGCTTGAACAAAGCGTCGACTATCTGATTGGTCATCCGCTCCTGAACTTGCAAACGGTGGGCAAAAATATCCACCAGCCGCTTCAGTTTGGAAAGCCCCACGATCCCCTTCTCGCCGGGGATGTAGGCAATATGCGCCACCCCAAAGAACGGGGCCATATGATGCTCGCAGAAGCTATTGACCGGCAGGTTGGCCTGGAAGATCATTTCATCGTAATGATGACCGGCCTCTTCGAAGACCTTGAGGACGTCCTCCGGCTTCTGATTGTAGCCGCTAAACCAATGCTTGAAGGCTTTAGCCACACGTACCGGCGTATCCTTTAAGCCCTCACGGTCGAAGTTGCCGGGCTCAATCTGCTCCAGCATTGCCCTTACGGCCGCCTGAATTTCAACTTCACGCACGGATAAACAGGCCCCAAATCTCAGCGTGCCCGGCACGCAACTCAACTGTCTCTACCGGACATACGGAACTGAACCCATTAAGCTGCATAAAGTGTACTAACCAGCGCTCATCCCAAATCGTATAGTGGTACTCCCAAAAGGCCCATTCAGACTTCCGATGGGGCACGGCAATGAAGACAAGGCCATCGTTGGGGTCCAGCATGCTCCGCGCCGCCGCAATGGCAGCATAGGGATTGTAGACGTGCTCCAAAGAATGATTCAGCACGACGAGGTCGAACTTCTCATCCTTGAACAAATGGCGCAGGTTGGGATCGGTCATATCCCAGCGCCGGATATCCAGGTTGAACGGATTGATACTGAAATGAGTGTCGACGCCCGCCACCCGCCGCACAATGCCCGGGTTCATGGACCGAAGCTGGTTCAGGCAGGTGCCGTAGTCGCACCCCAACTCCAGCACGGACTTGGGCAGCCCAAAATTGTGCTCGAACAGACGATGTGCAAGCCAGTCCATGCCCTGCCGGGCATAGCTCTCAATCTCCCGCGACCGACCATCATCGTCATGGTTGTGGTGCGCTGTATGCTCCGGCATGATTCCTCCTAGAAGGGCTGGACTAGCCTACTCGCCGTTGACGGCCTTGGCGATGTCCTTGGGGTTGACGTCGTTATCAGCCATGAACACCGCGACGTGCACGAACGCACCGCGGGCCTGCCGCAGCGTACCGACCGGCATGTCGATACCCTTGGCCTTGACCTTGTTGGCCAGCGCTTCGATGCTGTCGCCGGGCTTGGCCGCGATCAGCTTCCAGACGGCCTTGATCTTGCCGTCCTTCTTGGGCGGAGCGCCCTTCTTCTTCGCGGGAGCCTTCTCAGCGGGGGCCTTGTTGGCAGCGGGCTTCTTGCCTTTGCCCTTGCTTGCCGCCTGCTTCTTTTTTCCAGATGCCACGGTACTATCTTCCTTCTTGTCATCGCCGGCACCATCACCGGCATCAGGCGCAGCCGCTCCGGTACCATTGGTCGACTTGTCTTCGGACTCACTATCGTCCGAAGCCGCATCCGGGAACGGCAGGAACGGCTTCTTGTCCCGAAAGGGGATGATAAGCCCCGTCTCGGCAAATTGCTGTCCAGCAGATCCAAGGCTGGCCCAATCATCATCCGACGCTGCGGACAACCCCTTGGCTAACCTACCCAGGTACTCATCGCGGTCTTCACCCTTCTTGGGCGTGACCTTGGCCACCTCTTGGAACTGTTTTTCCAATGGTGACACGGCCTTCTCTGTTGCCATTCTGGTAATCCTATGTTGAAACAGCGGCGGGTTGGCTGCCGTCGCTTATATCATACCTACGTGATTTAGTTCCTATTGGCAAGTACGCACCATTAGGTACCAACGGCCGGGTACGCGGCGGCACAATTGGGAGTTTCCCACACAATGATCTGCCGGAGCCTTGCTTTTGTTGCGCTTCTCGCCTTAACACGCGGCTCCAACAAAAAATACCAATGTTTGGCAAGATTCTCAGCGGTGGGCGTAAAGTCAACTATGTACATCTTCAGATCACCCAGCCCCTTCGCCTCCACGGTCGATACTGCATCAGGCTCGCCACTAAACTTACGGTTGATCAACCATTTAACTGCATTATCAATCAGCTCAGGAATTGCACCACCAGCAATCAGCATCGGCCGAAGCAAAGGATCATCGTACTTGAGAATGGTGCCATGATCACAAGGCTTGTCAATCTTGTCCATCATTTCCTCTTTGAGGAAACCGAAGTCAAGGAGCATGCCGGTCTGCTCGCCGGTGTCATGCAGCTCTTGGCCTTCACAAACAGCCTGTATCGTGTAACGGTGGCCATGCGGGTTCCGGCACTTGCTGCCATGATCCTGAATGCGATGACCGGCGTCGATGCCGATCTCTCGCGTGATGGTGAACATGGGGGCTCCTTACTTCGTCTGGCTAATCATACTATCCGACGAAAGGACCTGATGTACGTCATGGCAGACGGACAGCAAAAACCCCTCCCACGTCGGGGGAGGGGGAGGCATTTGGCCGACGCCCATGAAGTGTGCCTTGAACATTGCCGCCAGATCAACCTTCTTGGGGTCGGCGGAAATGGCGCGGCAAAGCTTCTCATTTGTACTCTCGCGCAAACCGCGGCGGTCACGCCGGCACGGCCTGTTGATTTGGCGTTGGCCAATGTCCGTCATGAAGATACGCATCAACTCACCAAGCTCAGCGGGCGCGGAGGCAATCTTCTGCATGATCGTGCCCAGCTCAGGCTCCATGGCCGTAAGGGGCACGTTCTCATAAAAGCGCTCTTCGGATTGATCGGCCCCCAACACCTGCGACACCGCCAACTCCAGAACACGGACACGCGTCTTGGTCTTGTCCTTGTTGAGCATCGTCATTTCAGGGGTGCGCTGGTTGGAAAGGTCGTTAATATGATTGCTATACATCCGCTTGAAAAGACCCATCACGTGACGGGCATCGGTAATATCCGGATAACTTCTGCGGAGCTCCGCAAACTTTACGTACCCATCTTGGATCAAATCTTCCAACTGATAAAAGCTGGCCACCCGCCACAGATTGCGATGCGCGTAGGACACCATCCATCCGCGGATGCCGTTGTCCATGAGCGGGTCGGTCTTCTCGTTGTCAGTCTTTCCCCTTCGCGGCATTTTCTTCTTATCCCGTCCCTAAAAAAGTCCAAGCCCCGACGAATATCAAAATATCACTGCCGAGCACCGTTGGCATCCCCCTCGGCAGCAAGGGACTTGTATGAGCAACCCATGTCCTCAGGAGGGATGGGGGCTGCACCATGCCGGGTGCGGTGTTCACCATTCTGAAAAGAAAATTGCCTCACCCTCAACAGGCGCGGCGGTCACCATCATATGCTTTTTGCTGGACGCGACGCAAGGGAAATCTTAGCGCAAATTTCTTAATTCACGAACTTGTTGGGGAGAGAACAGCGCGGGGTCCTTTTCTGTCTTCATCATGTGTACCTTAAAGCCAAAGTGCGCCACCCGATCATTAATACTAAAAGCATCCAACGAAGCGTCGCGATCCAAAAGTACAATCTTGCGCTTAAAGCGGTCGGACAGATCGCCCAACAACGACGCCTGCATGCGCGACATATTCTTTCCAAACAAGCATGTGGCCCTGATTCCAAACTCTCTGCCAAAGAAGTCGACGCGCATCGCATCGAAGGGGCCTTCCACCACGACGAGCGTTTCATCGTGCGCACGATCGAGCTCCTGGTAGTTCCAAAGGCAATCTGTGATGACACGCAGCGCGGGTGGTGTTCCCTCAGCGCGGGCCTTGTCCTCTTTTGTCGTCAAAGTCTTGTAGCGGGGAATTGCTTTTTGCCCGATTGCTCGGCCTGTCCAGTTGACCAGACCCTCCTTCATAAATATGGGGATAACTATGCGGTTGGCGAACGGCCCCATGCGGGCGGCCCGCAAGTGGTAATCGTGCGCCAGCCCCAAGACTTCGGCATCCTCGTAATCTCGGTCTTCTGAAATCAAGTAGTTCCAAAAAGGCAGGCTCTTACGATCGTCGGAAATAGGAAACATATCCTTCATGAAACCTAGCTTCGCAGACCGCTTGGGAGCCTCGCTGGCAGCCAACCCCAACACTTGGGCAAGCTGGTCGCCGAAGCCCTCCTCCGGGCCTAGCGCGGCCTCCGGCTTGGAGCCTGCTAGGCGGTGGGCCTCTTCCATGGAGCAGCCGATCAGGGCGTGGATCAGCCGGGCGGCCGAGCGCCCGCGGTGGGTGGAGTTGCGCCAGCACCCCCACCCTTTTCCTTCGAGGCTGATGCCTAGGTGGAAGCTGGTGTCAGACGAGCCACATAGAGGGCAACGGATGTTGATATTGCCCTTGGCGACGTTGGGGCCTTGCTCAATAAAGGCGATGCCGTGGTTCGTCAGAAAGCGTCGCCAGTCCATGCAAAGACTTACCAGCGGCAGGTGGCGAACGTTTCCACTTGGTCGATGTCAGCGGCGGGGATGGCGGTCTGATCCCCATACTCGTTAACGATCACGACAAATGCGCCCTCGTACTTTACTGCCAGATCATAGCTACCGCCAGCGCGGGGACGGTGCTTGAACTCTCGCACCGTCCCATCCTTCATTGTGACCGTAACGTCCACTACTGCGCCTGTGCCTTGCCACCAAGGTCGACGACCAGCGGCTTGATGTTAAGGTCGAACGGCTGAGTGGAATAAAGGTACTTACCATTCCACTGGACATAGGCATCGCTGGTCGTGTGACAATAGATGTACGGATCAGACGGACCATAAGTGCCATCCTCGCCGGGGCCTTCCACCCTCTCCCACGATCCACCCAAGTTCATGCCTTCATTATTCTCATCATGACCGTAAGCCCTGATCCACTCGACACGCGCCGACTGTGTCAGCCGCTTTGAGCCCGACGTGCACTTGCCCTTCACCGCATAATACTGGATCGGACGGCCGTCATCGGAAAGAAAGACGATGTAGCCGACAAGGCCCGGCTTGCCCATCGTGGTACGCTTGAAGGCTATGTTGTCCGCCTCGTTGTTCTCAGTCGTGGCGGCGTCAACCTGCTTGGCCAGATCCAAGCTTTGACGTTCAGCATTGGTCGGCGGTGCCGAACTGGCGCAGCCGTCGCTCTCATGTCCCTTACTCGCACCCATCAGCAGGATGGTACCGGCGAGCAGGAGGGGTATGGCAAAAATCCTACGCATGTCTGTGTTGCTCCTTCTTTGGTGCCGCTACTTAGCGGCGGGCGGATCACACCAATTAGGCGGGTATGACGAAGGCAGCGGTGTCCATGCCGACGTCGACGCCGGAAGCCAACGCTCCGGGTTTCTGAAAAAGCCTGCATCAAGCCGAGCAGCGCGGGAGTTATACTGGCCCACCCAATCGAGGCAGGTTTGCATGACGCCCGTCAATTCGGTCTGCCGGGCCATCGCGCGATCCTTATCGTTGACCTCGGCCCACCTCTCTAGCGCTGCGGCGTTCTTGATCTTATTGGGGAACAAGTCAAGAGAGGCGCTGGTATCGTGGAACCATTTGTACTGGGTCAGCATGTTGTCGGCGTCGATGATCTTGTTGACCACCCGCGCACCTTGCTGGACAGGATTGGTAATGGTGTGCAGAAAGCAGCCCACCACGCCGACAGCCGTCAAGCTGCAAAGCAAAAGAACCAAGACACGTGTCAAGGTCCAGAACGGCCTCTTCTCGAAGCCTTCTTCATAATCGTAGCCCATGTACGCTCCTTCAGATTGTAGGGGGCAGGACGCCGGCGTCCTTCAAATCCTGAACACGAACCGGCAACTCATTCGGGACCTCACGCGACCCAGCCAAAGCGTTGTGGACAATTTGACAGGCCCTTTCCCTAGTATATACTCCGGCCCGGCTAATGTTGGTTATGTACCCACACTCGGCAGGCCCCCACCAACCACTATGCTCGTGGGACCAAATTAGATAACGATCATCCTGCATCATAGGGCTCCTATTCCGAGCCGTATTCGGCTGAAATTTCGTCGCGCAATTCTTCCGGGGTGTCGGCTGCGTAGGTGGCGACATGCGCGCTATAACAGCGGACAGCGGCCTTAAACTTGCCGCCCTCAAACCAGCATTGGGCATTGAAGTTCCAGCCCGGATAGTTGGCCGTGACATGTTCGACTTTCATACGCGCGGCGATCTTCTGATCCACCTCGCCGTCGAAATTGGACATAAGGTTGTCACCAGCATCTGGCCAATCGTGCGGATAATCAGCTAGTTCTACTTTTGGCATCTGTCCCTCCATTACTGCTGGCGGTTAAATTCATAGATGTATTCGCAGCGACGATATGCTGCGCCCGCTGCCTGACTGTCGTCGTCAAACCGCTGCCGATGTGCATCATCCAGACATCCTCGACACGGGCGAGCATCTTTCCGTCTTTGTCGAATAGCTCGACCGCGCGGCGCTTCATGTCGGGATTAGTCCAGACGCGGACATTGTTGACGCAGGCCAGATCAGCTGGCCTTGCTCTCTCCGGTTCTACGGTTGCAAATCCCATTTTGTGGCTCCGATTATCGAACTTCGATGGTTGGAATTAGGGCGACAATTGGCGCGTCGAACTTATCGACGGCTCGAACAGCAGCGATGGCGCAAAGGTCCGCAATGCAAGGAATGTGATAGCCGTGCCGTTCTAGGACCGGCATCATCGCCTCACGCGCCGCATCGACCTTTTTATAATTAAGATCGTGGGTAGCGCTTCGCACTGCTATAAATCCAAGTTTGAGTGTCACTCTTGCGACATTGTCTTCATCGATCCAGTCAACCTCACCGCAGTTCTTTGGATCAGAACAGTTTCGGTAGCCAATTTTATTGCACTCTCTACAGCGCGGCATAGGGCTCGTCTAGTTTTGGGGTTGAAGGGAAAGATAAAGCGCATCGAACTCGCGCCCGGTAACATCGCTGCAATAGGGCTTGTCGTTGTCGCCAACCGGGCTGTTGTCTATTAGGTCGCGGGCAGCGGCCTCAATCTTCCGAAGGCGAATGATCTCGTCAACCAAGACATTGGCCTCGCCTTGAGACAGAGCCAAGCAACCATCCCTGCTGTCCCTGATGATGCGGTCTACGCTCGGCTTCGTCATTTGTGGCTCGCTTTCAGTTGACGGTTGCATGGAGAGGGACGCGCATATTCCAGTGGTCGCGCGCTTCATCCAGGGTGTGCCAGTAACAGGTCATGGCGTGGCACTTGCCCTCGCACTCGACGCGGTAGCCAGGCCCCGATGGGAAGATGCTGCCGTGGCACTTCATGCTGGCGAACGATCCGCAGAACGGGCAGCGATCAAGAGTGGTTGGCAAGATACGCTCCTATCTTTTCCGTGGTGGCGCTGGCGGCGGTGGCGGCTTAACCGCCTCTGGCGGCATGGGCTGGCTCTGTTTTTTCTTTCCCGACATAGACCCTCCGCTCAGAGTGTTGGACTGTATTGACGGATGCGGTCGCGCAGATCGTTAAGGCAGCTTTCCGCTTCCTCTGCCCGTTTTCGCCACGCCTCGTATTCCGATTTCCATGTCAGGGCGGCGCGCGCCACGGCTGCGGCATCATGGAGATTGTATTCTAGCTCGTCCGGCAGGGCACCATTGCATGGGTAGTGTTTCGCGCTGCCGATCAGAATTTCGGCGGTCTGCTGGACCTTCTTATCGGAGGCGTCGCGTAACTCCGCGAGGCGGTTTGCCTGCCATGTCGGATCGTTGTTGTGGTATCCCATAGAAGGCTCCCTTCACGGCTCGCGCGGTATTGCGGGTTCGGGCGTGGGCCTCTTTTCGCCCTCGCCACACCAATCTGTTTTGGAGACGATGGGCCACACGGCAACCCAAGGGGCTTTCTGCTCAAGCCGCTCTTGGGCGATGGTTGAACCAACGGGGCAAGCGCGGCGGCATTGGCTCGTTGGTGTGTCGTAAAATTTGCAGTTCTCGCAATTTGTCATCATCGTTCCCTCAGTGTGCAAAGCAGGCGAAATAGATCAGCCAGGAAAAGAGGAACCAGCAGCCGGCGGCGGGCATATAAAACAGACCGCTAAAGTCCAAGTAGCCGCTGCTGATCTTTGACAGCAGCCAAGCTGATCCGCCCAGGCTGATGACTAGAAATAAAACCCAAACTGGAATGTGCATTTGGCGCTCCTCAACTATAAGGGGTTGAAATGACACAATTGCTCTTGTTACAATCGCGAGCCGCCGCGTCAGCACTAGCTTGCGTTCGGTAATTCAGAACGGCCAAACGTTCCTGATTATCAAACACGATCCATTCTCGCTTATGCTGATGAACTGTAAAACGTGGCTGCTGTTGATCCATGTCTTTACCTATGGAGCCTGAAGCTCATGCGAGGCTTCTGATTGTTCCTGCTTCGCATTCATGGCCGCCAGCGCTTCTTGATAAGGGGTGCGCTCCTCCGGCAGATCGACATTGTACATGCCGGTCACTTTGCCATTGGTCAGCGTCAGGATGTTACCCTTGACAGGAACCTGCCAACGGTCGAACATGCGCTCCTCCGCCGAACGGTTCGGATCGACCGCGGGCGCATCGTCGAACAGACGCAGCGTCTGCTTTTTATACTTATCGCCGAGGAACCGATAATTCAGAACGCTGATCGTCGCATCCCAGTCAAAGGCGAACTTGACCAACTGGTCACGATCGTAAATGCCGATCCGGGTGATGGCCTCAACCGGCACCCTGTTAAGAAAGGCGCATGTGCCCATCGCCTGAAGGCTGAGCTGCCATTTGTCGGAACCAATGTAATGCCGCAACGCCTTGCGCTCCTGTTTGGTCAGGTCGATCAGGGACTTGCCGCTGGGGTTGTCCTGACGGTGGGCAACCTGCGCCAGCACATCTTCATCGGGCACGAGGAAGACCTTGGTGTGACCCAGCTTGTCGGTGTCAATCTCAACGATGATGCCGCCTTCTTTCTCGCCCTTGGCCGCCGTGAAGCAGAAATAGGGCGCGTAAGCATCCGTCAGGTAGACAGCGTCGCGATTGCTGTTCACCGTGTGCTGCCAGTTCCCCCGGCGTCCAGCACGGGGCTTCAGGCCATCGGTCAAAATGCTGTTAAGGAAACGTTCGCCGGTTCCGTGGTATAATTTCATCAGTCGAGCCTCGACACTTCGAAGGAACCATCCTTCTGGAAAATGCCGACCCATGCGCCATCATACACGACGATCGTCTCATCGCGGAGCTGCGCCTTGGCCAGAACAATCTTCATGGGGTCGCCCGGGTACTTAATGCTGAACTCGGACGGGCCCGAGCAGCGCCGGAAGCCTTCAAGGGGGCTCCAGCCGCCGCCAAAGCAATACCGATCTTCGATCTGTTGCGCAGCGGAGCGCGGATCATCCTCATTGATGAAGGCCGGGATGAAGCCCAAGGCTTCAGGGCTGCACTGGGGATGAACAATTTCAAAATTGATCATATCGCCTCCTGAACGAATGATAGCTTTACGTATACCGGAACGCTGGGGGCCAAGGCCCTCTCTGGCCAACCCTTCAGCTTCACCCAATAGGTAGGCGCGACCGGGTCGGGTTTCAAGTACTCAATCGGTATGAAATTGTTGAACCCATCGCGGCGCATGAAATAGAACGCCTCTTCCTGCGCCGCCTTGTTGCGGGAAAGCCACGCCACGGTGACCGCCTGCAAGCCCCGGCCGTCGGCGGCGTACATAGCCGGGTTCTGCTTTTCGCTGGCGTAGATGTGGGGGATGATGCCGGGTTCGTTCCTGATGCAATAGCAAAGGCGAACTCGGCTCATTCCCATTTGCCTTTCAGCAAGTCAGTCAACGAAACAAACTTACCTTTGGCAAGAGGGTCCGGCCGACGACCACCGAAGTAGCGATCCAACACCCGCTTGAAGGCAGCGATGTTCTGTTTGGCCCGCTTCACTGATTCCTCTTTGGCGTTATTGTCATAGGCATCGATCAAACTCTCTTCGGTGTCGATGGCAATGTTCAACGCCAGCCGGATCGCCTTTCTGTCGGTCAGAGCCATCGGATCAATGCAGCCTCCTCCGAACCGCGGCCAAGATGTCCTCCTTCAGTGTCTGGCGTGCGCCTATAGGCATACCATTGGGGAGGACTTCGTTCAGCAACATATCCACCGCCTCCGATGGGGGAACGTCATGATGGACGACCCCATCGTGGGCAATGTCGGCGAGGTGTTCGACTTGCGCGCGGTGCGTCATGCCGCCACCTCATACAGGTTGGAACCATCGTACACAATCTTCCCAATCTCACCAGTGACTTTGGTGTCTTCGGTGAGGCTGCTGTGCACGAGGTTGGTCTTGAAGGGGAAGCCCTCAAGCTTTTTGGCTTTGCCGATGGCTTCCTTCAAATTGCGCGCCTCGATGAGCACGGGGATTGATGCGGGGATCAGCGCTTTGAAGGTCTTCATTTCGCCTCCTCCAGCGCCAACTCCAGCGCGTGCTTCTTCATCGAAGCACCCTGCCCGAACCAAGCGCTATACAAGCGGCCATCATCCGTCCGACCCTGTTCGTGATCGACGACATACGTGACCGCGTTCAGCCAACCCCAAGCCGTGCCTTGGGCGGTCGACGCCTGCGCACCGGGGGCCTTCTGCAAGGCGTCCTCGAAGCGCTGGATCATCAGCGGCACCTTGGCATCGCCGGACTTGATCGCGTCCAGCGTAGGCTGCTCGACCTTCAGCAGCTTGTAGAACAGCTTGGTCGTCTTGGCCGCCGTCAGCTCGACCTTGGCCAGCTTGTTGCCGATCTGCTTGATGCTCTCACCGCGCTGGATGGCCAAGCCCAAAGCCTGAGTGGCCTTCTCACGCAGCTCCTTGCCGAACACCTGACTATGGGGCATCCGGAAGGCGCGGCCGTCCAACGAACCCTTCGCGCCGCCGCTGCTCAGCGCCAGCGAGATCGTATTCCAGCACCACTCGCGCGTGGCAATGAACTGCGCCCGCGCCGACTTGCCGCCGACATGGGGGCTGGTCAGGAGCACGTAGTTGCTCATGCCGTCGCCCTGCTTTGCTGAACCGATATTGTAGGACTCGCCAGCCTTGGCCAGCGCCCACACATATTCGCCGCCGCGCACGCTGCCGATGGCTTTCATCTCAAGATCGCCAGCGTTGACGAAGTCGGTGAAAAAGTCGACCGCATCCGAATTTTGCAGCGGCTTGTAACCCTGCCCGACAATGGACAGGACCTGATCATTGTCGGCACGGACCAGCCCGAACTTCTTCGCAATGGGCTCAAAGCCCTTGCTGGTCTTCACCGCCAGCTCGCGCTTCTCGACTTTCCAGTCAAGACCGCTGGCCTTCAACATATCCTTGGGCGAGGTGCCCTTGGGGACTTCGATACCGGAACGGCCCCAAGGGGTTGTGCCGGCGTAGGCGTTCAAAGTTCTCGTCATTTTAAATCTTCTCCTGTTTACGGTTAAGGGGGTGCTCTCCACTATTCCACAGCTTCAGAAACTCGGGCCAATTGTCCCTATCCAGAACTGTGCGGCGGCCAGCCTCATTGAAGGCATGAAGGATCCAACCGCGGCTATGCACCAGCGGGGCAGTTTCCACGAAGCTCACCGCCTTCTGCAGGTCGGTGAACTCTTCGGTGTGGAACTTGCCCGGCCCCGTCCTGACCGTGGCGGAAAAACCAACGGCATCCATGAACACCGCGGTTTCGAACTCCGCCGCCGTAAGGCTAGGGTCGTCGGGCTTCGCGCCCGGCTTGTAGGCAAATTTGGTTGCGTAACTTTTGGCCACTTCAAGCCCTCCTGAGGCTTTCGTACTTACCAGCCAAATATGGGCGGAATAGTGGTTCAGTTCAAGAACAATAATACCACTATTCTTTCAAAGCTTTATGCGTACTTTGCTTGACCTGACGATCGAGGCCGATGGCATCCGCGGCCCGGAAACCGGCCACAGCGCCCTCTTCGTCCACCTCAACCATGGACTCTCGAATTTGAGGCTTGAAGCGCTCGTCAAAGGCCGCCTGAACCTGCTTCCCAAGACCGATGGGCACTGGCAGCCGGGAACCGTCCCCGCCGTCCACGCCCTTCTTTTCGGCCTCTGCCAGCAACAGGATCACCCGCTGGTCAAGGCGCACGGCCGCCGCATGGCGGAAGGCTTTTTCGTAATTGGCGGAAAGGTCTGGTTGCGCGGCCTTAATCGACTGGACCGCCCGGTCGATAGCCTGCTTTAAGTAGGCAGCGGCCAAGGTGGAAACCTGCACGTTGAGCGTGTGGCCATAAAGCAACATGATCGTGGAGCCATCCGCTTCACTGATCGTGTAGGCGCAGGTGCAATAGTTCAGCCGCGCGCCAGCCTGCCACACAATGCGCTCCCACTCGGAAACCATCGCCGGCTCGGTGTGGAACAGGACGAAGTCTTCTGGCCGCTGCTTCAGGTCGGCCAAGGTCAGGTTGTGCCGGGCCATCAGCGCGTGGAGCTTTTCCAGCGCCGACATGGCCTCATGCTCGTTGCTGCTTTGGGACAGCGCCAGCAATTTGCGGGCGCGTTCTATGATGCTGCTGTCAGTCATGTTGCTGCCCCGGATGAAACTTTGGGGTGTACTCAACACGGCCATCACAGTGCACAGTCGCGACATGTTCGGCATTTTTAATACCGAAGGCATCGAGCGACTTGGTGGACTGGCAGGCGTAAAAGCTAAGGGGGCCATCTCCCAACCTGAAGCATCGTACGTCGTAGGAGACCTGCTCCTTACGAGCGTTCTTTTGTGCTTCGTCGAACGCGAATTCTCGTAGACCCATTTTTCAGCCCTCCTGAGGCATACCACCATATAGGGGTTGCCCGGCCCGGCTGCAAGTACTTAATTACAGCTTATTATCTCGATACGCGATGATGACCTTCTCAGCCAGTTGTTGGGCGTCCGGACCCAAGTCGTGCCACAACATATCAGGCAAGGCACTAGCCTCTTGGGCGAACCGGCCTAGGTACTTCTTCCTGCTTTCACCGGGCTTCTTTTTGATCTCCATGATGGACACCAGCCGGAAGCAAGCAGTCCTCAAAGTGTCGCCCGCGATCTTTGCTTCGAGCGGCACGATCTTGTTGTAGCGATACTCAATTGCGCGCTGGATCAACTTCTCTTTTTCTTCCGAGCTCTTGGCCTTGATGGCGCGTACCAGCAAAGCGTCGACATGGCTTAAAAGGTATTTGAGCTGCGCACTCGTGTTAACTTTCTTTTGCTTGTAGAAAGGCATGCTGACCTCCAAATGCAAAAAGCAAGAAGGCCACCCCGGTACCAATTTTAACACCCAACGGGATGGCCTTCTCTCCGCGCCGTTGTAGCACGTCCGGCAGCGGTGGCTAACTTTTACGCCGGCACAGATTCCTTGGCCAGCCGCTCGGCGGTGGCAAAGATATCGATGTCATCGGCCGTCTTCTCCGCACCAAGCTGGAGGACCAGCGCCGTGGCAAGGCCAGCCGCGCCACACTCGATACAATCGAGAGCAGACGACTGAACAGTGACGCCATTGTCCTGATCGAAGTCGACATCGGCCAGATAAGAGTCGTTGCCTTGGGCAACCCGGACGCCGATAAAAGCAGCCTCAACAAACCTGTCTTCCCTGCGCACAATGCGCGCAGTAATAACGGTGATTTTCATGGTAGGTCTTTCTCCTGAGTATGCGTTGAACTAACGCATAACCATATAGGCCGTCCGCTCGTACAAGCAAGGGCTCAATCGTCGGGGCGCAGCATTTTTTCCGGGTTGCGCATCAGCGCCGCCATGAGATCATCACCTTCGCGATGGAAGTCGAGGATGCGCTGATCCATAGTACCACGGACAGTGAAGTCCATTATGAAAGTGGTTTTGTCCTGACCGGGACGATAGGCGCGGCGCTCTCCCTGCTCGCGACCAATGGGGCTGACCGGGCTCTCATAAAAGAACTCGTAATTGGCGATGGGCAGGTCCAACGAATAGGCACCCAGGTCATTGTTCAGCACCAACCACTGCATGCCGCTGTCCGGGTCATCGAACTCGCGGCGGATGCTGGTCTTATCTTTCGTACCGCCATACAGCCAACCATGCTTGACGCCGGCACGCTTGAGCTCTTTACAAATGCGCTGGCCTGACCACGTGAATTGATGAAAGATGATGCCCTTGCAATCCTCCGGCACTTCCAGCACCGCCTCCATCAGATCGTCAAGCTTGGGGTTCTCCCTGAACTCGACCTGCGCCCGTTCGCCTGTCTCATCGTCGACGAAGCCAAGGAAGCCCGACGATATCTGGCGCATGCGCAGGAAGGCGTTTTTGATCTCGCGGAAATTACCGCGGCTACTTACAAACCGATTGGCTTCCTTATCTAGGTATCCTTGGGCCTCGGTAGACAGCGACACGATACGGGGCGGCACTCGTACAAGCGGCGGAAGGTCGATGCACTCATGAATTGAGTATGTAATGGATCGGTGATCCATGACACGGGCCAACTCTTCTTCCATGCTGGCCTTGAAGGTGTAATCGTAGGCGTACTTTCCTCCCCACCTATTTTTCTTTTTGGAGAAGAAGGCTTCCCGGAAGAGCTCAAGCGTGGGGCCAAGGGTTGCTCCGTGGTCGATGATGCGATACTGCGCCCACAGCGGTGTGGGGTCGCGGCCAAAGGGGCGGCCCGCCAAAGCATAGCGGTAGTGGGTGCCCTTGGAAATCTGGTAGCACACCTTGTGGATTTTGCTGCCATGATTGCCAACCTTGGTACTTTCATCCAGCACCAGCCCTTGCGCATTACTCGAGAGCAGCTTGATCTTCTTTGGGTCGGGCTTCATTTGCCCGCCCTCTCCATCCGCGCGCCGCACGCGCTTGGTCCCCATGTGCATCAGGCCGGGGTACGAGGCTAGGATCATGGGCGACTGCGTCTCAGCCAGAAGCATCCACTTTTCGGCCGTCGCACCATTGGCCAACGTCACGTAGCCGAGGCCAAGGTCCCACCGCGGGTCGTTGAGATGCTTCTCCCATCCGTACAGGGAACTCTCGCCGGGCGCGAGGATGATGGAACGATCGAGCTTGTAGGCATCATAGAAGTACCGCATTAGCTCCAGCGTAAGCAACGTCTTGCCGGTGCCCATGTCCAACCAGAACAGGAACTGCGGGTAGGCCACACCCAACAGAAAGCACAGCTTCTGATGAAGCATGAGCTCGAACACTTTCTTGCGCGGGCGCGGGCGCAGCTTCCAAAGTGCTTCGTCTATGTCGTCATGCCCGAGGGCCTTCATCCAACTAAAGGAATCCCGAGGCTTGTCAAGGTAGGCGTCAATCGCGTAGCGCGTCAGAACCACTAATCGTCCTCGTTGTCCCCGTTCACGTCCGGAGCCTCAGCGCGCACCATATCCCAATACCTACTATTCGCCAGCCGCATACTATCAACGGCGAACTGGCCGGTCTTGTACAACTGCGACAGCAGCACCGTGAACTTATCCTCGTCGGACCGGGCCTTGTCGACGAAGATGCGCGCAAGGTTCAATTCGTGCTCCTGCGCCGTCTGGCTGTACGTCAGCACCATGTCGGCCGTTTGCAGCTTGGAGAAGTCTTCCGCCACCAACTGGCCTGTGACCAAGCGGCTGTTCATTGCCTGCCGCGATGCCTGCGAGGGCGCGACCAGCGCGAACTTGCGGGTGTCGGCCAGCCCACGCAGCTCCTTGTACAAAAGCCCCAACCCCAGCCGCAGATTGTCCGCGCCGCCTTGGATCTTCATCAAGTCCGGATAATCGAGCAGCACCACGTCGGGCACGAAGCGCGTGGACAGCTCCAACATGTCCAGATAGCTTTCCAGCTTCTGGACCGTGAGGGCATTGGTGGGGAACTTCTTGATGACCAGCCTGCCGAACCGATCACCCCATTGGTCCATCCGCTTGCCAAGCTTGGTACGGATGTTCGGGTCCGCGAGCCAAAGCTTCGGCATCTGTGTGCGGAACTCAAAGCCCGTCAGCCTATCCAGCTCATCAAGCGTGAAGGCCGTGCGGTCAAACTCTTCCTTGCGCTTGGCCACGGCAAACAGCGACTGCATGTAGCGCTGTGCAACCTGGGGCTCCGGCATTTCCAACGAAATGTGTAGCACCTTGGCGGACTGCAGGAGGCAATGCTTGCCGACGTGAACCACGAACCAGCTTTTGCCGCCGCCCTTGACCGCAATGAAGACGAGAAGCTCTCCCCGTGTCGGGCCAATGTTCAGGCGATCAAGGGGCGGGATGCCGATTGAGTAAGCGGTGTTGGGGCGATCCAGAAACTCGAAGACCCGGTTCTTATCGTTCAGGAACGTACCAAGGTCCATGCTGTCGGGCTGGACCCGCAGCGCATCATTGAGCATGCGCTCAACATCGTCGGAGGCCTCGGGCCCTCCTTGCTGGATACGCATGCCTGCGTTCAACAACGCAGACCGAAGGGTCTGTTTCCTGATGAACTCGTTCAGCCGGTTGAACGTAAACTCGGCGTTCAATCCGTTGGCAAGGTCCATCATGCCATTTACGATCGTGGACCAGCTCCGGTAATCCCGGTGCTTCGGATCGTCCAGCACATCGTCGAACACATCGCCAATATGGGCATCGCCGGGTGGCTTGCCATAACGCCGGCGATAGTCGAGCAGCCGGTCGGCTATATCTCGGTAGGCGATATCGAAATGGCCGGGGGCGAGCAGCCCTGCCGCTATGGCACCGAAGCGCTCATCGTAAGCCAGAAGGGTTAAAACCGACTCCTGAACCGGCGCAGATAACCTATCCTCTGCCACCCCTTCATTCCTGTCCCATAAACAGGTGCGTCTGGCACGAGAACCTGAATCCGCACTCCATGCAAATATCGGAGGCGTGCTTATAGTTGCGCATCGTGGCCTCGCGGTCGATCAGCCCGCTGTCCCACATGTTGGGAACCTCGCCAAAGCGCACCGCCCGCTTGTACACCGTCAGCGGGGAAATGTAAACCTTACCGCGCACTTCCTCCTGCGTGGCCCACGCCGGCACAGAAAAGTAGGGGCTGTCCGTGTCCGCGCTGACGACAAACTTGAAAGCATCAACCCGGTTGATGTAGCCGACACGCGGCTCCCGGTACACGCCTTTCGTGACCTTGGGGCTGACCACCAGCTTGACCGTTGAACGCAAGGGGTAGGGGCCATCGATGAACGGCCGCTGGATGTTGTCGCCATTGCTCTCGATCTGAACCGTGAGGCCACCGCCCGCCTCCTGCAACGCCCGGCACAGATGGGGCAGCATGGGCTGAAGCATGGGCTCCCCGCCCGTGATCACCACGAGGCTGTAGGGATAGGCCAAGACCTTGACCGATGAGAAACGATCGTCCTCAATCGTCTTTTCGGGGGCGCACTCACGCACCGCCTTGACAACCTGCTCCACCGTCATGGACATTGAGTTCTCCAGCTCAAAGCTGGTATCGCAGAACTCGCAACCCATGCCCTCTTTCTGCCCGCGGTTGCAACCCGCCAGCCGGACAAAGACGGCCGGATGCCCGGCGTAAGGCCCCTCACCCTGAATTGTGTAGAAAATCTTTGTAACGCGCAGCAAAGGGCTCAGCCCTTCATAGTCGGCAGGACCCGCGTTCTTGTCCTGATGCTGGATGTAATGAACCAAAGGAATCTCCGCCTAGCCTGCTAGGCAGACATACCCCTCAGTTGTTCGCGAAGACCAACTTGGAGAAAAGGTAGCGCGCATGCCTGTACAGCAGGCCCGGCAGATACGCACCCCAAATGAAAGTCATCAGGACATGCGCGAACACATTGTACGCATACCCCAGCTTCGCGCGAGCGCCAAGGTAGGACGAAAAGCCCACCCCAAGATAGAAGCCGGTCAGCAACGCGAGAGTTGCAGCCGACAAAATCTGTACACTATGCCACACGTTACCCAACATTATTTTTCTGCCCTATAAAGGAAGAACCGGTACTGCGCAATACCAACTGCTTGAGTAGCCCGTTGGACAAGTACCCGGGGAAAGCTTTTTCTATGGCTTCCGGGATTTTGTCCACATTGGCAAGTACTAGGGAAGGCGACAAGGTAGCCCACCTTAGTACATCATCGCACAAGCATTTGGCGGCCAAACGGCAGAGGGCAAGCCGGATGGTGGTCTGGTTAGGGATGCCATGCTTGGGATCAAAAAGCAGCTCAGCCACCGGAGAGACCTTCGACGAATAGACCTTGTAGCATTTTGAACGCTTGAGAGCCGGAATGGCTGCACTGGAAATGAGGCCCCGGTCACCTAATTCCATCATGAGGCCGTCGAAAACGAAGTCACGGTTGCTGAAATGTTCAGGGTCAGGGATACTGAACTGGCGAATTCTACTACCGCCATCCATTGCATCCAGCGCGCGGAGCTTGCCGCGCACCTCGCTGCGCTGCTCAGGCGAGAGGCGTGGCAGCGCATCGAGCACCGTCTTCATCAACTCATTCGTAATCATGTCAGCTTTGTGAGCTCCCGAACCATGAACTCGTGGAGCTGTTGCTCCGTGTCGAACCCGACACCGCCATTACCGCGGCTCCGATCCCACTCCAGCACATACTTTCCACGAGGATGCGCGCCCTTCTCATGTATGCTCACACGAGCGATCATGACCGCGCCTACATAATAGGCCCGGTCTCCGAACTGGAGCGCCTGCCACGTCAGCACCGACTTCAGCCGGGCCACGGTTCCACCCTTGCCCGTACTTGGTTTATCGACAGCGTCGGTCAGCCGGATGCGTTCCATGCCAAAGCATACTTATCGGGATTTTGTCCTCAAGGAATCCAGCACGTCAGCGGCCTCCCGCAGGTCATCCGCCCATTGCATCAGCAAGGCAGGGCGCAGCCCACGCCGGCACACAAGGATGGTGCACAAGGCCCCGGCCGTCTTGGCGACCAGCCGCCACGCACGCTCCAAACCTGCGTGCGGGGAATCCATCAGTCGCGGGTCTTACGCGCGATCTCGGTCAGCTTCTTGACGGCGGAGGGGGTCAGAACCTTCAGCTTTTTATTCAGCCTCAGCACTTCTTCTGCCGCGAACCTAGCATCCGCCCGCGCCTTACGGTCATCGTCAGCCTGCTTGATCTTTTCGATGGCAGCATCGGGCAACACGCCCATCTTGGCAAAGCCGTACAAAACCCGAAGGCCCCTGCCGGTGTTGCCATCAATGTGCGATCCACCCAAACGAGTGTTGACATTGTTCAGGATCGAACAGTAATAACGAAAGTTGGTGCTTGACCGCGTGATCGGCGGCAAAACCATCCAAGTGTTGCCCGCCTCCCTGAACACGGTGGCGTTCTTGATGACCTTGTCGGTCGGAAAGCGCCGCACCGGAAACCGGCCCAGCGCTTTGGGAATTGAAATGTAGAAGATGCGCTCACTTGGCATTGCTGCCTCCCTGCCTGAATGCGGTTGCGTAGCGCATGGCATCTTCGTGCTGGACATTTTCATGCCCGCGCTCCATGAAGGAACGATAACGATCGTATTCGCGACGGCCGAGGCCAAGCTCTTTGCGCCGGGCCAAAGGCAATTCGTACGCACGACCATAATGAACGTTGACTTTCTCAGCCATGCAAATCTCCTAGGTGGCAAGGTGCCGGGCGTTGCGACCCGGCACCCTTCCCTAATACTTACTCAGCCGCAAGACCGCTGGTGTCGTTAGGCGCGGGAATGCGGTGAGCATGGCCCAAGATCGCAATTGGATAAGGCACAGGAGGCTCCTTGTGCAAGAGCAACCGGAATCCCATCTCATGATAGTGGGCGAGGAACAGCTTCACCGCGTACCGCTTGGCACGAGCGTGGATATGCGCGGGCGGCAACTTGCCCGACGAATACCACTTATAGGCATCGGTGTTCTTGCCAATCTTGAACTTGGCAAGCTTGGCCGCCGCCTGCTCGGCGAAGAGACCGGCGTCGTTCTTCTTGATCTCCTCCGCCTTGCGCTGGGCATAGATCTGCCCGTACACATCGTCCTCCCGGTTCTGGACCTTGACGAAGGATTCACCAATCTTCCAGCAAAGGGTCTTCAGCGTGGCGTTCCACGGCCGCTTCTGACCCTTCTCCCACACGGAGGTCGGATCATAACCCGCGTAGCGCCAAATGCTACCCGCAGTCATGCCCTTGCCCTTGTCGCCCGGCTTATTCGGATCAGGCGGCACCCCGATCTGAATATGGGCAAGGAGGCCCGCCGCGATGACGGGGCCGATGCCACAAATCGACATGGCCCACTTACCGAGCGGGTTGGCTTCGGCATACTTCTCCAGCGCCCGCTTGATCTGCTTCTCCATGATGTCATCCTGCATGTTCAGCCAGTTGATGACACTGTGGGGCTCGCCGCTTTCCGACAGCGCCCGGATCTGGTTGCCCGTCCGGATGCGGCCTTCCTGCATGGTGTAATAGGCGTCGACAAGAAAGCGGGCTTCATCCGCTCCCAAGGTCGCCGCCGACTTGGCCAGATCGCGTGATAGCGCACTGACCTTCGGTTCGACTGTCTCGTCCATTGTACTCTTTCTCCTCATTGCCGCAAAATTGCAGCAAGTAGGTACATATGCCTAAGTACACGTCGGCGCAAGAACATTCAGGGTGTAAGGTACTTACTCCGCAGACATAATTCATTTAAGTACAATGGTTCGCTCGCCGGTTCGGTTCAATTCTGATTTAGTGGTACGCTCTGTGAGTTTGCCTCAATCACGTTGTATGGTACACTCGCCAATCGGTGCTTCAATTGTAAGGCTTGATCCGCTTCTCCGTTTTGTTTCAATCCAGAAGGATGGTGCTCGCTCTTCAAGATTGTTTCAATTTGACTTACTGGTACTCTCTTGGCAGTTGTTTCAATCTGGTACCTGGTTCCCTACGGATTATGTTTCAATCGCCATACTGATGGTGCTCTCGCTTTACCTGTTTCAATCATGAAAGCTGGTGCTCTCTTATAGTGTGTTTCCCTGCTGAGGAGTGGTGCCGGCGTACCGGCCTCAATTATTATAGGTCAATCCGCGGACGTGGTGCGCTTCGGATGTATGTCTCATTCCATCTACTCTGGTACGCTTCTCGTTGCTGCTTCATTGATTGGGGTGGCACTCTTCTCGGCCATGATTCCATCGGGCTTGTTGGCACTCTCAAATCTTGTAGGTCAATCCTTTTATAAGGTGCGCTCGAAGATTCTGATTCCCGCGTGTCTACTGGCTCTCTGAAGAAACGTGGGTCAATCATTTTGTTTGGTGCGCTACGAGGTTTTGCTTCGATCATTGTTGTTGGCGCGCTGAAAGTTGTTGACTCACGTCGAAAACTTGGCGCGCTCAACGAAGATGGTTCAGTCTTTGCAGATGGTACGCTTATCGCATTGCTTCAAACGTGACCTTGGCGCTCTCTAGTGAATGCTTCCCTTCACAGTCTGGCGGGCTACGCCCACTTACCAACTTTGGGTCAATCATTGTATTTGGCTCACTCCCGTCTACTGCTTCAATCTGCGAATGTTGGTTCACTTGATGGTGATGCTTCAATCGAGTAACTTGGTACGATCGGAGGAGATGCTTCAATCTGCCTTAATGGTACTATCAGGTGAAATAGTTTCGATCATTGGTTATGGTACTCTATGTTCACCCGTCTCGTTTTGCTTCATTGGTGCACTCACTTAACTTAAACTCTCTCAAAGAATGTGGCACGCTGCCTATGCCCGGATCGTTCTAGCGTTATGGTACACGCAGTGTGATATGTCTCGTTCCACGCTAATGATGCGCTGCTCGTGATATGCCTCGATCGGAGACGGTGGTGCACTCTGAGGAGAGGTCTCAATTTGGCAGGTTGGTACGCTTTCCAGAAATGCTTCCCTTTCAATCATCGGTGCGCTCTTCTCGTAGGGGTCATTCTGCGAACTAGGTACTCTCGAGCTTAGTAAATCATTCTACATGCTAGGTGCTCTCGCGGTTCGATGCTTCAATGTTGGGCGTGGCACACTCGAAGAACCTGCTTCAATCACTTCTTCCGGTACACTAGCACCTGTATCGTTTCACTCGTATTCAGTGGTACTCTCTACATATCAGGGTCAATCCACAATCTGGTGCGCTGGTGGAAAATGCTTCGCTTCCTTAATTTGGTACTCTTGTAACTTTTGGGTCAATCCGACCTATTGGTGCACTTCCACTTCGTTTCGCTTCTATGCTCAGGTGCTCTCGCGTCAGTAGGCTCAATCGAAGAGCATGGCCAGCGGGACGCCGGCTCATTTCTTTTGTTTCACTCGGTTTATAGGGTACTCTCATATACACCTGATTCAATTGATCCATTGGCACGCTATCCGGATGGATGCTTCAATCAGCCAACTTGGTACAATCGGGGTGTTGTTTCGATCCGCAATACTGGTACACTCGTATTGCAGTGTCTCGCTGTTCCTTCATGGTACTTCTTCGTCTCACAGGCTCGATCACACACTGCCGGTTCTCTCCCTAAGTTTGTCTCGATCATAATACTTGGAGCTCTCTTACAATATGTACTCAATCAGTTCATATGGCGCACTCATTCATAATGTTTCATTCAGCAGCCATGGTCCGCTCGGAATACGTAGATTCAATCCACGACAATGGTACGCTAAAGTTTCAGGTTTCGATCTATAACAATGGTCCACACTCATGTCAAGGAACTCGTTCCAGCGTATTGGTGCGCTTCCCAAGGGAGGCTCAATCATTCTGTTGGTACTCTAGGCACATTTGCTTCAATCGCGGTGGATGGTTCACTTCCGCCAATGCTTCAATTACTCGATATGGTGCTCTTACGTTCTCTGCTTCAATCATTCGTTTTGGTTCGTTTCTGTGGTATGTTTTCAATCAGGGAGTTTGGTGCTCGCTGTATACACTGTTTCAATCTCCATGGTTTAGGTTCATTGGCGCGCGGGGCGTATTGTTGCACGGATGCAACACAGGTTCGCTCGGGCTAGACTACCCCGACACGCGCTGGCGTTCACAATGTGAAACAGCAAGGCCAAGGGCTGACGGGTTCGGGCGCATCAAGGCGCATAATGGGGTTGTGTCAGACCTTGGCAGATATGTAGGCAATTGCGAGCCGGCGTTCAAGCTTCTTGGCGAGGGATAGTACTTACTGCTTGCGCGGCTGCTGATCAACCCGGTCGGATGGGCGAGCACCAGCGGCAAACCCTGTACCTGCGCCATATTGAGACTGGCTGGAGGTATAGCTTTCAAGTACCCCATGATCGTCAAATGTTATACTAACGAAAGAAAATCGACTATCCGCCCCGCCAACAAAAGCACCAACTATCGGAATGAAGTTCTCTGGCCTTGCCTGCGCCTGCATATAGTTGTACGTCAGCACACGCCTTCCATCCGACAGCAAGGTATTGCCGGTCGGCTGCCCTAGTCGTTCTACAACCTGATCGTACGTGGTCTTGCCCCTTTCAAAGCTGACCAAATTACGCTCATCCACCTTAACACCGGATGCAACACATCCGGATAGTAACGCACAAGCAAGCAAAGTCAGAACCTTCTTCATATCCTATCCTCCAAATTGCATGCCATGCTGCCATGGTCATCAATAGTACCAGCTATGCCTTATCGTAATCCTTTTCAAGTACCCATCCAATCCCATGCTTAATTCACAGTTCAGACCAATTCTAGCTACATGCTCAGAACTACCACATGGGGGGTTGAAGAAGACATGATCACTGCTTATGCCGGAGGGCAAGTGCGTACACTTGCTAATCCCCTAAGCAGTGATCAGTCCGAGGGTTACCATGGGTAGGCCGTGTCAGACACCCGGTTCCGCTGAGGGTCCAGGTTCCCAAGTTCCTAGTTCACCGCTTACTCAGCCGCGGTGGGATCTACCCCGTCTTGGTTCAACACTAGGGTCGCCAATACTCCATGCCCCAGTTTGGCTACCTTCGACTGGCATGCTGGTGCAACGATTGCGTCCACGCCAGACTAGCTTGAGGCAGGAGGTGCCCGATCAGAGTGCGAATGCGCCACGCGCGAGGTGCCACGGGGCCTTGCTGTGCTCAAGCTTTAAACCATACCAACAAGGTTGGGCATCTTGATTTTTCAAACTGGTATGACTATGATGCGCGGAGCTTTTTAGCTGGGCGGCAAACCAAATGAGCAATCGTTCGCGGTCCAAGGTCGATGCGTCGGCCTTGGCGAGTAGCATTCAAACGATTTTAAGCCCCAAGCTTTTCAAAGAAGTAGAAGCCCTTTGCGTGCAGGCCATCGCAAGCTCAGGCAATCATGATGCGGTACGCCGGCGTATTGGTGGTGTCATCTTTCAGATGCGGATGCTGAGCATGGCCGCCTTTGGCCATGAAACAATCGACACCTACATGCTGAGCCAGCTTCTCGAACGGACCAATCCCGATTACAAGCCGCCAATGGCCAGCGATGCGCCGACGCGCAAAGACCCGATCACGGAAATGGAAAATCGCCATCAGCTGGATGCGGATCAGCTCTCCGCCGCGATGATCTTCCGGGAAATGTGGACGGCATGGGGGCGCTTCCTTCAGATCACCAGCCGCAATTACGAAGGCCAAGGTGATGGCGGCAACCGCAGCAAAGCCCTCAATCCCATCGACGTCATGTCGCAGGATGTGTATGAGAAGTGGCAGAACATTTTCGTTCCTTGGGCGCGCGCCAGCAAAGAACGCGCTGTGCCCCGTCGGCGCTTCGGCAAGGTCCTTCCGGAACATATCCTTTTCGAGGTGATCGTCAAGGGGAACTTCCCTGACGAAGTCGACCGCCAGCTCAATCTCGTGCCGGGTAGCGCCAAGAAGTGCTTGAAGCAGGAGCTGAAGCTCATGCTCGATCCGGATTGCATTGCCCGCGCCGAGGCCAAGGAAGCGGCCTTGACGGCGGAGGAGCAGCGCCGTGGTATTCCACTTGACGCGGCTGCGGCCTGATTGCGTACTTGAACATGCCCCCGTATGACTGCATATAGGAAGGGATTTTCAATGAGGGCAATTCATGGCATCGGTTTCGTTCCCCCCGTTTGAACTTATTGCCCCACTCGCCCCATGACAGTATTCGGGGGGCTGACAGCAGGTGAACTGCCTAGCAGAACGATGGTCCTGCACAAACCATCCGGTCTGAAGTGCATGGTCATTAGTACTAAAGCCAACAATACGGCTGTGCTCGAGTTCCCCAAAGGGGCCGTCATCGACATCGACATTGGCATGCTGGAAATTTTGCCGCCTGAGGAGCAGTTGACCAATGCCCCGTAAGTTCTACCTGAACAGGACGATCACCCGCGGTGCCCCCGCCAACATTGATGAAGGCATCTGGCCCGCGCCCGGCCCGGACGGATCACATTTACTTAAGGATCGGATCGTTTGGGAGTGCACCAGGCAAACCTACGGTATTGTCGCGGACGATGCGGAAGCCGGTTACGAAACAGTGCCTGTCACGATCGTGCCGGGGGATCACGAGTTCTTTACGTTACCTGTGGAATGGTTGCGGGATGAAATTGGCCTCCAGCCCATTGGAGCCTATGCTGTGCAAGCCTCTGTCAATCGTGCCAAGGCAGCGGCAGTACGCGCAGCATCCGAAGCACTCCGCAACCCGGATGGTCTTTACGAGCGGCGTGAACAGCTCGGCGCTGATGGAACGGTGCGCAAGGCTCATTACAAGGTAAATGCGCGAGGCGAGCAGCCCATCGACACCATCAGCCGCCTTGGCTGGGATGCTCATTTTTCTGGTGGGTGCGTCATCCGCTACCTGCGCCGCGACAAGGATGTGGCCCACAGCGAGGAGAGCGCCCGCTGGTACTACCGCCGCATCAAACAAAACGCTGCCAAAGAAAACGAGAACCCTCATCCCCATACTTTCGGCGAATGGGAGACGGTGTTGAACGAACTTGCCGCCGAGCTTACCCTTGAGGAAATAGCAATTGTCTCGAAAGGAGACCCCATGCAACTTGGACAGATCAACGCGAACCGGCGCAACCGGAACTTGGATGAGCTCGACCAGCACGGCTACAATGCCCTGCATGGTCAGGCCCGCACCAATTTCGGTGACGCCTTCAATCAGGATGCCTTCGATCACAGCCTGTGCGTCGGCATCAATTATCATCCCAACAATATCGCCCCCAAGGCCGATGACATCGTCGAGGAGATCGTGCAGGAGCAGGCCGATGCTCCCGCCCCGGATGCGCCGCCGCCTGACGCCGGCACGGACAATGAGAAGACCGGCGAACAGGCTCAGCAGGATGGCCAGCAGAAGGAGGGCGATCCCTAGCAGTAAGTTCACCCGCGCCCGGCCCGCATGATCGATCCCCAACGGGCGCGGTTCGGGCGGCGAGCTTTTCGGCGGGCTCGCCGCCCACTTACTTTTAGAGTAGCACATGGCAAAGAAAAAAGAAGAACCACCCAAGACAGTGTACAAAGTCGCCCGCCTCTTTCACGAAGGGGAGGATGGCATGACCTTCTCGCCTTTTGAGGACCCTGTTGTGGATCAGAAGGCCATCCCGATTACAGACGCCCAACAGGCTTGGGCGCTCGCTGATGAACGTGCCCGCAAGTCAGGCGTGCCCCACGGGGTGTTCGCCTTGGTCGATGTGCGCCGTCCTGAAACCTATGTCCACGGGCAGCTCACCAAGGATGCCCACGATCCGTCGTCGCCCGTCCACCTTTTTCGCTTGCGCCCGAGGGTGCGCCTTTCCAATGAGTGACAAGCCCACGCGCATCCCTGTGTCGCACGCAGAGTTCGCCCGGAGCGCCAGCTACCTTGCGAGCAGCGCGACGAAATGGGTGGGTGATATTTCCGGCAATGTGGTCATGGGGCTGGACAGCTCGACCAAGCCGCTGAAAGAAGAAGCACTTGATCGCTTCCGCAAAGAGATTTTGACGCAACTTAACTTCGCCACAGGATATGAAAGGGACTATCAAAATGAATGAGAACCGGAACATCGCCAACATCAACATGCTGGCGGATTACATCGAGCAGCATACCGAACTCGAATTCAACATGGCAGAAGCGATGGCTGACCCCAAGTGTGGCTCGGCAGGCTGCATCGGCGGGTTCGCCGCGGTCCTTTGGCCGGAGGTGCGGGCCTGTGGCAGCTCTGCTGACAATCGCCCGTTCTCTTTCTACGACGACGTCCTTGCAAATAAGCTCGGCATCGACCAGCGCACGGTTAATGATCTGTGCTACCCCGGCTACTACCAGCTCATCCCCCGTGAGGTCGCGGTCGCGGAGCTGCGGAGCTTGGCCGAAACCGGGCAAGTCACATGGCCGCCCATCCAGAAGTATTTGAAGGAACATGACATCACTCAACAGGCCGATCTGTAATGGCAAGCGAAATCCAGCTCGACACGGAGCTGATGAAGAAGATCATCGACATCCTTCGCTGGGGTCGTGTCTACACAAGCCGGGTGCATGGCCGGGTCGACGCGAACGCAACTAAGGTCACGATTGTCGACCTTAACCAACCTGCCGACAAACAGGTCCTGATCGAGTACCCTTTTACCGAAACGGCCGAACATTCCATTCAGGCTGCCAAGGATGGGATGGTGGCGGGCAAGATCATCGAGCTTCTGATTACCAGCTTGCGGCCCGCGCCTGAAGGTCCGCCAGAGCCGTCCCCGCAGGAGGAACGAGAATGACAAAGCTCAATGTCATGACCCCTATCGCCTACGCAGGCGAGCGCTACTCGGTTATCGTCGACGGGCATGGCTTCTACGGCATGCTCCGCGCGGTGGGCTGGCATGTCGACTTCAAGCGCGTGCTGGACCTTGGGCGGCCCGGCCGTCGCATCGAGGCGCTGTACTTCACGCCGCTGGATGAAGAGAACGCGGACGAGCATAATCCGGTCATCCCGCTGATTGACTTCCTCGGCTACAATGGTTGGGGCATCACGACGAAAGACTTTACTAACGACTCGCGCCTGCAGTCTGGACGCCGGCGTCCTTCTCTCGTGCCTGAAATGAGTGTAGCGCTCTGCCGCGCTGCGGATTACGTGGACCGCTTCATCCTTTTCAGCGGCGACCCCGAACTCGAGCCCGCCATCAACTATGTACAGGCGCGCGGCAAGCCTGTGACGATCGTGGGCGCGGTCGAACAAGGCTTGGTGGCGGATGGGCTGCGCCGCGCCGCCTTTGACGTCCGGGAGCTGAACAGCCCCGCGATGCGGCACTTTCTGGAAAAGACGCGCCCGGCCCCGGACGGCGCAAGCATCCCCTTGGTGTCCTCGGCTTAACGCAGCCGGATACCGACCTTCCGTCTCCCCTCCCTACTGGCTGGCCAGCCGGAAAATCTGCCCGCCAGAACCTGTCCTAGAGGCTCGCCGCCTCCCCCATTGATTTCCGTAGGGTTTTTCATTCCCAAAATTTGGAAATACCCCCATTTTCCAGGCATGCCCGGACAAAACCCAGGTTTTCCGCCGTCCGGGGCTGCCTCAAAAGAATTTAAAAGTAGTACTCTTTTTTATTGCATTGTGTACATAAATCGCCCAATATCCTTTCATTGAAAAACGCCTCAGGAGGGCAACATGGAAAAGCAAGAAGACCTGAATGGTTTCGCCGCCGCGATCCGGGAACTTTCCCCCGAAGAGCGCCCGGCCTACGATGCAGACCCCAGCGTCAAGGACCTGGAACAGTCCATGTACGATGACGTGGAATTCAATCCCGAAGCTGATCGCGCCGCCGAGGTCGAAGAGACCAAGGCCCGCGCCAGCGACGCCTAACATCCCTTGCAATTAAGTACCTAAATGCCTATTTTCAATGTGCCTCAGGAGGGCAACAAAATGATCTTCGAGAAAGTTTCCGTACTAACCGGCAAGACCAATCGCATGGACCTGCCAGTCACCCTTGCCGAAGTCCAAGCTTGGCAGGCCAGCCGCACGAAGGTACAGGATGCGTTCCCGCATCTGTCCCCGACCCAGCGGGAGTTCCTGCTCACGGGTGCCACTCAGGAAGAGTGGGACGAAGCCTTTGGCAGCGACGAGGAGGATTGAGAACGCCGGCGTATGCCTAAGTAGGGAGGCCGCCTAGCTTGAGCCGACTAGCCTACAGCTACGAATATGAGGTGGCTCAGTTTCGCGCCCTGCTTGTCATGATCGAGAAGATCATGAGCCTGCTCCTCGAAGAACTGGCGCGGCCTCCCCCTGATTTCATTTATAGGTGGCACGTCGCCATCATGTTCGCCAGTCGCCGTCCATTGCGCGCGGTTAAGGGCTGCGCAGCTCTTGGACAAACCCTCCGAAATTTGGTGGAACCCCCGGTTGACTTAAAACGCCAGCCGGGGGTTTCTCCTATAGCAGGGATTCACACGGGGGAGTTATCCATACCCGCTGCTCGATCTGGTAGTACTCATCTTCCAGTTCTTGCATTTTCTCGTTGGTCAGGACTTTTGCATCCTCGTTCTTATCCTTGACCGATTTACACTGCATGGTCCGGTAGTGAAGCAGGTCCTGCTCCAAAATTTTCATTTGGTTGAACTTTTCGCGACGATCGTTCCGATCAAGCCGGGTTTTGATCTGCCCCATCGTCGTGTTCAACTCGATGATGTCTTTGGACTTAGGTGGTCCTTCGATGCCAAGTTTTACGAGGTAGCCCATCGCCCAAGCGATGTGTGCAAAGATGACTAAGTAGGCGACGATCTGGAGGACACAAGCCCAGCTCCGCCAGCGGAAGGATTCATCGGATTCCCCCTCGTACCTTTTGGGAATGATGTTTCGGAGTATAGATAGTACAATTTTCACAGGTTCCACGACACAAGCCCCATTGTTGTTACTCGCAGCCCTTCAATGCAGTGGTCAGTTCGTTTTCCCGTTGCTGGCGAAGCAAACGGCCTTCCAGAAGTTCCTTCATGACGAAGTGTACGTTTTCCAGTTCATCCATTAACGCCTTGACATCATTGTTGTCCGCCTTCAATCGTGCCGCAGCGTCAGGATAAGGGATGGTCTGAAGCAGGGTATCATTGTCAGGATACTTCTGCGGGTCCAGACTGATTTGTGGCTTGCAATGTACCGCGTTGTTGATAGGTACATCGACCGTGACGGTCTTGACCTTGTCCTCATTGGGCACGGTGGAGCAGGCAGCCAAGCAAACCAGACCAATGGCCAACACCCCGGCCAAAATGGTGATGAAGGTCCACTTCAACCAATTGTGTTTCGTTGCTGTTCTCATTGTGCAAACCCCTTCAGCATCAAATCTTGGAATGAAAGCACGGCCCCGGCGATGCCGGAACGATCGAAGCCGAGCGCCTGAATGTGTGCCAAACGTTTCTCAAGCGCTGTGCGCTTTGCCTGCTCGGCCGCCAGCGCATCGTTGGCCCTCTTGGTCGCGGCATCAGACGCAACCTTGGCATCCGCCTGCATTTTCTTGATGCGGAAGTTCTGGTCGTCGATGGCCGCGTTCAGGGTGCCCTCATTGTCCTGACAGACCTTCAGCCGCTTGATCGCAAGGTCGCGGTCAGCAGCCGCCTGTTTGCCACCCGGGATGATCGTCCAGTGGACAAAGGGAACGTACAGACCCTCCCATCGCAGGCCAAAGTAAAGAGAGGCCGGTAGACAGATGAGCAGAAGCACCGCCATTATGACGGCGATCAATTTACTTGTTAACCACGCCACCATTTTTTGCTGCCTCCATTCGAGCTTCGGATAGATTGCGTTCTTTCTTGTCGTAATGATGGGACGCATGAGAGCCACCAAGGTAGCTACCCACCATGGGGCCAATGTCCATGACATGGCCGAGCATGTCCCAATGGCCGCCAATCCACGCAAGGATACCCGCCGCAACGGTGCTCATGCCCGCAAGATTCGCGGCCCACAGATTGATCTTGACGGGCGACAGCTTGTTCTCGCTGTCATCCAGAACATTGACGAAACGAGCCACCTTGATGACCCGGCTGGTGTCGGGGGGATAGATGGGCATTACGTGAATACCTTCTTTGCATGGGCCGTGGCTGCAATGCGTTGTTCGAGGCTTGTCAGGCCGCCATTCAAATGCTGAGTAACGGTCTGGACGTTATCCTGATCGGAAGGAGGATTGCAGCCATGCTCCTTCCAGAAGTGCAGGGCGATCAGCGCCGCGTTGCTCCACACCATCGCAAGGTCCGGGTCGGCAACAAGGTCCAAGCCCAGCTCTTTCCCGAAGTGCGTATAGTTGTAAAGGCCGGTGATCTGGATGATGCCGCGCCCGCGGTAGCGCCAGCCATTGCCGTTCCCTTCCGGACCATTACCCAGCGGATCATGAACATGGCCTTGATCGTCTGTCCACGCGGCGTAGGCTGCGTTGGCAAGGGCTTCCGGGTTGTGGGCAAGACTGGCAGCCCTGTCCTCCAACCGGGGCCATTCGCGCGCGATAGCATCCGCGCTGTAATTAAGGTTTTCGACGACATGGGTGAACCCTTGACACTCGACAAAGGTCTGACCCATGAAGTGTTGGCAGTTCAAAACTGAAGGCAGATAGTTGTCCCGTTGGGCTTCGAGTGTGCCGGCGAGGGCAGTCGCCACCGTGCTCTGACAATTGGGGGCAAACGAAAGGATGCGCAGCGCTGTGAACATACTCAACTCCATTTCAGCCCAAGGAGGGCAGCCTTGGTTTGGGCATTATTTGTCGCCGCCAACAGCGCATCCCGCTTTGCGTTGGCAGCCTTCCGATCCTGTAGATGAGCCTTAGCCTTGGCTGTGGCCGCCGCATCGCCCAGCGCCGCGCCGAGCTGAACTTCCACCACGTCGAAGTTGGGAGTGACAGCATCCCGGTGCGCGGTATGGATTTCCATCAGCTTGACCGCCTTATCCCAATCCGTCGGAGCTGTGCGCGGCACAATCCGCTTTGTAACAAGATCTACTTTGTGATCGTTGGGATGCGGCTTGAAATCATGGATGTCGGTTGTGATAAGGAAGTCATGTCCATCCAGTAGAAGGTGCTGCATGTGCGCGACCATGAAGGGAACATCGCACCGCTTTTGAATATGTCCAGTGGTGGTATCGAAGACCACTACTGAAACCATTCTTGTTGGCGCTGACGTAATCTTGACTTCAATAGTCATCTCTTCAACTCCGTAGCGTGCATGGTCGCCCCGTTTGATGTGGGTGTGTTGCCAGCCTGCCAGTAAATGTACAAATAGTAATTCTGGTAACCGGTGTACCCAGCAGTATCAATGCAATCAAACGCGGTGTTGATAAAGTCCGGGCACGAACCGCCGCCATAGCCAATCTGCCCGATAACTGTGCCACCCGGGTTCTGGATTTGATAGTAGCCGCGCGGACCATTTGTATTCCACGTAATGTAATCCGACATGGACACGAGCACGTTGGTTCCCACGTCCAGGTTCACAGTCAGATAGCCAATTTGGTACCAAGTGCCTGTGCCAGGTACAGAGTAGGAACCTAGCGTTGTTCCGTACGAATTGGAAACTGCATTACTGACCAAGTGGCCGGTGACAATGATGCTGTTGACAACGATGGCGGTGGCGTTCACCGCACCAACAGCAATTGTGCCCGCCGTGATCGCGTTGGTATCAATCTTGCCCGCGGTTACCGCGTTGGCGGCAAGCTTGAGCGCGCTGATCGCACCATCTACGACAAGGTTGCCATCGGCTCTGCGATTGACAACAGGGCTGGTAAAAGTTGCAGCATCTCCGTTGGACACAACACCAACGTAGAAGAACAGATCAAAGTAATATGCGCCAGCAGGAGCAGTGGCGGTTCCAGAGAAACTATACGGACCCCCTGTTATAGTTTGGGCCTGAATAGTCGTATTACTAAGGCCCGCACCAGTATTATCGTACCACTCCATCTGCAAAGTGCCAGTGGCCGTCTGTCCCGACGTGCCACCAGCACAAGATGCGTAGAACTGATCTCCTGGATTGCAGGCAATCTTTTTGGTACCTAAACCAGCATAACTATTTGAAGCACTTGACTGGGTAGCAAGTAGGACGTTGCGCGTGTTCCACGAACCACCAGGAGTGATAACGCTAAGAGAACATCCGCCCGGCCATGCGCCCCAGTAACTCAAATCATTGATATTGCTATCTAGGATCAGGTTATCGACTGAGCCGATAAACATTTTCGACGCGGAAACCGCACCCGCTGCAATCTGTGTCGCATTCACCGCGCCCGCTGCAATCGTGGCGGTCGTGACAGCGTTCGCGGCAATCGTGCCCGCCGTCACTGCATTGGCGGCAATCGTTCCAGCCGTGACAGCATTGGCAGCAATCTTGCCCGCAGTAATCTCACCCGCACCAATCTTGGCCGCCGTGATCGCACCATCAACGATAAGGCTGCCCGTCATGCGAGCGTACATTGCCGGGCCACCCATGTAAGCATTACCGGTCGAGGTGGCAGTCACCTTAAATTGCAGCGCGATACCAAACGAACCAGCCGGGACCGTTACGGTGCCAGAGAATTGAGCCGGCGTTGAATTGATCGTGCCGGTCTGCACCGTAGAGGTGCTGGTCTGTGAACCAGACGTATCGTAGAACACGGCAATGAGATTGCCGCCCGTATTGCTGTTATCAGAACCCAGGTATGCGGAAAGCAGAAGACTATCACCCGGCTGACAGGAAATAATCTTGGACGTTGCACCATTGCCGGACGTGGCCGCGAACTTCAGGCGCGACAGTGTGCCCCAGGTAGTGCCGCCAGACGCATCAAAGGAAATGGCACCAGAGAGCGCCGTCCAATACGCAATGTCCGCAAGGTTAGCGTCGAGAATCAGGTTCTGCACCGACCCAATGAACATCTTGCTGGCGCTGATGGCCCCTGCCGCGATCTGCGTGGCGGTGATGGCCGCCGCAGCAATCGAGCCGGTAGTCACGCTGTTGGCGATCAGATCACCACCATCTACTGCTTTGGTCCAAGCACCAGCAACCACGCGGTACAGCTTGCCGTCGGTTGAAAGCCATGCGAACTGACCATTGTTCGCGCCGGTTACAGCGGGCAGAGAAGTAACGATCTGAACCGGGGTGATGCCCGCCGCAAATTTCGTAATGTCGATGGCGTTGGCCGCAATCTGACCCGCCGTGATCGTACCGGTAATATCCACCGCGGCAACAGCTGGGGTCCATGCGCCAGCCACCACGCGGTACAATTTACCATCAGTCGAAAGTGTGGCCACCTGCCCATTGTTCGCCGTCGTGACGGCAGGCAGGCTTGTCACAACCTGTACTGGGGTAATCCCAGCCGCGAACTTGGTGATGTCGATGGAGGCTGCGGTGATGTTGACACCCGGCACAGCCACAGTCCAGGAGCTGGAACCAGAATCCCAGCGATACAACTGCTTGTCGGTCGTCAGGAAGACAACGTTACCATTTGCGTTATTTGCAGGCAGCGACGACGCAACCTGAACGGCGTTCAAGCTCTCCGCAAGGAGTACGGCCAGCACAGCACCACTTGCAATTGAACTGGCATCCACTGCACCGGGCGCGATGAGCGGGTTGGTGATGGCGTTGTTGGCAATATCGCCCGTGTTAACTTGCGCCACAGTGTTGGTCGCACCAGCGCCAGCATTGGTCGGATCAAACAGACCTTCGTTGCCGGAAATGTCGCGGCACCTGATCCAATACCAGTACTGCGTGTTGGCCACGGCCGTCTGGTCATTGTACTGAGTGGCATAGGAGCCAGCGTCCGCGATGTGCGTCGCATGGGCAAAGGTGCTATCCGCTGACCGCCAAATTTCCACTGCCGCAATGCCGACATTGGGCGCGTTGACCCAATTCAACTGGAGGCCAAGCTTAGCCGCCGTCACGGTGAGGCTTTGTGGCGCATAGATGGTCGGCGGCCCGCCGATCACATGGGTGTAGGCCGTGACTTCGGATAGATCCTGGTAGCCACCTCCAAAGATATTAAAGCTGGCCAGCTTAATGTAAATGGTGCGGCCAATATCCGCCTTGGTGTAGGGGATGCGGACGATGTTATCGTCCATGCGTACGAACAAGCTGCCTGCAAGGTGGTTGGAGTTTGATGAGCCCCACTGACCACGACGCAGGTAGCCGGTGCTGGGTGCGCCATTGCACCCCAGGTTATAGTGGTACGTGCTCGTCAGCGTGGCTTGTTGATAGGAAAGGTATTCACCATCTACGAAGCAAAGCGTGGTAGCGGTGTCCGCATCGTTCTGCGTACCGCCCTCGATTTGGCCTTGGCTTTCGGTCAGGTCGATGGACAGGGTATTGGTCGTATCCGGATCGCTACCGCTTGGGAGGTTCGCGGTCAGGGTACCAATGCGGCTGGGACCCGACAGCGTGGCAATCTTGGCGTACGTCGCATTGTCGGTGGAGAGGTAGACATCGCAACCACCCCAGTTCGGATTGCCGGTTTCCGAACACGTGGCCAGCCATGTCTCCAGACCGATCACGTTGGCAAGCTGGACGGGCACATCGAAGATCGCCGGCGTCAGGGCATCGCCGGGCGCGACGTTG